TTGAAATGGGATATACAGATTTTAAAAGGTTATTCAGACGAGGTAAGGATAAATATGTAAAAAACGTAAACACGGGTAATGCATCCGAATTAGAAGGTAACGATAATGTTGGTATAGAGAGACCATCACGAAAAGGTCAGATCGTTTTATCAGGTGATGGTCCCAATAATAACGCGCCAAACGCGCCAGTACAAGATGGACCTAACAGTTTACCTCCTACCAAAGAAAATAGACAAAAATTGGTTAACAATAAACAGGATCCTATATCGTTATGGTTAAATCGAAATAGTCAAAAAAATGGGTTCGGTAACCTTTATAATAACCCTGCAGCTAAGAATGTAATTAACGAGGTGCGTGAAAAATACGTAACATCGGGTAATAGTAAAACTGGTGATATTTCACGGATATTGTCGACCTTAAGGGGTAAAAATCCTAAAATGGTTATTCGAGGTCAAAATACAAAAGTTAATACAAATCTGAAAAAACTCAGAAATTTCCTCCAAAACAAAAATATAAATAATGGTCGAAAAGCCTTATACGAAGGTAAAGTAAGAAACGGGTCAAACGTCGATGCGGTTATAAATATGATTAAACAACAATTGGAAAAGTCTAATACTAACATTAGTAATACTAATAGTAGTAATACTATTCCAAATAAACCAGTAAATGTACCAAACGTACCAAATAAACCAGTAAATGTACCAAACGTACCAAAATCCAAACTCAATACTAACAGAAACACAATAACGAACTATCTTAAAAACAAAAATGTGAGTAATAATTCCAAAACTACTTATTTGAAAATGTTGAATAATGGTACAAATGTTAATAAAGTTAAAAAACAAATAGAAACTGATATAACACAACAAAGAAAATCTACTGAAAATGTGATCGCGTTCAATACATATCTGGAAAACAAAAATGTTAATAAAAACGCGTACCGTAACCGTTTGAAGAAGGGTGAACCGATAGAAAAACTTAAATCTGAAATAGGAACTCTAGTAACCCAAAAAAGGCAGAAAGAAGCTAATAAAAACGCACTCACACAATTTCTTAACAATAAAAATGTACCCAATAAAAATACATATTTTGCGAATTTGAATAGGGGTAAGCCCATAGTGGAAATTAAGAAAACTATAATGAATAAACAAACTGAAATAAAAAATAAAGAGGAAATGAATAAAAGAGTTCAAGAAATAAGTGTACTCTTAAACAGTAACAGTAATCTAAGAAATAACGCTAACGTAAAAGCTATTCTTAACAATTACGCAACCGGTAGAAAACAAAAAATTAAGGGTTGGTTATTTAACACGAACGGTAACGTCATGTACAAAAATATAAATTCGGTTAAAAGTGCCATAAATACAATGAAAAAACAATTAGCATTAAGAAATGAAATTGAAGCGAAAAAGACTAACATTAATATGTACGTTAACTCTAAAGGTTTGAAAAACCCTAAGAAGGTTAAAAAAGGAGCGCTTGCTCAAATCAATCAAGGTGTGAATGTAAATACTGTTAAATCGGGTATTAACACAGTAGCTAATAATGAAAAAGCTGCTAACGAGGCGGCCGAGGCGAAAAGAATAAAAGCTGAAGAAGCGGCCGAGGCGAAAAGAATAAAAGCTGAAGAAGCGGCCGAGGCGAAAAGAATAAAAGTTGAAGAAGCGGCCGAGGCGAAAAGAGTAAAGAACGAAGAAGCGGCTGAAGCGAAAAGAATAAAGAACGAAGAAGCAGCCACCGAAGCGCAGAGAAAAAAGAACGAAGAAGAACAGAAAAAACAAGAGGCTCGAAATGAGAAAGCGCGACAACGAAATGAGTTACAACAATTTATTAATAGTGAAAATTCAAATAACAGAGTTAAAATGAGTACGGTGAAAAAAGATGAGTTTCTTAAAAGTTTCAATACGGGTGCACCACTTGGTGTCGTAAAAGGTAAAGTATCCCAATACTTCGCGAATAGGAAAAATTCGAAAAGTAAAGAAAATAATAGGAAACAAAAAAGAACTACTCTAAAACAAATACTTAATAGTAAAAATAATAACGCAAACATTAAATTAAATAACGTGACAAAAGATAAACACCTTAAGGCGTTCAACAGTGGTGGTAACTTTAACCGCGTAAAAGCTAATGCGATCAAGAGTATCCAAAATAAACAAACTGCTAAGAAACAAAGACTCGCCGAGGAAGAAAAATTAAAAGCACAAAAGGAAAATAAACAACGTAAACTCCAAATCTTAACTCAAATACTTAACAGTAAGAATGGTAACGCAAATGTCAAGTTAAATAACGCGAGAAAAGCCGAATACCTTCAACAGTTTAACAAAAATCCAAACACGTTCAATATTATAAAAGGAAAAATTACTAAGGAAATTACAAATAAAGTCACTGCAAAAACAAAGAAAGCAGCCGAGGCAGAGAAAAAGAGAGCGGAACGCCAAAAATTGGAACAGTTACTCAAAACATCGAATTCTATTAACACGACGTATTATATCGGATTATTCAATAAGGGTCAAAGTTATAACGCCGTTAAACAACAGATCGATAATAAATTAGCTAATATCAAAAGTAGAAAAAATGCTGCAAATGAACTCAAAAAGCAACAAGAAAATGCAAAGAAGGCAGCTGAAGAAGCTAAACGAAAGGAAGACGAAGCTAGACGTAAAGCGATGGAAAACCAAATGTATCTTAACGAGCAAAGTCAATTAGAAGCACAAAAAGCCGCTAACGAAGCTCGAAAGGCAAAAGAAGAAGCAGCTCGAAAAGTTGAGGAAGCAAAGAAAATGAAACAGGAAAAACGTGTTCAAGACAAAAAGGTCATACAATCAATGATTCAAAAGGCGGGTGGTGGAATTTCAATTAACGGACCCGCATATTTATCTAAATTAAACGCGAATACGTATAACTTCAACTCGATTAAAAAGGCATTAATAGCCAATATTAAAACCAAGAAAAATGCAAAAAAAGCAGTTAATATCACAAAACAAAAGGAAAATGCGGCGAAGCAAAATATAGTGCGTAAAAATTTAGAATTACGAAAAGGACTCGAACGAAAAGTTCAAAAGGCACAGTTTAAAAACGATTCGAATAAAAGAAAATTACTTAATCAGATCAAAAATACTAAATCCATGACCGCAAAAGAATTACAACCAAAAATAAACAAGGCAATTAAGGAATTATCATTAAACGGTAACATTAATAACAAGGAAGAAAAAAGGAAAAGGGATCTGGTTAAGAAACAAGTCTCGGAATACATTTCTAAAACGTACCCAAAAATAAACAGGGCTAAACGTACAGATTATATTAAGCGTGCGAACTCGTACAGAGAAGGTTCTGGAATGTTTTATAGAATGAGACCACAAAGTTATAACGCTATTAAAAAGATGATAAACCAAAATATGAAACCACCTCCACCACCAAAAAATAAACCACCTCCTCCGCAAAAAAATAAAAAGGCAAACCTTAAGAAGTTGGTTAATAATACCTTGAAAGGTCGCGCGGGTAAAAACGCATCTCGTCTTAAGAAAAATATAAACGAAGGAGTCTCCGAAATGACAGTCAAGACACGACTTGCACAATTAAATAAACAGACCAAGTACCAAACAAAATAAAAATATCATATTAATATAAATGACGACTTTGGATCCTTCAGATGATCAACAATACTCAAAAGCTCAAAGAATAACATTACTTGTTTCGTGTATATGTACCTGTTTACTATTTACTAATAGTCTCGGAACTTTGTTTCCGTGTGGACTTTCATCTTGTGCATCAACCATCGCACTTATAATGGATAGTGGATACCTTGGTTAAATAAAATGTTAAGTTATATAAAATGTCATCTTGAAGCCCATTCGATGATGAAAGATATACAATGTCTCAGCAATTAACTTTAATGGTTTGTTCAATTATAAACTGTATACTTTTTGGTATTATACCAGTTGTTATGGGTCCGTGTTTAGGTTTAGCTTGTTTGTCAAGCTGTGCTCTCGCAATAGATAAGCGTAACGCAAATAAAAAGTAATATAAAAGAAATAATCTAATCAATAATAAAACATGCACAGAGGTTTATCATCCGTTATGATGAACTACGCGCGTTCTATTAGTGATGAAAAGAAAGCAAAAACTATCGTTAAGGGAAACAAATCAGGGGATATTACGGGGAGTAGTGATGACATGCATAAAAAACTCGTCTATAAATGCGGATTAAAAAGACGTCAAGTGTGGGATGCAAATTCGAAATCTTGGTACACAAAAGTCTATTACGTGGATGGTTCGGGTTATAATCCAGTTTTGTTTCATAAAGGTAAGCTTGATAAGAACCCGTTTTTTAAAGATTAGGGAAACCCTGTTTTTATCCATTTTTCGAGACCATCTGGATTTACATGTTTATCTCTGAAAATAACATCACAATTCGAATGATGTAATATTTCTTCCATTAAAGGTTTATCTTCCTTACCGTTACCATGTAAAGTATAAACGGTTAAATAATATGTATATGTACACGGGTCTATCAATGCAGAAGATGCACTTAAACATACCGCGGTCTTTTTTGATGTTTCATAATCGTCATTAAACATTAATCTATGAAACCACCTTTTCTTTCTAAATTTTGAAATAAAATTATTATCGTGTATTCTTGGTTCTATAACGCACTTCTGTTTCTTATTTTCCGATGGATCTACACTCATATTAATACTACTTCCCATTGCACCTATACCGCATCCAGTTAGTTTACTACATCTACCTTCCACTACCACTTTTAACCTTCTATTTGACATATTTACAAATAAAATACTTGTTGGTGTTACGTGTTTTATTTTAGATTTTATACTCCGTCTTAATAAATTACATTTACCCAATCTAATAAGTTTAGGAAATCTAGGTATTATACCTAAACACCCATTTTTAAAAGAAAAATATGGAAATTCAGCTGCATAATATTCTTTCAGAAATTCCTGGAGATGTGGTTCATACTCCGAATCATTAAATTTACGCAAAATCATATTACTTACATATAAGAAAAAAAGTTAAAGAAAAAAATCACTATTTAATTAAGTATGGACGCGTGTTCAGTGTGTTGCGAAAATTTCAATAAAACGACTCATAAAAAGGTGACGTGTCCTTTTTGTGAGTATAAATCGTGTAAATCGTGTACACAAACTTATTTACTTTCAACCTCAGAAAACGCACACTGTATGAACTGTAAACACGAACTAAACAGGTCTTTTATAGATTCGTTTTGTACGAGAAGATTTAGAAACTGTGAATATAAAAAACATAGGGAAAATGTACTTTTCGAACGAGAATTAATAAAAATGCCAGAAACGCAGCCAAAAGTTGAACGTATATTGCGTGCACGTGAAATAAGAAGAGAATATTACAAAGTTCAGGATGCATTGGCAAATGTTAGAAGTGATAGAAGAGATGCAGAACTGTTAGAATATCCAATGGATGTATATAATGAATTAGAAACCGAATTGTATTTGAAAGTAGATGAATTGATTTTAGAGATGAATACTTTAAATTCAGAATACACTGATCCAAACGAAAATTTGATAAGAAAATTTGTTAGAATGTGTCCATCAGAAGAGTGTAGAGGATTTATAGATGAAAATTGGAAATGTGGTTTGTGTAAACAACAATTCTGTAAACATTGTAACGAAAAAGTGGATGAAGGACATGTATGTGACCCAGAAACCGTAAAAACAATGAATACAATAAATAAGGATACGCGTCCGTGTCCAAGCTGTGGAACAATGATACATAAAATAGACGGGTGTTCCCAAATGTGGTGTACGAGTTGTAGTACGGCATTCGATTGGAGAACCGGTAAGTTATCAACGGGGCGTATACATAATCCACATTTTTTCGAGTTTCAAAAAAGGTCGCGTGAACATGCGGATATACCTTGTGGTGGTAGACCAACGATTAGTGAATTGGGTGATAAAAATGCACCGTATGAAATTATAGATATAGCGGTAATACTCCATAAACTTGACACAGATATACTATATAAATATTCAAATGTACCCGACGAAGATAATAATTATTTACGAATATCGTACTTGTTAAAAAATATAGACGAACACGAATTCAAAAGTGAAATACAAAAACGCGATAAACAAAGAGATAAATTGAAGGATATAAGAGATATTTTAGAAATGTTTACAAATTCAGTCGGTGATTTTTTACGACAATGGGTAATAGACTCGAATGTAGATGTTATTGATAACGTATATAAATTAATAGTATACTCGAATAATGTAATATACGATATAAGAAAAAGGTATAATTCTTCTATACCCAATTTTATAGAGTTACCGCAAACCCAAGTTCATGTAGAAGTGTAAATAAATTATTAATAAACATGAACCAAGAACGTAACACACTCCCACCACACCCTTCGGTAAAAAAACATTTACAGCAAGGTGTCGATTTTTCAAACGAACTTCTTAATGTTATAGAAGAAATTACACGAAAATATAACGTACACGTTGGTCAGTCTGTAGAAATGGGTCACTTTTATAAATTAGATAAGTCTATGATGTATGTGTGTAGAAATTTAGTTGAATATAAATCGCAATATAAAAAACTTTTAGAACAATACGAACATTTTGAAAACGAATATTCGTACCCGAGTACATCGGGGTCCTAAGTCGTTTTAAAATGAAAATTTAGTTAATAATTAAAAATGGACAAGTCTAAACTTCAAGATATACTCGCAATAGTTGATAAAAACAACCACTCGTTTCCAGAGAATGACTATTTAGATATATGTAAATATTTGATGGACGTATATAACGAGGAGATCATACCCGACAACCATGTCACTATACCGTTAGAAAACCCAAAATTTAATCAACCCCGTGTTCCCGGTGAAGAAGATTTTTATGCATCTATGAGCTTTTTAAGAAAAACGGGTAAACATGACTGTTTATATATCGCAGAAAAAATAAAACGCGAAAAAAAGGAAGTATCTCGTTACCCTTTAAAACGTGTAACGAACCGTATAGAAAGAGATATTCGAAAACAAATATGTCTTAAATACGATATTCAATACGATGAAGATAGTATACCAACGATACAAAAAATCAACTTATTGTTAGGAACTTCCTATAATTTAAGGGATGAATGTAAAAAATATATACTATTATGGAACGATACAATCGAAAAATATAAGGAACATTTACATAAGGTTGAAAACTCATTTAAACTTAAAATGACACAATTCAGGGAATTTCACGAGACTTTGGGTGAATGTTTAGATAAATTAGCCTATATGTAACATATTATTTAAAGATTTAATAATTAATATAAGTAAACCGTAATGAAACCAACACCTTTCGTAAACAAATTTATTCGTTCGACTATACCCAATACTATTAGTGCTCAACACTTAGCGATATCAATTACTTATGAAGTTGAGAATAATCGTCGTTCGCCCGTGAAAAGTATAGAAATACACGCTTCACCCATTCTTTCGTATAACTATAATCTTGAATACGAATCATCGTCCGAATTGTTACCAAGAAATGGAAATGAAGGATATCTTAAACCAATATCACTTTTCAATTTAAGTGGTGATAGTGGATATTGGTGTGACGACCTTTGTAATAAGGAATACATGTTCTACGACGACAAAGTTTGGTCGTACGATGAATATTATTCGAGTGTAGATGAATTTATCACGAGTTTGAGAGATTCTTATAGTTATAAGGGAGTCATCGATAGTGATTGCGGGTTTTATAGTCCATCTGTAAGAGGACATGTTAAACCCAAAACCCAAAACGAAATTTTATCCGAAACCATCATGGAACTCATCGATAAAAATTCAGATACCATACCTGAAGGCGATTATTTGAAAATATGTGACGAACTTACCAAAATTAGAAGGCTATAATAATATACATATATATACACAGATTAACTATAAAATATATAGGAAAAATTACGGCTAATTTTTCTGTACCCATTTAGAGGGATTTAAACACTATTTTTTCTATTATTATACAATGGGTGAATGAAAGTCATGTTTTTTTAAAAAAGTATGGTCCTTATGAGAACCGAGTTCGAAAATTTTTCAAAAAGCCGTTTAAATCGCTCTAAGTGGGTACAGAAAAAATAGCCATAAAAATATAAACATATTAAAGGTTACAGTCTCACTATTGTAATGGATAAAATTTACCAGCCCGTGGTTCTTTATATATTGGAAAGTGACTCGACTAAAACTTTTTACGCGTCACATGTTCGTCTAAAATATTCACTCGATCATGAGAATGAAAATGTACACATACACTCTAGACTAAAATTGAACATCAATAAATATCCACACATGAAATATATACACCACAGAAATGAAACAAAATGGGGTATAAATACATTTTATTCGAAATTATTTTATAAATCGGAAACCCAAGAAAATATAAAAGATCTCATAAATTCAAAACCGAATGAATTGAAAATTACGGGGTTCTTGTTTAATTGCGACGGGTATATTTTCATGCCAATGGAGAATTACGATATAAAATCTGTAAATAATATCACATTGGATGAAGTGTATAAAAATATTAACGAAATCAAGGAAATGTATAAAAAAGGGTACATGGACTATAAGGAATACGAAATAGAACGTAACGTTATAAGAATGGAACGTATTTTTAGGGAAAAGGATACCTCTAAAAAATGGGAATATATAGTAAGGGATAAACCTTATACGTGTATTAATAAACGTAATTTAGGTAAAACGCAAAAGGGTAAAAACGAAAGTTATTACGATAAGAAAAAAAGTGATATACAGTTTATATACAACAAAAACCGTAAACAATGTCTCAGGGATATTAAAAAATTTAATAAACGACCGACGCAAAAAAATATAGATAAGTATAAACTTACCGAAAGTGAAATCAACCTCAGTTATACTCATTTGAATTAAAAATTAAAAATTAAAAATATACAATGACGACCGAAAATCATAAAGTTTTTAACACTCTCAAGACCTATCTCAAAAATAAGGGGCAAGAGATTAGTAATGATTGGTATGTAAAAATCGAAACCCGGAAATCGGGTAAATCTGAGGGTTCGACCGATAATTATTTCTTTTCCCCAAATGGTACTCGGTTCAGATCCATGATCGAAGTTTATCGGTTTTTAACGACCGGTGACAAATTCGAACGCGATGAAACAACAAAGTGTTTGAAAATCACGGAAGATAATACCGATGATATAATGGACGATTTGTGTGAACTTGTATCGGATTTGTATATAAACGATGATATTACAAATTTACGCGATATTCATTCGTGTATGTTCAGAGTCGAGAAGAAAAAATGTACGAATTTTATCGAAGGAAAGTTACAAAAAACAAAAATTCAAATTATGGATGAAAAATTTAGAGTTACATTTCCAAAAAATACCAATCCGAAAAATATATCGCACTACTCAAAAGCTAACGCTGCAAATTTGGTACACAATTTTTTCAAAACCGAACCAATGTGTTTGGGGTGCGGTAATGAAAAAAGTGAAAAATGTAAGCTAACGCGTGCACATACGGTAAAAGATCGTCCCGAAATATTAGATCTAGCAATATCGGAATCGTGTACAGATGATGGGTACCATTCCGATATTATCCTTAGAAAATTTATAGAGTTGCATAAAATGTATCCAGTATCAACTCTTTGTGATGCGTGTCATCGTATATTCGATAATAATAGAAAATTGTAATTAAAAGAATACATTGTAATAAAATTAACATATAATGTATTGTTGTAACAAACGTAAACTCTCTGTAACTGATGAATCCATACCCGTTTTTAGCCTCAATAATTATGAAGGGTACGCCAAGGTGACCGACGTCTACGACGGTGATACGTTTAAGGCGTGTATCGTACTTCATAATACAATTTTAAAATTTAATTTTCGAACTATTGGGTACGATTCACCCGAAATGAAACCCCCTAAAGATATGAAAAATAGGGATAAACATATTGCCATGGCAAAACGTGCGAAGTATACGTTCGCGAGTTTTTTAGGCTACGACGAGAAGTCTAAACGTGTTCCATGGAACCCGTTCAAGTGTAAATTTAAGGTAAACGGGTGGGTATGGGTTTCGTGTAAGAAAAACGATAAGTATGGACGAACGCTCGTTTTCGTATACAAAAATAAAAGGGATATGGTTTCGATTAACAAGAAAATGATAGATTCAGGGTTTGTGAACGCGTACGATGGTGGGACTAAAAAGGAATTTGATTTGTAAATAATAATTGTATTTAGAAAAATAGGACTATTTTAAGTTATGTGGTAATGACAAAAAAAGTAACCACTGAAGATTTTATACGTAGAGCTAAACAGAAACACGGTAATAGATACGATTATTCATTGGTTAATTATACAAAAGCTAAAGAATATGTTACAATAATATGTTCTACACATAGAGAATTTCCACAAACCCCGGATAGTCATTTACATGGGGCCGGGTGTCCAGGTTGCGCTCGCGATATTTTAGGTTTTTCAAAAAGATTAACACTAGATGAATTTAAAGAAAGATCTAAAAAAATACACGGTGATATATATGATTATTCAAATATAACAGAATATAATGGACAGATAAACTCTGTTACTATAAAATGTAAAGTACACAATACATTTTTTACTCAAACATTTAAAGAACATTTGAGAGGTAAAACTGGGTGTGAAAAGTGTATAAATGATAAGAAAAAACAAACGTCCATAGAAATATACGGAGTTGATAATCCGTTAAAATCTAAAGAAATTCAAGATAAGATTAAACAAACGTCCATAGAAAGATACGGAGTTGATAATCCGTTAAAATCTAAAGAAATTCAAGATAAGGTTAAACAAACGTCCATAGAAAGATACGGAGTTGATAATCCGTTAAAATCTAAAGAAATTCAAGATAAGGCTAAACAAACGTTGAATGAAAGATACGGAGTTGATAATCCGTTAAAATCTAAAGAAATTCGAGAAAAGGTAGAGGATACAAATTTAAAAAGATTAGGTTTCAGAAACGCTTTAAGTTCTCCGGAAGTTCAAAAGAAAAGAAAAGAAACGATTATTAAAAATTTTGGATATGACCATCAGATGAAAAACCCCGATTTTTTTCGAAAACATTGCAATACAATTTTTAAATATAGAACATACATTTCTCCAAGTGGTAAAGAGTATAAACTTCAGAGTTTGGGCGAAGAAAAATGTTTTATTGAATTAATTATAAAATTTGGTGAAGATGATATTGTTCAAAATCAAACGGAAGTTCCGAAAATAAACTGGTTTGATAATGAAGGTATAGCACATAGGTACTATTGTGATTTTTATATAAAAAGTATAAAAACAATAGTTGAAGTCAAAAGTCCATGGACAGAAGAAAAAGATATAGAAAAAATAATTAAAACAAGAGAAGAAGCCCTTAGAAATGGTTTTAATTATCTATTTATGTCATATAAGGGTGTTAAAGCTAATAAAATTAAAAATGAATTATATACGTGTAAAGGACCTATCCATTTTATTAGTTATTCTATTAAAGAATAAACAAATATACTCTATATATACTAATGACTACTTATAACCAAAAACCCTGTGAATTCAAATACAAAATCGACTCGTGTTCGAAAGTCGTTGATGGTGATACCGTCGACGTTCTTATTGATTTGGGGTTCGATGTACTCATTCGCCAACGCGTGAGATTGCTCGGTATCGATACCGAAGAATCGCGAACGCGTGATTTGACCGAAAAGGTTTACGGGAAACACGCCAAGAAACAGATTCTTAAATGGGTGACGAAGGCGGTCGAATCTGATAAGGACGATTGTGAAATTGAATTGCGGTGTCAAGAACGCGACTCTGTCGGTAAGTATGGGCGTGCACTCGGTGAATTATGGGTATTTGAAGATGGTATCTGGACGAACGTAAACAAATGGATGTGCGAACAAGGCTACGCCGTACCATATGTAGGACAAAACAAGGACGATGTTAAGGAACAACACATGGTGAATAGACGTATGTTATCCGATAGGGGTGAACTCATCATTGATGAAACTGGGAAGTTTTTATCGTCTTAAATTATTTTCTTATAAGTTAATATAAATGGTAAATAATTCAGAATTGAATAAAATGTTAAAGGAATTGAAAAAACGTTTTAAAGCTGCTAAAACAGTTGCTGAAAAGAATAAATATAAAAATTTAATAAATATGGCAGAAAGATTAAAAAAAAATAATTAATTATATTTCACATACAGTACGTGTTCTATATAATTAAAGTGTCTCGATATAAACCGGTCGTTCGGTTCTTAGTATAGATAAACCTACGCGTAATATATTTTTAACTAAACGCGATTTTACCAGTATCGTTGTATGATCTATATACTTTTTTGAATTGTTTCTGTGTTTGTTTAGAACATTTTTGATTGAAAGTATTCGTGTTAACGATACATTTTTACACGACGTTGTATCTAGTAAAATATAAACGTTTTTGTTTCGGGACCATACGTCATAAAAAAAGGAATCCATGTCATTTGGTGTTGTGGTATCCGTTATTTTGAATTTATGTGTTTCTTTCATTATTATATTCTATCGTGTAATCATTAAGTATATTGTTTACTTGTTTCGTACCCTAAAAGTAACAAGTACTGAGGTGTGACAAGTAGTAAGTTTACGACACTATTCGTTAGCCCATCGTATAATTCCATTTGGTGTATAGTATTTGATATAAAGTAAAAGTACAGGGATAAAACGTAATGTATTTTATTTATACTATATAAACCGATCGTAGACGCAAATATTCCTATATACCCAAGTGTATCTATCTTCATTCTATCGTCGTCGTTTTTTAACGGTTCGCATTTACGTATAACTGACACGGAAAGTGCGTGAAATAATATATTCAAAAAACTTATTTTACTTTCCCACGAATAAAAAAGTATAGATAAACCGACGTGTAAAAAACTTTTATATTTTTTGTATATTAATTGACTTCTGTACATATTCGCAGTATACGCGTTGTTAACGTGGTACAAAATTTTAAAAGGACAGTGTATCATAAACGAGAGAGAGACGTAACTCATAGGGAACAATGATGAAACTAAAACGGGAAAAAGGGACGTTACTGCTGATAATAACTCCATACCACGTGTATAGAACATTTTATGTTATATACACGTCGTATCTTTAAATCTATGATATTAATATATGTGGACGTTGTTGTGTACACCAATAGCTGCTCCTATTAGTAAAGTTTCAGAACAAAGAATTCTAACTGCGAAGGAGTGTCGCGTAGTAAATATAGCACCGACGGAAAATGAAAAACAATACGTAATCGAGATAGTTGAAGATGTGCCTTCCATTTTTATTGACAATAAATAACCCGACGTAGATGTTTAATGTGCAAGTCTCTAACGAGTTGTGGATTTCTGTAAAACTGAACGCTATCAAATCGTTCTTCGTCCAATAATGGGAATTTGTAATCACTTGGTAATCCAAAAAGCAAACGGATAACCGATTTTCCGGGATCCCTAATATCCCGATAATATTTTATACCCCTTTTATGTGCCTCTCGTTTTTTTTTATTACACGATTGACACAATGCTTGAAAATCAGAAACCTGTAATTGATCTGGAGCAATGTTTGGGTAATCATCGTCCACATGATCACACTCGATGTCACGATCCTCATCACATATAAGACACCGTGCTCCTTCACAACACACGCGTTCGCGTATCCATTTGGGGATGGTTCTGGGTTCTGGAGGAATATTAAGTCCCCAAACAAATAATCCAAGGACTTCCCCTTTTCTTGGTTTTTCTAAATTATTATACGTAGTATCGTATAAACTTTTAAATTTAGTTTCATCTTCGTGTTTTATATTTTTATGTTTCGGTTTACGATTTGTGGTGTACACGACCGAAACTCTATAGTTTTTTTCAAATGTAGGTCTCCAGCTACCACCATTAAGTGTAGATTCAACGAGACCTAACTCCACGAGACGATTAAAATGAACGAATGGTTTTGTGAATGCGAGTGTTTCAATTATGACTTTAGATACAGATTCTTGGTATCCCATTTTATATTGTTAATTGATTATTTGTTTAAGTATGTTTTACTTGGGTTATAATTTTATCGTAATATTCTTTTGAAAGTTCACACCCGGAAAACTTACGTTCGGTATTAGAAGACGCCATAGCTGTTGTACCACCACCAAGAAACGTGTCTACAACGAGGTCACCTTTATTAGAGTGTTTCTCTATAAGTGATTGAAACAAATCAACGTTTTTTTGTGTCGGGTGGAACCTATTCTTACCACCTTGGATTGGAAATTTGTATATACCGTTATCGTATTTACTATTAAACGTCGGTTTACCTTTCTTAACACCGAGTAAAGCTATTTCACGACAATTTGTCAAATAATTCGTACCCGAGTTTATAGGTTGTGGATTTGTTTTAATCCATTCTATGAACCTAATTTGTTTAAACTTATGTTTTTCCATGAGTTCTTTGAGATGTGATATTTTCCATAAATCGAAGAATATTATACACGTACCACCGTCGCGAAGTTTTTCATAAAACAGTTTTATAAACTCATCGAGTGTATCCATAGTAAAGTTTTCGTCCCATTCGCCATAATTCGTCTTAACGCTATACTTGGTACCGTATATGGTACCATATTTCATATAATTTTCCTTAGCGTTCGGTGTTGTTTTAGCAGCACTGTTTTCTTCGACGTATTTTAACCAGTCAGACTCGGTTTTTTTAAGATTTTTTCCCGATTCTATCGCGTCGTGTAACGCATTCATACCCGTTTCGTGTGAAATAATATACGGTGGATCTGTAAGTATGAGGTCGACAGACCCATTAGCAATTCGTTTTAAAAAATCGCGACCTTCACAGTTCTCGATATTCATATAACTTAGTTAAAAGTGAAGCTTTTAACTATCTTATAAATGATACGTGACTATGCCGAACACGTATACAAAGTACTTGGTCCCGGTTATAGTGAGCGCGTGTATCACAATGCGATGGAAGTTGTCTTGCGGAAAAATGGGGTACACTACGAAACGGAGAGAATAGTTCCTATTGTATTTGAAGGACATACTATAGGGAATCTTCGCGCCGATTTAATTTTAAATAACAAAACCGTGGTCGAACTGAAATCGGTTAAAACCATGAACGATGTCATGGTCACACAAGCACAAAACTATCTACGTTTGACGGGGTTCCCGGAAGGGTACCTTATCAATTTTCCTACATCACTTAACACCGAATTAGAGGTTAGGTATATAACTTTGGATTAATTTGTACACAAGGTTTCTCTAGCCGTGATTTTACCGTCCATTAAATCTTCATTGGTTTCGCCTAATGCTTTACTTACATAATTGTGCGCGACTAAAATTTTATCATTTGAATCATTCCATACAAACCCTGTATTCCAGTCTTCTCTTATGGTAGTCCAATTATCATCGTATAAATCACACCCCTGTATGTCTTCATTTTTAAGAAGGGTCACTCTCTCATCTATTTTTCTTTTTAAATCTGAAATACAAAATTTATTAATAATTTCTTCATCTGACTGTTCAGCTCTAGTTACCCCTGGTGGCAACTCCGAGTCCGGTATATCTTCACGAAAGACAAATGCCTCACCAAGCGTTTGTATAACTCCCTTATATTTTGGTTTTGAATAAATGAAATTAAGTTCGGGATCTGTTATACGCTGACCGGAACCTCTTCCAGTGAAAATCTCATTTAATTTTCTTCCGTCAATCATTTTATCCCATTTTTCCTTAAAATCCGTACATTTTTCTGGACTAAACCCATCATCGAATTGTTCAATAGCACTAATTAGGTTTTTAGCATTTTCTGAAAGTTCGTCGGGTGAAGCCATTGGGCTATAGTTTGGATTACATATTTCTTCTACAGTACCCAGTTGGTCTTCGTTTAATAAATCTTTTGTTTCTATAAATTTTTTAGTTTTTTTATCCCATATAAAACGTGGGATGTCATTTTCCAAATCTTTCAAGTCTGTACATACAGATGTATCCTTATTTTCAATTTTTATAATCGCTTTCTGTAGTGAATCTACTATAGACGTATTGCATATTTTTTCTGGTGTTACAGCCTTTCTTCCTATATCATGTATCTTTCCTACTATAGCTTGTTCATTTTCTGATAATGATCTAACGACAGATTCCACAGCGATAATTCCTCCAATTTCTTCCATATATTTATATAAATTCGCACAATCTACTGATTTAGCATCATCAGTTATAATGGTTTGTATCAATTTTTTCAATTTTTTAGTTATAAACGGGGATGTTCCTGGTATAAAACCACCAAAGAATGAACCAGCACCTGTTGCTGAACTCGAACATAAACATAATACGGCTACACCAAGTAATGCAGATGACATTTAAATTAACCAACTATTTTTTTTCATCTTCGATCTGATTCATCATGTACATAACTGGAATCATTTGGTATATCTTTTTCCATTCACTTTTAGATTCTTCGTAATACTTTTTAGGGTCTTTGAGACCTTGGTTTATAATTTCGTTTATCTTTTCTGTGTAGAACTTGATTTCTTCTAAACAGAAATTGTAATATGGGTCGTTCATTATCTATTCTAAAACGCGTTTCTTTAAATATTTAACTTACTTTTTGGTATTTTGTTTTTTAACACCTTTTATATTTTTACGTTTTAATAAATAATCGTTCATTTCTTCAATCGCACGATTTTTTTGTGACATCGTTGAGCGCCTTACATTCGTCATCGAAAGTTTACGTGAGGCTGGATCAATCTTAGTCACATTTTTATTAGGTGGTAAGAGAGATTTAAGTTTTTTGGGAGCTTCTGATAGTTGTTTCGCAAATTCTGACGAGTTAGCTGGTTTTTTACGACCACTTTTTGGTATGCGTGGTCTATCATTATTTTTAATAGCTTGTTGACGTCTAGCTTCTCTATTCTCAATAGCACCCATTTATTATACGCGTCTATTTTATTTTTTAGCTTTATTTTTTAACGCCTGATTTACAGATTTTCTCTTGTTTTTTTTCGTTGGTGAACCATATTTTGTGACAAAATTACGGACCGCAAACGCTTTTAACATGTTACTTAAACTGTTAAATTGGACACTTTGTCTGAGTATGTTAGATCGTTTCGAATTAGTTTTTTGTATTGGTGTAGGCGAACCTGGTGAATAATTCATAACCATTTCGTTCGTATTTAATATTTCATTCGTTTTCTTCTGTAAATTTTTAGACCCTTGGTTACGTTTTGCAAAAGCCATTTAGTATACCCTGATATTTTTATATGGTCGCTATGTATTCCCAATGTAGAGTGTTACATATTTTGTTCCATATAAGATCCTGTTGGTATAACTTTTCCTTAGACTTTAGAAGTGGGAAATATTTTAGGTACTTATCTTCACTCAAAAGTTCACAAAATTTATAGAGAACGTACGAGTAACTTAAAAAGTTTTTACGTTCTTTTGGACAATTATCATCGAAAGGTTTTTGTATATCTTTAAACATTATACGTAACCGTTCTTCGAGTTCTTGTGGCATTTTTGGTGGTGATATACCACTCAATATATTAGCTATATACGGTACGTGTTCATAATACTTGTTAAGTTTTAGTTTTTTTAAGAGAGAACGTACACGTGCGTGTGTTATCTCATCGAGTGCCTTGATCTTAATCTTTTTCAGTTCGTTTTGTAATTGTTCTATAACTTCAGGTGGTATGTTAGTAGTTTCTTGTGCTTGAAATTGTGATAGCCACTCATTAAAATGGTTTTCTCGTTTATACGAATAGTTTACGATTTTCTCAGACGTTTCCTGTTCTTCTCTATACGTTAACTCTTCACTGATTAAACATGCTATTATCAGCCCACAATTTTCACAGACGAGGTCACTTGTATCGGTAAAATGATATGTACAACTACTATTACACTCAGGACACGTTTCAGCTTTTTTTACAATAGGTCTATTTACGTTTACCTTCTCGACTTCAGCAAGGTAATCATCGAATATATCTTTCCTTTGTAACCCACTCGTCTCTTTACAATTAAAAACATTATCTGTTGTTACCTCCTTCGCCGTATCATCCGTATATTGTTTCATGTAAGGTAAACATTTTATTATATAATCCGACATTTCAGTTTCATATATGTCCTTATTATCAGGGTCGTCTTTTATATTTTTAGACCACGATTCAATCTTGTTGTTATATCTGCTTAAAAAATTACGTTCCATATAATAACTAAATAACATGATTCTTAATCTTTTAACTACTGTTATACTATGGGTTTATGATCGTATAAAAAGTATAACAGCGAAACCAGATTATAGAATTTCACACCAGTCTATGGAATATACAATTGATAGTGATACTACAGACGGTGAACTAATGGGGTTTTGGAAAGATGAATCTCAAGAAGAATGGTATGATGGTATAGACTCTTTTTATAAAAACTTGAATGGTATAGATTATAAGAATGTTGAAACACCCACAAATGTAACCAAAATCATTTTACGTATAAAGTATTGGTATAACGATAAAATGTATAAATTTTTATCAAACGATATGAATCATGAATGGCCACCGAAACGAGTACCTGGGATAGTTTTTCACATGCCACTCGTGAGTGCACAGCTTATGGATATAGACGATAAGCCTGTTAAAGACGTACTAAATAAAATAAAAAGGTATGCTGGACCAAGAGGTGATTTTCACGGTAATAAAAATGTAAAGATAAGTGATATGTTATATTATGACGATGAAACTCTTCAATCTGATTATCCGAGTATCAAATTGAAGAGTGCCTTGGGTATTGTTAAAAAGGTAAGTACGTACGAAGGGTACATTACTGATCTTCAGATACCTTAGTTGCGAGATAAAATTTAAGTTCGCCTAAATTTGCGACGTTATATTTAAGTATAAGAAACCTATTTTGTTCTTCTTGCATAATCTGTACATTAGCACACATACTCGTTGCTTTAGTAAAAATGTTCATGTATCGAAGTGAATAACTACCAGTTATATTTACACTCTCTTCTATACATTCTATATTAGTTTCCTGATTTGCAAAATCACCTTCACAGTACAATCTTAAATTTTTATCATACCTTGATATTTCTATATCGTTGCCTATATTATACATATCACGACATATCCTTTGAAAATCTGATGATAACATTGGTGTTATTGTACTCATAGTTATCTGAGGAACTTCTATTTGATGTTCGTTAATATCAAGAAGTTTGAGTGAGAATTTAGTGGACGTTTTCTTCAACTCGCTATATATTTCAATATCCATAAACTCTTTTGAATTTATAGAAATTGTAAGAACGTCATTATTTGATATAGATTTCAACAGTTTGAATGTATTAGATACGTTAACACCTGCTACAATTTCAGTTTCACAGTTATACGTTTCAAAATTATCACCGGATAAATACATATCAACGAGTGTTGTTCTCGCAGTATCTAATGTTATTATATACATACCTTCGGGTTTAAAGTATATGTTAACATCGTTTAGTATATCTTTCAATACTTCGAAAGTTGATTTAATTGCAGTTGCTTGTACTGTAACTAGTTTCATTACGTTTCAAATGTATAAATTCTTTAATTCTGTTTACTTTGTGCATTATACGCGTCGTTTACACTTTTATCTATCTTTGCCTGTAACTCCTCCGTCATGGGTGGTTGTAAAGGTGTACCATAATCATCCAAACCAAACATATCATTAGTACCTTCGCCGTCTAATGTTGTCATTGAACAAGTTCCAAACCCTGCCATTTCCAGTTCCTGTGTAGGTAGTAACGACTCTAACCAATTCTTTATTTCGTTACCTACAAGAAATTTACCGTTTTTTGTGAGCATTGTCGGAACTCTACTTATTTTATTTTTAAATTGCGGTGGTATACCCAATTTATTGATATTATGGTATGAAACGATTTTCTTAAGATTTTCATTTTTTTGTATATAATTTATTATATCTAAACTGTGATTACACTGTGGACTATATATCAAGAGAGACATTCTAAGACTATAAGTTAAAATAATTACGCTGTTAAATCACAATTAAAATAAAATTTAATACTAAGATGAACAAAGTTGTTTTAATAGTGTTGATATTATGCGTTATACTGTCAATGGTCAGGGTAGAAAAATTCAGTAACTCTCCTTCAGCTGATATAAACGATGAAGAAGTTGATATGTCAATGTACAAAAAAATGGAGGATGCTGATATCACAAAAGATCTCATGCAAGAAATGGTTTTACGTACAAACGAAGAAGTTTCTAAACGTACTGGTCTTTGTACGTATATAATCGAAACTATTTCTGCTGATATGTATGAAGCTTTTGCACCAAAACCATTAAAACCTGATGATATTAAGCTTCCTGATACAAAAGCTATACCTCAAATAGGTAGTAAAATATGTAAAGCAATGTTTATGGCTGTTAAATACGGAAAGGGTGGTTATGATTTTGGATTTATAGTTTCATCCGTTATACGGGTGATCAATACGGGTCCAAAATATGAGATCGATAATACGGACGAAGTCACTAAAGATTTAGAGAAAGAACTTAAGGAAAGTATCGATGGTCGAATGAAAAAAAGGGAATTCTTAAATGAAATAGAACAAAACCGGTTGAATATTGATATAAAAAAGTATACACAAATTCAAACAAATAAACGAAAATATATAGGCGATAAACCAAAAGTTGCCGTTTTATCACTGAGAAGTCAACCTTTACATATTAAAAAACCACGAGATGAGGGTGTTTTTACAAATAGTATAGCATCGAGTGAATTTGTTGACTACTCTCTCGTAAGACAAAGTGAACTAGAATACTTAAAAAGTAATACTAACTTACTTGTCGAGAAAGAAATTTTAGACTCGCAGTCAATGTACAATACTACTAAAAATATAAAACCTGAAATGGGTCTCGATAAGGATAGAATAGTGACTGTTCCAGATATATAAAATATACATCTATCATAGAGAAAATATATCTGTTTTATATCTATTTTTTTATGGCTATTTTTTCTGTACCCACTTAGAGGGATTTAAACACTATATTTTCTATTATTATACAATGGGCGAATAAAAGTCATGTTTTTTTAAAAAAGTATGGTCCTTATGAGAACCGAGTTCAAAAAATTTTCAAAAAGCCGTTTAAATCGCTCTAAGTGGGTACAGAAAAATTAGCCCTAGAAAATTTACGTCTTTTAGGTTTTATATTCTCTATACAATTAATAAAAATACAAAACGGGTAATATTTTAAAAATAATAATTTGACGGTATTGTAATGATAAGTATTAGTGAAATATCTCGTCTAGACGAAAAACGTAAAAGGTTGAGGAAACAAACGTATGTCAAATTACATGAACAAATATCAAAAAAAATACGACAATCTGTAGAATTGGGTCAAAAATATGTATTTGTGCAAATACCATCGTTTGTAATGGGATTTCCACACTTCGACAGGACGAAAGCAACACATTATTTGATTAGACAGTTTCGAATAAGTGGGTTTTATGTTCAACACATAGGAGAATTTGAACTGTGTATATCGTGGCGACCTAGAAAAGTTAATAAAGAATTGGAAGAAAAACCAGAAGAAGATTTCGAAGATTTTCCAACACTTGTTAATTTGAAAAAGACAGCGAATAAGTACAGGGCGGCGCGATAATAATGACCTATAAAAAAACCTACTTTATCATAAATGGACAACCTCAACATATTAGTAGAAGCTAAACGTGAATACCTAGGCCAACTCTGTTTATTGATGTGCCCAGTTATGATAGAGACATTTGAAGAAATGTACGAAGAGGCTTATAAATTATCAAAGGGTCGAAAAGTTTTAGTAATGTATCAAAAATTGTTAAAAGAAGTTCCTAATTGGAGCGACGCTATGTCAAAACAACACACTGATAATATAGCGAATAGATGTGCGTGGTTTAATGATTTATTGGCAGCCGTATTTGTAAGTTGCGTTAAAATTTTATCAGCCGTTCGATTAAGTAAAGACAACAAAAAGATTTCCCTTAAACTACCAACAAATGAAGTATTTATTCAAATGTGTCACAATAAAGTCGCAGAATCTCTTTATAACGACCCTTATATTTACCATGATTCGCAAAATGAACACTCAAGAAATGACAAGTTATTTGAAAGGTTTTCAGTGTGTGTCGAAAATGCAGTAAAAGAACTTATACCCGTCCAACAAATACTACAAACGTACATGTCACAACAAGAAGGACAAGATCTTGATTTGGGTGACGCAGAAATCGGCGACTCCGAAGATCCAGATATTATTGAGGACAATGGCATGGAAGAGACAACCGAAGAACCATTTAATAATGAACAATCAATGGGGGGAGAACAAATGATGGAAGAACCAATGGGGGGAGAACAAACGATGGAAGAACCAATGGAAGGAGAACCAATGAGAGAAGAACCAATGATGGAAGAACCAATGATGGAAGAACAAAATAACAACTCTTTCATGAATAACGAATTTAGAACTATAAATACAGCACCACGAATGCAAAAACCTATGCAACGTACACAGGATGATGATGGTGTATTTTTCCCAGATGCAGCCGAAGCCCGTCAAAAAAACATCATGTATAAGTAAATGGAGTTTGAAGATTATTTAAGAGATCCAGCTTGGGCAGGGTTGATTGCTGGATTTATAACAGCAGGGTATATCCACTTCAAATCGAAACTTAATAACGAAGGTAAACTCGCAGTCAGTGCGTATACAAAACCAGCTGCACTCGTTGCTATTTTAGTATTTTTTATCGTATCTAACGGTTTAGGTAAGAAAGAGAGTATCAGTACAGAACCATTTTAATTTCTTAGCTTAAAGATATCTAACATAGATTATATACAAAAATGACGTCCGTTTCAGCATTTAACGAAATGATGGGGCAATTTCTTGTGGAACTTCATAAGACGTTTCCAGAAGAAAAAGGTTTAAAAAAGTGTTTATCAGCTTTCGATTTAATGAAAGAAGCAAATCCACGGCTGGTTGTTGATGGATTTATGAACGGTGTGACACCATACGCAGATCAGATTTCGTCGAAGGACGATTCATTTTTCATTAAAGAATCTAAGAATCTAGATTTCATGAAAGGTGTTAATCTCGAAAAACATTGGGAAACGTGTTCTGAAAATACAAAAAATGCTATTTGGCAATACGTACAAACGCTTTACATGTTGGGAACTACCATAAAATCTATCCCAGAAGACACTCTCTCAATGATAGAGAGTGTGGCTAAAGAATGTGCAGACAAAATGGGTTCGGGTGAAAATGGTGAATTGGACGAAGCTGCTTTAATGAAAACCATGCAGGGTATGTTAGGTGGCATGTTAGGTGGTAAAAAATAAACTTGATATATATAAATGACTTCTTGGTTTGAAGACCCAAAACAGCTCATTCGTACAGATAAAGTATTAGAATTTTGGCCATCAAAATCTCTCTCTTCAGAAGAGAGAATTAATGCCACAGCGAGATTTATCATTTATGCAACGTGTATAATATACCTTATTAATAGAGATATACGTATTTTTGTGTTAGGGGGTACAGCTTTGGGCGTTCTTTACATAATGGAACAGTCGGATATGATAAAGGAGGGTCCACCCAGGTCAGCACACGGTAATTTCGGGTCGGCTTGTCAGATGCCTACTCAGGATAACCCATGTGCTAATGTACTCATGACTGATTATACTGACAGACCAGATAGACCAAGTGCGTGTTTTGGACCAACCGTTCAGAAAAATACAGATTCTTATATAACAAATGGTATACAATACGGACCTTCTCGTTCGAGATCAACATTACCACGTTTCCAAAGAAACGCTTTAGCGCGACAATTTACACCAACCGCGAATTCTTCATTAGGTAACGATCCATATTATGAATTTATACATGGATCAAAGGGGAAAACTACATGTAGACAAGATCCACGATTGTGTGATCCAGATGCGAGAGGTGTTCAACTCGAGGCGTTTGCAGGATTAGATCCAACTGGTGATAAAAGAAGTGGTATGCACAGAGGATCTGGTTTATCTGCTTAAATAAATTAAAATAAATATTAACTTGATACTCGATTTTTCATAAACAAAATGTTTTGTAATAGTAAATGGCGTATCAACTTCAACCAGGAATGAAAATAGTCAGCGATAAAGCGATTCCATCCGTTTGTGCAACTGAAGAAGTCTTTGTATATCCTCAGCCCAGTACCTTAAATTATGGTTCATCGAGACCAAATACAATGTTGTACGGAACTGCTCCATACATGGCAGGTAAAGGTTCCCCAGCTCAACACATAGAAGTGAGTGATGCTCTTAGACCACAGTCAACTTCACGATTTAATAAAATATTAGCAAAAACATACGAAAGAAATTTTCATCCACTCCAGAATGTTGCTTGTAAAACACCTCTTAGAACGAGAACATACGAACCATCGAGCACTCGAGCCGAACTTCAAAATGGATTATTTCAGCAAAGATATATCAATAAAAATGTTAATAACAAGTAAGAATGGCTGACCCTATATCTATATTGGCTATAGCAGGTCTCGTTTACGCTGGTCGTAAATTGAGCAAATCGGATGAAAAATATACAGTTGAAGGAAATTCCATACAAGGACAGGAAGAAGTTTTACCACCACCAATTGATGATTTATACAGTAGAGATATATCAATCAATGATTCATATTTAGGTGCACCATCACCATTAGTTGAACCTGGGTATTCATCAAAAGAAGAGATGTCAACATTTGGAGATATTTCTCCACAATCTCGTTCCTCTGGCGGTGAAGTTTTGGATATGAGAAATCGTATGATGTACGACGGTGGTAGAATGAATAATCTCTCACCAATCGAACATCAACAAGTTGGTCCAGGTTTGGGAGTTGATCCAAATGTACCAGCAGTCGGTGGTCATCAGCAATTATTCAGAGTTAACCCAGAAAATGTCGGTGCTTACAGACTTACAACTTTACCAGGGCGTTCTGGTCCAGCCTTTGATGGAAAAGGTGGTAGACGAGGAGTTGCGGGTGAACTTGGTAATAACAGACCAGAGAAAACATCGTTTCTTTTTGGAAGACTTCCACCCGTTCCCGGGCGTGCCCAGGGAATGTCGGGTAGAGTACCAAGAGGTGAACAGGAAAGAACAAAACGTACGACAAATCGTTCAGAAACTGGTCTTAGAACGGATACATTAAGTACAGCTGCACCCAAGAGAACCGTTTCGGCGTTAACTCGTGCAGCGGAACCAACCCGAAACAAGAAGGATGGTAATATCGAAGCTTACGCATATTCCAATGCACCAGCACCAGGTATTAACAAATTCTCACACGGTTACTTGAATTCACCATCTTCCAAAATAGGCGAAAAACGCACGTTTGGTGATAAGTACACAGTTGAAGAACTTACTAAATTTGGACTCAGGCCAACAGATAGACGAGGTAAAGTGGGACGTACACCAGGTGCGGGTCGTATGAATGTCAGAGCCGATCCACTCAACCAAGGTGGTATGGTAACAAGCGTTCGTTCAGATACTTCGCGTATAGATGGTAGAGTGAATTCAGCAGACGGTGGGTGGACGCAACAATACAGAAATAACGATTATCATCAATTCAACGCATACAAGGGAATGGAAAATCCAAATGCAACATCTAGTGGTTTAGACATGGCAAAGCGTCAACTTATGGGTAACCCATTGTCACATAACATTTCGTAATCGAATATAAATAATAATAATGTAAAACACTCATTAAAATAATGCTCCTATATTTTAATGAAGGTACACACTCTAGATATAGATAGTAGTGAAAGAGATCCGGTACTTTACCCAAACCCGGCAGACTATGTTGTTTCTCTAAAATCACCAATTTATGACGTTACTAAGATATCCATGATATCAGCGCGTATACATAATAGTCAGTATTTGATAAATGAAAGAAATAACACATTTACTTTAAATTCAGGTGGTTCGGATTATGAGATAACTATACCCAACGGTAACTATAACGGTGTAGATTTAGCTTCTAACGTTGTAGCAAACTCGAGTAGCAAAATACAAAGTTCATCGTTTGATAAAGATACAAATGCGATAACTTTTACGGCAAATAACCCATTTACGCTTAAGTTTTATACTGGAACGAACGGGTACAGTAACACTTTAGTAACTGGTAAAACTACACCACACGATATTTTAGGTTTAACTGCGAGTGACGTGGATTCTACTCAAACTTCACCTTATACATTAGAGACCGGAAGTGTTAATCTACAAGGCGCGGATGGTATTATTGTAAAGCTAAGCAGTGGATCTGACGAATTTAACAAGACTATATTTTCAGACATACCTTTTTATACTGGACGAATACTAATGTGTGGAGACGTGATTAATTATTCCGGTGTAGACGATGCTGTAGAGCATAATTTCGATAGTGGTGCACAAAAAACAATATCGAGTTTACGTGTACAATTTTACTATAGTAGTAATAATCGTCTCATACCTTATAATTTTAGAAACGCAAATCATATACTAAAACTTGCGGTTACTTGTACTACTGATAAGTTCGTGAATATACCTAAATATAGACGAGACGAGACATTACCAACACCTATGGAAATCCCCAAGGAATTTGAGGATGTACATAGTTGGGATTCTTTTATACCAATAATGATGGTAATTGCAACTGGATTATTTTTACTTATGATTATAAAAAAACCACGTTCTAAGATTATCGAGTAACCGCGAAGACTGGTTGCGCTGGCTTTCTGACCTTTTTGGACACTCTAGACACGATGATAAACACAGTGATAGACAAGAGTGTTGTGAGCAAGGCAGTGAGGGTGTAGTTCATACCACCGTTTTTGTTGACCTTGATGACTTGGTTAACCAACCATCTCACCAAGTCCATCCACGAGAGGGCGGCAGCAAATGAGAAGCCGGCAACGATGGCGTTGAGAGATTGAGTTTCGAGTTCGGATGCTACAAGTGTAATAGTTTCTTTAGCGATAGACATTTTTATACTATAAATATACATTTTATTCTGGGAGAAAATCTTCCTCGAATAAAATTTTCTTATATTTTTTCGTATTTTTCATGTATCCTTTTAATATTTTGATACTTCCTTCCTTCAAAGACGTACTACACCCTGATGAAGATTCTGATTCAGATTCAGTTTCGGTCTCGGTTTCGGTTTCGGAATCTGTATCGTCGCACGATGAAGAACTATTATCACCTATTACTTTAAAATATTTATCGGTAGGGTCTACCCACCCTTCTGGCTCTTCAGAGGTATCCATTACTATCTATAGCATTTTTTAACATCTGTTCTGTCGGGTTTTTCGGCACCCACGTATCCCAATTATCATACGACATGTTCATTTTAACAAACTTATATTCTCGACCTGAATATCTTACAAATTCTATATCTTCTTCCTCTTCTATTTCTAATTCATCTTCATCACTTTCAGATTCGTCATAAATCTCTGGAAAATATGACCCTGATTTTTTACCAACTTCGTTCATTGCACAATACTTCATTGCGTATTCCATGTCTTTAGAGAGTATGATATCACGACCACACGCCTTTGCGTATTCGGCCGCAAATATGATGGCCTGTTCCATGACAGGTTGAACTACATCTATAGCAGTTTGTTGAAATTGTTCTAATAGTTGCATTGTTGCATTTTTTTCTTGTTGATTCATTTTTAAAACAGTGTTATCGCAGTACCGTTTTCTACACGGAGTATATTATAACTATGCGCCAAAACTCTAAGTTCCCTTTTACACTCGTCTTCCGCATTCAAAGTTAGTTTCAAATCTTGGTCTTTAATTAAACTAAAATTAACTTGACCTGTAGGGTACCATCGCTCGGGTTCTAAAGCAAAACTATACGAATAATACCGTCTAAACAGTTGTGTTCTTGAATGATGAATTCCACTTTGAACGGCCCGTAAGTTTATATATTCACCTGAAGCACCCTCTATGGGGTACGAATCATCGAGTTGGAGTTCGAGTTTCTTCAAGTTTTCGTAGTTAATGTATACACTATCGAGGTCCCTGTATGAATTATCGTAGTCAAATGTTGCATTGTAAAACCCATTTACAGTTTTCCGGGTACCTTGAATTATAAAAAATAGTTCCTTAACGGGATTTACAAATCTAAGTTTGTGTTTTATAACGACTGGATTAAGATCACTACTCTGTTCTATCTGGGAACGACTTTCTTGTATTTGTGTAATTGTATAATCTTTCGGTGTTGTTTTAATATATTTCTTTTCTTTATCCGTTAACGATACCATTTCCGTCGTAACTTTGAAACTTTTTATAAGATTTTTTGGTTTCAAACCCGTATATAAAATGTATCCGTTGTACGGTGAATCACTTCTTATAGAGTGTATACACTGATCTATATCACGGAGTTTTACAACAACTTCGACTTCCTGTTTATCTATTGCGCAAATTGGTATAGCAAGTTCTGGATTATTATAAAAATAAAAGGGTATATCGACAAATAAGTTTTGAGCGGACGACGATAGATAGCCACCGATAGATGTACTTATAGCAGACGTTCCCGAAAGTTCTTCCGGTGGTTTACCTACGAGTTTTGCCAAACAGTGTTGTTTGGTTTGTGTCACGTAATTATCGAAGTATATAGCTAAGAAATCACTCGTGAGTCTCTGAATAACTTTACCACCAATCAAAAGTTCTACGTGTTCTATCATCGCATGACCTATAGACTCGTTCCAATTAACAGATGTTGTGTTAGTGTGTAAAGCACTTTTTATTGTTTGGTCTATGGCGTTCAGACTTATTTTAAAACTTATTGTTTTTATGAGATCACCTTGGTTTTGTGGTATGGTACACCTTAACGTATTTCCAAATTCCAAATCACCGTGTACATCCAAATCCGTCATGAACGGTGCATAATTAGCATGTTTTTCAAAATTTTTTACAAAGTACGTGTATTCGGGATCATCTGTAAAAAAAGCGTCCTGTGGACCGGATGTTTCTAATTGAATACGACCAGCCATTACTAGTATAACTCACTAAAATTTTAAACCCCCAAGACCGCTTTCTATATGTAACACGTTATAGTTAACTGCATATACATACACTTTGTGTCCGAAATTTGCACTTGGATTATCGAGTTCTATTTCTATTAAGTTATGTGCTATTCTACTCATATTAACTTGTCCTGTTGGGTAATACAATTCAGGTTTTAAGGAAAAACTGTATACACCGAAGTTATTATTGGTTAAACCCGTATAATATTTAAGGGGTTGTTCATAACTTAACATCAAGTTATCTGCGTTTATGATAATGTTATTATTGAATTTCATTGTAACGTTCTTTATTGGATTATATTTATACACATCGTCACTTACAGCGAGAAAGAACATTTCTTTGACCGGGTGTTTAAAATTAAGCATACCAGAATTTTTAGAAATACCGGCTTTTAATTTAAACTGTGACACTTGAAGCTGTGTAATAACATATTCAATAGGTCTCGACATTATGAAATTCTTCTCGTCTTCCGTCACGAAAAAGAAATCCGTCACGAGTGATACTTTCTTTATAGATGAAGATACATCTAAAGGTGGATTTGAAATTGTTCCATCCGTTCTTGTATACGAAACAGTTACGTCTTCGAGTTTTTTAAATTTTAATTCAACTTCAACCATCTGTTTTGTGAGTGCACACACGGGTATAGATAAACTTGGATTTCTGAAAAAGTAAAACGGTAACATAACACTATAATCCCAATCGGAACTCGTTGATATATATTGTCCATGTCCCGTTAGAAAATAAAGTCCTTGGTCAGTGTCGTCTTGTGTGTGGTGTATCTGATTGTACATGTATATATAATCACCAGTTATACGTTCAATTGTTTGACCACCTATACGTAAGTCTGCGTGTTCTATTATCTGTGCACCTATAGATTCACGGTACCGAAGACTTTTCACATTTATCTGACCACCCATATTTGTATGTTCAGCACAATAATAGTATAAAATTGAGGGTGTAGTTGAAGTGGGTGTAAATGTCACTGTAGCTGTACCGGGATTAGTAACACCAGTTGTGTAATCAGAAGTACTAGGTGCCGTTGTAGAAAACCTAAACGGGTGCGTTGGGTGACTTGCATTGTTGAAGGTATACGTTGTACCTTCGTACAATGTAAGTGTTGCCTGTTCATCACCGTCTATAAAATATTTACCATCAGAGGCAGTCACTATAAATGATTTATTGGGTGTAACTGGTTGTGGTAAAGTGAATTTAAGCATCATACTTCGTACAAGATCACCTTTATTATCTGGTATACGACATTCTATGGATGTGTCGTAATTTGGATCACCGTCGAAAGGAATTTCTACATTTTCAGTTGAGAACTTTGTATGCCTCTTATAGTTCATCAGGAAATGGGAAAATTCGGGTTCGCTAGTAAGCCATTGGTCCTGAGCTCCTGTGATAGCAAGGTTTATTCTACCAGCCATTCTTATTGTATGTGAGTAAAATTTTATAAAATAAAACGAGGCAATATACTAGATTAGATGAATCTTCAACTTCGAAAATTCAAACCCGAGGGTATGGCCGATGATAAAGTGTGTGTATTCATAGGAAAACGTAATACGGGTAAATCAACACTTGTTACTGATATCCTGTATCACAAAAAACATTTACCAGCAGGAATAGTTTTATCAGCAACAGAAGAAGGAAATCATTATTATCAACAGTATATACCAGACTTGTTTATATACGGAGATTACGATAGAGAAGCTATTGAACGAGTTATGGATAGACAGAGGAAACTTGTTGGAGCAGGCAAACCGAATTGTGGAGCGTTTTTACTTTTGGACGATTGTATGTATGATTCGAAATTTATGAAAGATACGTGTATTCGTCAATGTTTTATGAACGGTCGTCACTGGAAGATATTTTTCATGTTAACTATGCAATACTGTATGGACCTCCCACCAGCACTCAGGGCAAATATAGATTACATTTTCATTTTACGTGAAAACATCATTCAAAACCGTGAGAAACTATTCAAAAACTTTTTTGGTATATTTCCAACGTTCGAAATGTTCAATAAAGTTATGGACTCTTGTACTGAAAATTATGAGTGTTTGGTATTAGATAATACGTCTAAGAGTAATAGAATAGAAGATTGTGTTTTTTGGTACAAAGCAAAGATTAGGAAAAACTTTAAGGTCGGTGCGCCCCAATATTGGCAAACACATAAGAAGATGTTCAATCCAAAACACGGTAACATGAAAATAGGTGATAGAAACACAGTTAAAAAGACGACTGCATTAAAAATTACTAAGAAGAAATGATACGAGTTTTATCTAGAAAACTATGTAAGGCTTTAAACATAAAACACATATCACCATCTAAAAATATATCATTGGTATATCCAGCGTTTAACGAAATAACCAGTACTACATATAATACAGACGACGGGTACCGTGTATTAGTCGATGTTTGTCACGAAACAAAAACGGTCTATATTGATCACGACATGTCTAATTATGACGAATTAAACGATTTACCCAGAATAGTAAAAACATTTGGTTGTTTATACCCAAACTATACTTTACGTAAATAATCCAGGCTAACGCGTAAACGTAAAAAAACGAAAAACACATGTATACTATATGACGGACGTTTACACAATGAACCTTTCTGATAACGGGGATGGTATGGTTAACCTCAATAATAACCATACGACTAATTTCATACCGAATGATTCGGGACCATCTCAAGTACCACAACTACCACCCATTCAGCAACAGCAGCAAATGCCGAGTTTTATGGCTGAAAAAAATGTGAGTGAAAATAAACAGACAATGGACTCTACATCAATTTCAGATATAATGGGACAGCCAGAAGCGCCACTCGAACCACCAATGATGGCACAGGATCCACGAATGACTCAAATGCAGATGCAAACACCAATGATGCAAGCGCAACAGCAGCCTACTCAACGAAGTGATAAAAAAACCGAAAATAAAAACCCATTTAATTTAACTGATGAACAGTTTCAAGCTCTCGTCGTCGCGGTTTGTACTGCGATAGCAATTAGTAAGCCAGTTCAAGAAAAACTCGCAAACTTTGTACCATCGTTTCTTAACGACCAAGGGAACCGAAGTGTTGTTGGATTAGCATCAACCGGAGCAGTTGCTGCGGTTGTGTTTTACGTTGCTAGAAGATACGCTTAAACAGAATTAGCAAAAATACCCTCTCTTTTAAGGAGTATATAAGCAGTAAGTAAACCAAATAGAAAACTTACTACGCGAAGTGCAAGAACAGATCCCGTACTCTTCGTAGTTTTACCATAATTTTCCACATTTTTTATAGCGCCTTTAGTTGCTCGGGTTACCAACGCAGCAAAAAGTGTTGCCGCGATAGTTGCGAGTAACATGAACCTTTGATCTATGGCCATGTAAGACAAAAAGTTATCACCTTTCATGGAGTAGAGTAAAAAGTTAGGTATGATAAAGAAGAGAGTTACTAAATTAACTCCGTAATTATTAGATAACATGGGTACACTCGATAAACTCATGTACGATACCCAAGCTATGATAGCTTGTAATATTTGAGCAGACGATGCCACGTTTCCAGACATATTGTTAATATACGGATAGATTATTTATCCTGAACATGTTTATTACAGAATTCCGATTTTTTTGGTATTTTTTGGTATATACCTAAATTAACACATATTTCACGTAACTCCTTGAAGTTTTTCCAATAGTCTTTACTATGTGAATACTCGTCTACGGTCGAATGTGCGAGTTCATGTATTAAAACATGGAAAATCTCGTTCGTATCTCCGTCTATACACAAACCTATTTCGTTTCCTTTATTGGTGTTATACCCTATAGCCCCTTTAGCAATACTGTAATGCGCCGTTATAGGTACTTCCGTCTGTAACATTTCAAATTTCTTATTTTCAGTTTCTACGAGGTGTTCCCTGAGAATTCTATACTTTTCACGAACCTCGGTTATTTCCTGTGGTTCTTTCGTATTTACGAATAGTAACACGTTTATGATAAGGAGGAGTAACGCAACTATCATCTTACCATAAACCTATATAAAAAATCAAATTGAAAAAATAGTAGAAATGATACGTAAATTTATCGATTTTTTAACGAAACCCGAACCACGACCCGTTCTGGGTCGGTGGGCGGTAAAATCGTGTAGTGAACTACTCACGTCCATAAACTCAGTGTACCAGAATCGCGACCATTGTGGAGACGTAATATGCCACGAACCCAAAAAAGCAGAAGAATATATTAAAACTAATAAAAATACCAAGTAAAGGTATATGAGTAACTCCAATTCCAATTCCAACTTTAATGTTCCCCAGGAACTTCGTAACCTTGGTGTTAGGACCATGAATATTAAAAGACTTGATATGTCAGGTTATGACTTAACCAATTTACCATCATCTATTGGTAAGCTTCGAAACCTTGAGAGACTTGATTTGCAAGGTAATAATTTAACTAAATTACCAGAATCAATCGGTAACCTTAGAAAACTTAAAGATCTTGATTTGTCGGAAAATGATTTAACTAAATTACCATCATTTATTGGTAACCTTACAAAACTTAGAGAACTTGATTTGGGTGATAATAAATTAACCTCGTTACCAGAATCGATCGGTAACCTTACACAACTTAAAGAACTTGATTTGAGTTACAATAATTTAAAATCGTTACCATCACAAATCGGTAACCTTGGAAACCTTATAGATCTTGATTTGTACAATAACCCAAACCTTAGAATCATACCAGGAACACTTAATCGATCTGGTTTAAGAATTACGAAGAATAGTTCGACAATTTTTGGACCTATAGTACCTAAACCTGTACAAGTACAACGTAAAAACGTACTCCTTAATACGAATCGTACCGATCCTATATCTGGGTATAAGTTTAGGGTCGGCAATAATGCCGTATACATAGGACATAATAGGTACGTAACTGAAAATTCACTTTTAAGATTGATAAAAAGGACAAATATAAATACTAATATTACTAATATTAAAACTTTATACAATCTTAACCCAAACGAAAATATCGCTGTAAATCCATTTACGACGACAACAAATTTACTATATAGAAGAAACTTAAATTTCGTCAAGTTTGTAAAACCAAACACACCGAACACTCTCGTGAAAAACCTAAACAAGATGAAAATAAATAACAAACCAAAAAAGAGAAAACGAGAAAATAACGCTCAGAGTAGACGTACTAACAATAACTAATCATTTCTTATACACAAACCTAAATTTACTATACAAATCCGAAACCGGGTTCCCTTTAAGATCTTCCCATAGTGTTAAAGTAAACCCCAAATTTTCCATTCGCGTGAATAACATATCTTTATGCGCTATAGGTTCGACTTTTGGTCCGTCGGCATAATACGGCGTATCGGCTAAATGGACGTATAACTTTTCCCCAAAGTTCCCCGAACTCGTATGTTTCATTAGAAAGTAGTTTCCTAACTCGTCTTTTACGGGTGTATTCATGATAATCTTATCGGAATTTGGTATGATCCCTATGAATTGACCACCGGGTTTAAGTCTATTTTTAATTGCTAATAAAGACGTCTCGAATAACTTGGGTGATTCGAATATATAGTGTAACGCAAAGTTATAACATACGACGTCGTATTTCCTTTGTGGACACGCGAATATATCACCTTCATAAAAATTAACGCGTATTTTCATGTTCTTTGCGCGCGACCTAGCCTCCTTAAGTGAGTCTGGGTTCGGTTCACACATGCTTATATTTGCACCGGCGTGTTTCCACTTTTGGAGATCACCGCCGAATCCACATCCTACATCCAAAATACTGTCGCCTTCGCGGGTAGCCGATTGGATGAGGAGACGCTTAGACTCGTTATGGTACTTACGTATCTCCTCCATTTATTTATATTCGTTTTTCTTTTTTAAATGGAGTTAATAAAGTTATTGTAATCATATCCCAATAATTCCTCAAATTCTTTAATTTTACTTTTAAATTGTATTATCTTATGTTGAAATCATATGTAGAATATGTCTATTTTTTTATGGCTATTTTTTCTGTACCCACTTAGAGGGATTTAAACACTATATTTTCTATTATATTACAATGGGTGCATGAAAGTCATGTTTTTTTAAAAAAGAGTGGTCCTTATGAGAACCGAGTTCGAAAAATTTTCAAAAAGGCATTTAAATCGCTCTAAGTGGGTACAGAAAAATTAGCCCTAGAAAATTTACGTATTTTATGTTTGACACCGTGATAAAAACTAATAAAAAATTAAAAACTACAATACACCATTTAAAATATACATTGTATAAATACGAAACCTAAGTAAAAAGGAGCTTAAAAAAAAGGTACTAAATAAATATATAAAACAATGTCAACACTTGAACAAGATTACACGACCGTACCCGGTCAATTATATGCATGCCTTTCTGTTGTAGGACCTGAAGCGCCACAAAAGAACGATAAATTTGGAATTAAGATCCGGGGTGCATTTAATTCTAAGGATGAAGCTGCGTCTCACGCGAAACGTCTTCAAAAAGAGGATGCAACTTTTGATATTTATGTCGTCGATATGTATAAATGGTTGTTAATTCCACCCGACCCGGTTCAAATTGAAGATGTACATTATTCAGATGAGAAGTTAGAAGAGTTGATGTTGGGATACAGAGAAAATCAAGCTCAAGCCGCACAAATGTTTGCTGAACGTAAGAAGGATATGATGGCTGTTAAGGCACCAGGATCTGACGTATACCATAAAGGAGGTGATGAAAATTCAAGGTTTTACACGAAACCAGACGAGGCTCCCATCAGTCACCCCGGTGAAGTTTTGGAACGTCTTCAAAAGGAAAACCCCGATGCTGACATGGAAGATCTCGTTAAGGAAGCGGATGCAATTGTTGAGAAGGAAAAGGAAGCTGTACGTGAAAAGAGAGAATTGGATATCAAGAACGCGTTGGAAAAAGAAGCAACTGAAAGAGGGTTTGGATCGGTAGAAGCTATGAAAAAGTTTGACGATGAAAAATCTCGAGCTGATGTTGCGGCGACCGAAGAAGCTAATAAATCTCAAATCGAGAATTCGGAAGATGCACAGATTAAGGAAAGTGATGATACTGGTGAAGAAGAGGAAGTAACATCAAAAAATAAGGAAAATGAAGACCCAGAAGAAGCGTAAATTAAAATTGTTATTTAAAAGTAAGTATGTTGAGTATTATATTAAACATAATCACCATTCTTATCGTATCGATATCTATTGTTTTATTTTTTAGAGTGTATAAAGATCAAAAAAGTAAAACGGGTGGTGGAGGTGGTAATAGTGAAGAAATTACACCATCACAAGTTGCTAAAGACATGTCTAAAGACCCACTTATCGTAAGTAGATCATATTTTACCGAACCAGTAACAGGTAAAATAGGTACATTTACTGGTCAACAAACACCTTCTCAGTACAATTGGATAGGTGGTAAATCGTTTATCCCGGTCTGAGTATTACAGGCTGCATAGTTTTACCCATGAAAAACCCTAATAGAAATGCTACAAAAATTATAACATATCCCGTCTTATCTATATTTTCGAATATATCATTTTTTACCGCCTGTTGAGGTGGTGGGGTATAATAAACAGGTTGTTGTGGAGGTGGTTGATAGTATTGTTCATCAACATCCGGTTCATCCGGTTCATCGAAATTATTACTACTTTTATTTATGAATTCTTCTGGATTATACTCAATCGGTGTACCAACTTCAGCTTCCATATATAAAAAAAGTATCTATTTTTTTAAGCTCTTTATTACTCACTTATTTCTTCTTCTTCTTCTTCTTCTTCTTCTTCGGAGTAATCTTCATCTTCATCAGTATCATCGACAACAAACCCTTTTAAATTTCCATTATCATCAGCATCTTCATCACTTTCATCGTTTTCAATATCACCATCACTAAGAAAATCTTCATCATCGGAATTTAATAAATCTTCGTCCGTATCGTATTCATCTTGTTTATAATCATCTTCTACATCTTCAAACAATTCCAGTCGCACTGGTGCTTTTGAAACTCTCCCTGAACGTGTTTTTACAGTTAAGACCATTATATAATTAATATATACACATTTCCTTTAAGTATTTTACTCACTTTCTGACTGTAAATTCGTATATAACTCGTTAAAATTCGTTTTCAAATCACTAATAATAGTGTCTATATCTTCTAAAAGGTTCGTATCTCCTGAAACCGAGCTGAGTGCAATTTCATCTAGATTTGTAAGTGATCTATTCATGAGTTTTTTAGATAGAATTATGTTTGTTTTATATTCTAGAGCCATTTTGATATTTTCTATAAATTCATTGTGTATAGATGGGTTTAGTCCTGAATATTTATAAGATTTTCGTATAAGTTTATTAATTTCTACTACGTTATTTTGTTTCGTGGTTATTAGAGAAGATGCGAAGTATATTACAACTACTAAAACAATAACAGATATCATTGTGTTCTATAATTTAGTTACTATTTTTTCCGGGAGAAAATGTTCGCGGTTTGTACATTTACACACCTGTTTTATTTTCTTGTTCATGACGTTAAAAATAACATTAGATGTGTTACAATTTGTACACGTATAAGTAGTGTGAATAGAATACTCGTTAAACTTATTTTTCTTAGTCTTTGGTTTATTTAGTTCTATCCTGGATACATGTACATCTCCAGTTTCCATCATATATTTGTTAATGAAACTAGAGAATATTCCCGTTGTATCTGAATTATAATCACCCGTTTCTATTTTTTCAACCTTTTTACCAAAAAAATCCTGTTTAGACGGTTTTACATGCTTTTTAACAATCCCATCCTTGTATAATTGGTCTGTAATTTTAGACGGTAATTTATGTCTTTTACCCGTAAAATTTTTACAAAATCCAAAATGTCTCATTATTTCAGTAGTAGAAAAACACTTTTGTGTAATTGTTTCTCCTAATATATGAAACCATACATGATTAGAGTTATGGTTACATTTTTTATTTTCACAATAAAAAGAATTTGTTGAAACCAAAAAGTTACCATTAGATTCAAACATTTTGGTAATACGCGCAGTTGTCTGTCCTTCGAGATGTTTATTGACAAAGTTTTGTAAAAGACACATAACTTCTTGATCTTTGAATTCGTTTTTTATTTCCGCGTGCGTAAAAGATGATTCTTTACCTTGAAAATTTGTTTTACCCTCTATAATATTCGGCTCTTTACTTTGGCTACGTATAGTTGACATGTATAAAAGTTTAATATCTGGGTGTGGTAATATAGGTTCAAGTAAAGTGAAAGGTCCTTTTATACCACCTTTATAAACGAAACATGGTAAATATTCACCCTGACTAACTTTACCCGTGTGATTACACCCTTTACAACCTTTACCATAACATTCTTCATGTTTAGCACGTTTATGTGAAAAAGGCATTCGAAAACCACTTCCTTGTGTTTTTCTATCGGAACTACCATATACAGCTGAATCAACAACATCTTCCCAATTGACTGAACCGTATACCAATTTTAGAGTATCTATAATATGTTCTCTTATAGCTATTGCTGAAGATCTATTTACCGTGAAACCTTCCCAGTTTATATGCACGCCTGTTTTTATTAATTTACCCGAAACCTGTTTTGGTTCTGCTATAGATATTAAGGCATTACCTGCACCTTCGAACTTATTAACTTTATCACAAATAATTTTACATATACTTTCTATTTGGGTGACGGTTAATTCAGTTTCATCTTTATAATCGAGATCTACAAAAAAATTATAATTTTCTGTTTTCTGCTCAACGACAAAAATTTTCTCTCGGAGAGTATAAGCTTCTACACACTTTTCATAAAAGTCGTTCAATCTATCAAATGGCACTGATAGGACACCACCGTCCATAAGCACATGTGATACATTGGAGTTGTTTGAGAACCCCTGTTCTTTACACCATTGTTTAAACATGACGTATACTTACCAATTACTAGTTTTTATTTTTTATATTCATTCATCACTATCATAGTGATGCCTCCATATCGTTTTTCTAAACGATATTTCTGGGTACTGTTCCTGTTCAGATAAAGATTTTTTAAGTACTAAAAGTTCATAAACTTTATCGTTAGCGTGGACCTCAATATACCTTTCCGCCTTAGTTTCTGTATACCCGTGTCGTTCAATTAACAAATCCTTTATTTGCGATAATATATAAGACTTGGACTTCATTATTTAATAGAGAAGGTTTTTCTATTGACTGAAGTCACACACGCATAAAATTCTGGGTTTTGGAGTACGTTTTTAACGATCCTATCCCATTGTTTTTTCGTGTTAAATTCGGATAACGTTTCAAAATTCATATAATCGTTCTCGTCAAATGTCCTTTTAATGGGTAATTTTTGTATTTTTTTTAAATTTGTTTTTTGTTTTTCATCGTTAAACTTTTTAACGAGATCTACCTGTTCCTGTTGTGTATAATTTACGAAAAATATGAACACGTTATATTCTAAGTCTACACCCGGACTTTCTTTTACCACAAACTTGAATTCGGTATATTCACCTTTCTTGAGATTTACAACTCCTCTGGTCTCTTCTTCCAATTCTCGTAGGGCACATCTTATCGGGTTGGGTATTTCTTTTCTTCTACACCCTCCGGTAACGAAAATCCAATCTTTGAATCGTCGGTCTCGGACAGTGAGGAACTTTGGTTTAGAACCAGTAAACGTTACGGGTACTGCAATTGCCTTGTATTTCTTCATTGCGCATTTGCAAGTTATAATTGAGCGAGATGATTATTCTGAAGAATCTTCTTCACTTTCTTGATTTTCTTCAGATTCATCCTCCACTTGGGTTTCGTTTTCTGTCTTAAAATTGACATTTTTTGGTGTAACAGGTTCATTTAACGAACTTGTTTGTGGAATTTGTATTGGCCTGACTCTTGATAAAAATGAAGCCATTTTTCCATTCATACCCTTGACACCTTCCATTTCTTCTTTTGTAGTTTTGAGTTCTCTATACATGTAAACTGAAGCAGCTATACACATAATAATAGCGACTATCATAGCAGTATCTCGATCAAATGTAAACATAATGTATTAAATTATATAATCAAGTTTTTAAGTTCGTATAATCGCGCCCATGTGTACACCGTTTTCCTTTGGACAGTCGTATCCCATTTGAGCAAATTGAATCTCCTGGTAATGTCCCTCTTTACACTCCGCGTTTTTTTCGGGTTCTTGTTGTTTAGAGTCGACGAGATGATTCAAAGTTCCGGATTTGGGATCATATGTAATGATAAAAATGAAAGCTGTAAGAAAAACTAATTGCCAGAACATTTATAATATGTGGCTATAAAAAATAATTTAGTTCGAGTACATCAAACCACCCATACCATTTTCGATACGGAGGATGTTGTAGTTGACACCATAGACGTTGTCTTCAAACGTATCACCTTCAACAACGAGTCTCGCAGAATCGAGTCTACTGAAGTTGAGCGACCCAGTTGGTTGGAGCTTGGACGTATCGAGACAGAATGGAACCAATATAACATCGTTACTCGCCGTGGCGTTTTGTGTATGGTAGTAAACTGGTGTGTACGTAAAGTGTGGTCTGACAGACTTGGCATCGGAAACGTCCGTACCGTTAATTTGTAATTTCATCTTAGCAGTCGTGAGAGCACCAGTTGTATTTTTGGCGACCAAATACTTCATTGGGTGGTTGAAGCTGAGTTCTTGTGTACTCGATTTGGAAGCAATAGCTTTTTGGGTTTGTGTGACAATCATATTTTGTGGTGTAGACGAAATAGACATACGTTCATCAGTATCGAGATGGATGAATTGTGCGTACACTTCCATATCATCTACGGTCAATGTACCCCACGTAATTCTCAATTCAACATCATGGTACTGAAGCGCGACCAATGGGAGCGCGGATTGGGCGTTTTCGCAAAACGAAAACCTGAGTGGGACATAATAATCTGTAGTCGCGTTATAGTTGCTTTTAGAGCTCGTTTGATTCATCACAACTGGTGCAAGATCAGTCATAAATTCAGATTCTTGCGTGTCGATGACTTGTCCACCGATTAAAAGTTCAACTTTACTGACATAGTCTTTCAAATTTGGTGTTCCATTGGCTCTGCTCGCAACATAGACGTATCCGAGCATATCACCTTTACGCTCAAACCTGATGGTAGACATACCACCAGTGGCAGGGTTGCCCTGGACAACTTGTCTTTCGACAGTTTGGGCAAAGTTTGTGTGACGTTTGTAATTAGATCTAAAAAAAGAAACTTCGGGTTGACCGACGAGGTGTGCATCTTGGGCACCGATTGCAACGAGTTGGGCAATACCACCAGACATATTTATTATATTATACTAAGGTTTTTTATTTTTAAGCCCATGTATAATATAATATGAAAGATTCTAAAAAAAAACGAATTACGCTGCTGTAAATGAGATTGCATTCATGTATATTTTTTCCGCACCTGATGCACCTATTTTTGATACGGTCAAAAGACCATGACTGTTCTGGTCTATAGAAACATCCGCCGTAAATGCTATAAAATCGATACCGGCTGTGATAGTTTTCAAAACTTTTCGCGCCCCACCGGATGCTAGTAAAGGTACTACAACCTGACCCCCGCTTGGTAAATTTGTTATGGAAAGTATAGCAATATCTGCATCTAATGAAACTAACGGAGCTGTACCGTAACTTTTATTTTTACAATCTATCGCGAGTGTCCCTGTCCCTGTCGTCCAAGTAGTTGATATTTGTGTGTTTGTGAGTATAAGATTTTGTGATGTAATATTTGAATTACAAAAAACATTACCGGCTGTGGTTACGTTTGATCCAATACTAATACTCTTGGTCGTAACAAACGCATTGTCTGTCGCGTACCCTGATGCTGGTCCCGTAAACTGAAGAACATTTGACGTAATATTGGCACCTACAGCTGCACTCGAAACATCATCTAAACCAAACGGTGATGCGGCGACGTTTAATCCACCTATTGTAATATTAGTAGCTGATACGTTACCGGTAACCGTGAGTACGTTAGACCCGTACGTGTTTATGGTAAGGTTTGCTGTACCGGTAGGTCCTGCCCAAGCAGATGGACCAACACTGACGTTCGCATGTATACCTGTACCTTCCTCATGTGTAAATTCCATTGTCGAACCACCTTGACCTCCCGAATCGTATATTTCACCTGTTGATGTATCTATCGATAAAACGTTCTTTGTAGATGCAGAACCACCTTGTAATTCTGGGGAAAGTATTATTGCATTGTTTATGAAAAGATTACTCGTTCCCGATCCTCCTCCTCCTTGGAGTAGAATATCATCCGCGAATTTAAGTTTTTTAGAAGCCGCGATTGTAATATCACCCAAGGATGATAAACCCGTATCCGTGTTTTCAAATGTGACCGTTCGGGTAGTCGTATTACCCCCCTGTACGATAGTCTGTAAGTCTGAAGAAACGTCCGCCCATTCAACTGCTGAATCTGTACTTTTAAGAAACTTACCATTATCTACCCCTAATTTTGCTAATGTTGTTGCACCCGTGGCGTAGAGTAAATCACCCGCCGTGTACGACGCGATGTTTGTACCCCCATGATCAACATCGAGAACACCTGTAGTTATTTTTTCCGCATCGAGATCTGTAATAGCCGAACCATTACCCTTGAGTATTGTCGCTTCTACCGTACCCGTCGTCGTGACGTTACCGGATAAAACGTTACCCCAAATATTTGCGGTAATGTACGGGTGGTTAGATATACCACTCGCCAACGTTGGTGTTATATGTGGACCGTCGGGGTCACTGTGCGTGTATGCGATTGTATATTCCTTCTCATCACCTCTAAAACCATGAACAACATTTGAAGTACCCATGGTCATGATCATACCCAAATCGATTGTATCGCTCGCGTTATTGTTACCGACTTCAATTATTGGGTCAGTAACTATGTATTTTTGCTGATTATGGAAAGTTGTTTCTCCGTATGCATCAAATTTACCTGAAATTTCAACATCGGCAGCAATTGTCATTTTATTATTAGAACCAGAAGTATCGAATTGAAGATCTGCGTGTGAATTTAATACCCCGGACCCGTTTGTAAACGGGATTCTATTATTATTTAACCCAGATGTTGTGATTGTACCGGTTAACGACGGATTAGTGAGTGAAGCGCCCGTTATCGTCGATGTCCATTCGGGTGCAGTTGCATCTGAATTCATTTGTAAAACCTTATTAGCTGTCCCTTTATCAAGTCCCGCTATTGTATCATCAGCACTTGCATAGAGTATATCACCGGCCGTGACTGTATCTAACCCTGTACCACCTTTGGTTACGGGTACGGTGGGTAAAACGGCGGTTGTGAGTGTACCCGATGATAGATTAGATGCATTAATACCATGAATATCCGAACCACTCCCTTCGAACGTGGCGGCCTTTATTTTACCAAGGGTCGTTATTGTTGTACCAGTATCTGTTAAACTCATAGACCCATCTGAAACCGCGGTTGTATCCCCGAGAACGGCATCAAGAGTTAGTGGAACTTCTGCCCATTCGGGTATATCACTACTGTCGAGTCGAAGAAATTTACCGGCATCTGCATTAGAACCTGCGGGGTTGAGTTGTCCGAGTGAATCACCCGACGTTTTACCGTAAAGTATTGTACCGGATGCATAACTAGACTGACCCGTACCACCACTGGAAAAGGGAATTGCTCCACTTGCAAATTGATTTGTTGGAATACCCGTTAATCCTGTACCCGGACCAGAAAATTGTGTACTCGCGGTTATAGTACTACCCGCTATTGTATTCGAACCCGCAATTTTACCGTAGAGTGCGTCGGCCGATTCTCTTATAAAAACATTACCTCCAACATCAACGTTACTGGTTGTATAAATACTCGTAAGTGGGTTCGTAAACTGAACAGTGTTTGAGGTTACGTTACCTTGATTTACTATATTTTCAACCGTAAGGTTTGAGAGGTAATACGAATCACCCCGATAGTTTTGCGCATTTACGTTACCGACGGTATCTAACGCGTATATTGATTGTGTTGGTACATTTAATTGAACCTGACCTTCATTACCAATACTTATAGCATGCGCGGGTGCGGTGTTCGCTACACCTATTAATGACGAAGTGAGAGTACTTGTATGTATTGTACCCGAAACCTGAATTTTATTAGTTACATTTTCATCTATATTAACAGAAGACCCCGTTGTAAATTTAGTAGCTCGAGCTGTACCTTCAACACGAAGCGCGTTGGTATCACCCGTTGGTCCACACATGAAAACCTTATCCTTTACCGATAAGGCGTGTATTGGTGCACTATTTGCAACACCAATATTAGAGCTTGTTACGAAAGATGTTATAGCATTACTAAACTGAACTGTATTTGAAGTTACATTACCTCTATCTGTAGATGCTTGTAAAGTGACACCACCTAGAAGGGTTGTAGGAACACTCGAATCAACAATTTCCTTTGTAGTCGACGAGTAACCTACAAGATTAGAACCTGCTAATTCAGCAACGCGGAGCGGTGCCATATAAATCGAATTCGCATTCGTGACATCAATTGCAGTATCTGACGCATTAAAAACAACTGTGTTTTCAGCCTGATTTTCAGAAACGTGTTTACCAAACCGGATTTTGGTAGACCGTTCGATGGTAGGTATGTTTTTAACCATATTAATATAAGTATGTATTTTAATTTGCATAGATGAGACCGGCTAAACCATTTTCAATTCTGAGAATGTTATAGTTAACTGCATATATAGGATCGGATATATTTCGGGTTTGACTATGTATCTTTGCTGAATCTAAACGACTAAAATTAAGTGTTCCTGTAGGCTGGAGAGAACTTGTTGATAAACAAAAAGAACATAAAAAGAAATCAGGTGACGTTACGAATTGTGTGTGGTAATAGTTTTGTACCTCCATAAAGTGTGGTTTTCCCCATCTAAAATTACCGATATCGAGACCATTAATTTCAATTTTAACCTTATTATCGGCGGATGTCAATGCACCGTTAACTGATGTATCCGAACACGCGAGGTATTTGACTGGGTGATTAAACGTAAGTTCTTGTGTAAGTTCCTGGGACGGTATACTTTTTTGAACTTGTGTGATGAGAATATCATGGTTTCGAGAAACAATATTCCCACGTTCTTCGTTATCGAGGTAATAGTAATTCGAATAACACTCGAAGTTATACGCCCCTGCTTGTGATCCCCAGTGAATACGCAATTCAACTTCATGATATTGTAAAGCAACTATTGGTAAAGCACACTGTGGACCTTCACAAAAGAAAAACCTTAAAGGGTAAAAGTATGAACGTGCACTCACACCCGGATGTGTTCCATTAGAACTCTTTGAAACATTAGATGCAAATGTATCTATGGCTATTTTTTCTGTAAAGACTGCATCTTGTGTATCCACGACTTGACCACCGATAAGTAACTCGACCTTATCTATGAGTTCGGTCCAATCTCCGTAATCGAGTGCTTTTGTATTATCGTCTATAGTAAAATATGTGTATCCTAATAAATCACCTGAACGTGGGAATTTTATGGATGACATTGAATTGTTTTTCACAGCTCCCTGTATCGTTTGCTTTTCGACGGATTGTGAAAAATTAGAATGTCTTTTAAAAGTTGAGTTAAAGAATGATATTTCCGGTTTACCCATTATATATTCGTCTTGAGCACCAATGGCAATGAGTTGAACAATACCGGAAGACATTTATATTAATAAGAGGTTAAAATTATAGGTACGTGACGCCCTGAAATAATTAATAAGGCATGTTCCTTTTTTTGCAAACGAATTTAAAAACGAAAATGGCATCTCCACACACAAGCGTATCACCCGCTTGGTCGTCTAAGTTAAAAGTTACTCTATCGAGTTTTCTGATTGGGTTATAATATTGTTGAATAATTGGATACTCGTTTCTAAAGAACACGGCTGTTTGATTGGAGGCGGAACCATGTTTTTCATGTTGACACAAGATCGTTCCAAAAATACCGTTAAGGTGGTTATCGGCATCATCGAGATCTTTTTTCCCGCGTTGCGTGAAATGATTTTTAAGTTCCTCTATACCGATGTGTACACACCTCGTGGCATTATCGGTTATGTTAATACTCGCGGTGAGTAATTGTACCTGGACAATATTTTCGAGTGGTGTTGGTAAAAAAAGTGTAAAATCTGTATCACTCGTTGGATCCAGATTATCAAGTATAACAGTGTGATGTTCGTATTCGAAATCGGGTAAATTGGACTGACTGGTCACTAACGCCATTTATATATACTGGAGATTTTACTTCATCTTATAACTCGATTGTGCGACAACCAATTTTTGGCCACCACAAACACCGCCTCGACTGTCGGAGTAATATTCACCGAGACACTCTTCCTTGGACTCGAGATTGAAGAGAGATTCTTCATTGGTCGTTTCGATATCGACTGGGCTGTAGTAACTGGTTCTCAAGAATTGAAGAACACAGATTATGGCGAATACAATCGCGATAGATTTTAGGGTACTTTTGTTTGTAGCGTTAAGTTTCATTTGTATTGAACATACATTTTTTTTATAAAGTGCGTTAAAGAAATTAGAATAGTTTCAATATAAAGATTAATGGACGGTGAGATTATACTTAATCGTTCTAGTACAAATGTTATGAAATTGGATGATAATGAACAGGCACTAATGAACGAGATTGAGATTGAGATACCAAGACCTCAGCCTGTGAAAAAACAAATGCCTAGACCTATGAAAACACAATTTACACCACCACAAACACAAACTTTTCAGGAAGACATAGATTCTTTTGCTAACCCCAACAAACAAAATCACCAATCTGCTCCTCCACCAGAGGAACCCCTCGATTACGGGGAATACGAGGATGATGAACCAGGTAACGGGTATGATTACGGCGGTGGCGGTGGTATGGGAGGTATTTACACAGAAGAAGAAAAACCATCACCAGGGTACAAAACAATAGATGAAGAAAAAGCAGACCTTGTAAATAAGATCGGTCGTTTAGAAAAGAAAGGGTTTACCGTAAATAAACGTTTGAATGCATATTCACCTATAGATGAACTTAGAACAGAGGTGAAACGAATAACGTATAGCATAGACGTCGATAAATCCGTCAAATTCTCGAGACGTATGCTTATTGCATGCACCACAGGACTCGAGTTTATGAACAAGAAGTATAATCCATTCGAGATCCAACTCGACGGTTGGTCGGAAAACGTAATGGAAAATGTTGAGGATTACGATGAAGTTTTTGAAGAGTTGTACGTTAAGTATAGATCTAAAATGGCCGTCGCTCCAGAAATCAAACTCATAATGATGCTCGGCGGTTCGGCTATGATGTTTCACTTAACAAATAGCATGTTTAAATCAGTCATGCCCAATATGAACGACGTGATTAAACAAAACCCCGAACTCGTACAAAACATGATGTCTGCGGTTCAGAACACAGTTCCTAAATCACAACAACAATCTGGTGATACGACAGATGCAAACGGGAGACGTGAAATGCAGGGCCCGGGTTTAGACATATCAAGTCTCATGGGTAATATCATGATGCCACCAACACCACCAATGAGTACGACCAGTATACCAGCAAATATTAACGCACCCGGTGACGATGATATGGACGATGATATTTCGGATATTGCAGAGGCCGATATAGAAAATTCTAAGAATGAAAAGGACGATATGGATAATGAAGTTCGTGAAGTTAAAGTTACCCAGACCAAATCAAAAAGAGGCGGTGGAAAAAAGAAAAAGTCGGTCGAAATTAATTTATAAATGATAGTATAAATGATAGGGTATTGTCCTTTAGACGAAGATCCTATTGAAAGACCCCAACGTCAGGAGGTGGTCGCCAAACCCCAAGTGGTGACACGTAAAAGACGTAACATTTTGGGCGATGACGATACCGAATGTAATTACGTTGTAATGTTTTTTATCGCGGGCGTTATTGCTCTAGCGGTTATGGATTCACTTCCATCTAAAAAGTGAATAGTAAACCATCTACCATCCTGTTTGTTCCAGCATGGTAAATGTGAATTTATTTATTTATTTTCAATTAGTTATCCGCAATGGTACGTACACCCTACAAACGCCGCTATATGAACTGCGTTTTCCTGTGTCGTTTCTATACCATTTGTATCTAAATATCGTATATTATATGCCAAATCTGTTTCTGACGTATCTTCCCATTGAAATACACCGTTACTATCGAGATCGTTAACCATTTCGGTTCTAACATCTTTTGTATAAAGTGCCTTTGTTTCATCGTCGAGTGTATTATAAAACGTTTCCGTACACGTATCATTATCAGTGGATCGCACGTAATACGTGTTCGTAGCACTAACTTTCTTTATTTGTTTTACGGGTACTTGTCCCGGGTTAAAGTTACAATCCATTGTTATTTTTGCGACCGTATAGTTTGCAAGAAACTCAGACGTTTGTTTCATACCGTACCCACTCACGTTAGACGTTGTTATATAATCACCCGCCTCCAAATTACCATTCATGTTTATTACCCATACACCACCTTCACCTATTGAGTTAATGTATACTCTATTATCACCCTTTTCCTTATTCCATTCATTCACTAAATGTCCAGCTTGTTGTTCTCGTCTTTCTTCGTTTGGATCTTCACCGGATGATATAACACCAAAACACGCCTTATCCTGTGCCTTTGTTGATATTTTAACAACGGGTATAGCTTCGTTCACGTGTATATTTTTTGCCCCTCTCAAAGGTACAGGTGTATTAATTGTTAAGTAATCGTTTTGATTCGATGAAACGATCAAACCTGTATAGTCGGTAACATTTGAAGGTATTACATCTATTACATGGCTCGTGTGTTGACCTGTAAATGATATAATACCATTACTACCAACAGCAGCTGTATCGTTTTCAAACCGAAATATTCGCTTTATGGGATTTCCTGAAGTATTTGTATTCGCAAACCAACCTAAATTTTGGTTCCACGTTGTGGTATTAGTTGTAGCCATGTACCAATTACCAGAACCTCTATTCATGTGTATGAATGACGTGTAGTACGTACCATCGAGAGCAAGGAGTTGTCCAGATGAACCGGATATATGGAGACAAGAATCCGGTGTAGAATGGTTTATACCTATTTTACCTTCATTACCATTAATAACGAGTTTCTCAGCATTAGTATCAGATTCAATGAATCTTATCCATTTATCGGAATAAAATTGTAGATCATCACCCGCAGAGCTACCTGTTATTTTACATATAGCATTAACTGTTTTACTGAAATGTATACTCCTCCCTCCATCTAAGAAAGCATCACCAATAACGTGAAGAGGTGACGTCGGGGACGATGTTCCAATACCAATATTATCATATATTCGAACATTTCTATTTGTACTACTCGTTCCCGCACCTACAATATCCAATGCGTAGTTATAACCTGCACCACTAAACGTACTGTACCCAATTTTACCCGCATTTACTTCTTTTCCGGATACACCCGTCCCCCATTCGAACGTATTTGATCCGGATAACGATGATGATCCACCACCACTTACGGTTGTCCAAGAAACGGTACCTCCCGAACCACCACTCGTAAGAACTTGACCGTTCGTACCCGTACTCCCGTTTGCTAGAATAGGCTTTAAAAAATCCGTTCCCGCCGAACTAAATTCCATGTGCGTATCTGTACTTAACGAATCCTTACTATTCGCTATTTTTAGTATATCGGAATCATCGTTATCTATACCCATAGACCAACCGGTAACATCTGTATCCCACGAGACAAACGGGTCACCCGAATTTGCGCCGTTTACTTTCATAGCCATTATGGCATGGTTTGTACCCGAAGTACCTTCCTGTTTAAGAAATATACCGTTATTCGTTGGTGCGGTATTACTCGTAGACGCTAATACCTGTAAAGGCGCACCCGCGGATGAAGATGATCCGAGACCGATAAGTGTAGAGTTATTTTGTCGGAGAGTTCCCGTAAAGTTTATATCCCCCGTAACGTCTAACGGGTACATGGGTACAACGTTCGCGATACCCAATTTTTGTTCTATAAATGCGTCCCCGCCAACACTTAAACGTTCCGAAGGTGAGCCGTTAGTATAAAGTTCAGTTGGATTCAATGCATAACTTTGATTATTATTTGTATTTCTCGCGTGAACCATACCTATATACGCATCGACTATAGAATCGTTTGTACTCCCAACATAAAAATTATCAGTTCCACTACTCGGCGCCGATGCCGAACCACCACTCGTGTTCCCAGTGAGTCCTTGAGAAGCGCCATCTATCCATAGATAATTATTACTAGTGGACGGTGTATTTTGTCTAGCATTTAAATAAAAGAATAAGTGGTACCACCTATCTTTTATAAAAGTAACACTTTTTTGAAGTTTATACCCACTATTATAAAGTATTTGAACACCACCACTATATATTTGACACTTACTATAATGACCGGATAAATTACCCGCCGATAAAATAGTTTCACCGGACGAACTATACTGATCGTGATCTTTTGTAAGTTTTATCCAACACGAATATTTCAAACCTTCGTGGTTATGTTTATACCCACCTTTATCGTTATATATACGTGAAGCATTTGTTCCAAGTTTAAACGCGGATTCCGTATCGTTATACGTGACAGAATTCGATATTGTTCCAGGATTATTTTCCCTTTGTAATTCTGACATAACATGGGATGTAACCGATGTACCGTCTATTATATCACGATCTCGTGTATCGTAAAAAATTATACTCTGTTCACGATCAAAACCTTTCGTATTTGATCGATCTTTATGTCCCGCGTTAAGTTTTCCTCTACAAAACGTATCACCGTTAATATCTAAAAGAGCTTTAACATCACACGATGAGTGGGTTGAACTATCGTATTTTCCATATAGAAATTCGGGGTTTAATTTAAAATTACCTTCTTCGCTCATGGTTAATCTTGGGGACATGTCGTATTTATTATCATCCGTCGAGTGTCCTCTTGTTATGTAATTGTGTAACTGTATTTCGTTTGCCTTTAAACGTATCATATCTCTACCACCAGTTCCACCCGCACCTATACTCTTTTTAACCATTAAGAGTTCAGAGTGTCCCTCGTGTGTAATATCGGTACTAAACGATCTATTTTCAATTTCAGTCGCATCATATTTATTATCTTTGTATGTACCTCCAAACGATATCCTTTTCCTAAACGAATTATCTTCTAAGTCATTATTCGGTCCTATAAAAATGGAATCTGCGGCGATGTGCCCACCTATTACTGTATTTCCTAAAATTACTTGTGATAATATCAGGTGGTAAAAACGTACTTTACCACCGGTACTAGAAGTATATTGTTTAGCACCAAACGCAACAGTTGTTCCATTTGATATAGCTATTGCCGCGTGTGAAACTTCTGAATTATCAAAATCGTTATTACCTTGATTTACTTCATAAAACGCGGTTGAAGTAAAATCAAAAACATGGACACCCCCATGGTCTTCACCTTCGTTAACACTTCCACCGGACCACCTTTTTGTGGACCCTACCGCCAAACGACCACCATCGTAATCGAGTTTTACCGCGTACCCAAATTTATCACCGAACCACGTAGCCGCACTTGAATTTATTTCCTGAAATTTATCGGATGGTCGCGTATTATCGTATAACCACGCTCTAACATTACCTCTATGTATTGAAGCCTGATTACCGGGAGGACTATAAAATGGTTCACCACCAACAAGTTTACTACCATCGACCGATATAGCTACACTAAACCCGAGTGCTGGTAAAGACCACGACTGTGACGAATTCTCACCCGTAAAATTATTTAAATTAGAAACACTACTACCGTAAACAAGTTGACCGTGTTGAGTTACTTCTTCGAGTGATGTTATACCTGTTCCACCAGTCGTATTTTGCCATGTAGATACTACATTACTTGTTGCAAAACACCGTATATACCCACGTTGGTATATATTACCGGTATTTGTCCCTGTAACGCCATAAACTATTCCTTCAATATTGTAATAAATATCCCTAAACGTAGTACCACCACCCGTATAAGTAGAATTTGAACTTGATATTGTTGTTAATACACCCGGAGCACCTATAGCCAAAAACCTACCGAATGGAGCTAAATCAACTGAGTACCCGTACGATGCGTTATTACTTGTCATACATACATCCGTCGTTGCCGTTAAAGGAACTAAGTTAGGTACATCCGTGGCTACGTTTGACCATGTTTGTGACCAAGTACTTCCTGATAATTCGTACATGTAGACTTTATTTTCACTAGGTGACCCAATTGCTAATTTTGTAGATATATCCTTGGCGAGAGACACCGAAAACCCAAAATTCGAACTGGAAGTCCCTGTTATTGTATTCGAAACATACGTTGCCCATTCGTTCGTTGAACTAGACGTTGCGTCGTAAACGTAAACTTTATTTTCACCGGGTGCGCCTACAACTATTCTATTACCATCGTAATTCATATCCGTACTTTGACCGAAATTAGTAGAAGAAGAAGAACCGGTTATAGTTTGAGCGAGTACCCACGTATTTGCAGTACCCGTTCCACTATCGGGTGGGTCGTAATTATAAATTTTTATTTGACCTGATGCATTATTTCGTCTAGTACCTACAACAACTCTATTACTTTCAAAGTTCAATGCTAAACTATCACATAGATTATCGTTCGTAGAACCTGTGATATCTTGTGTTTTGATATCACCTGATAACATTTAGTATTTATACACATTTAATTATCCCATATAATTACTACGAACCCGCTAAAATCGTATCGACTAGTCTTTCAGCTACAACTAATGTACCCTTTTGACTCAGTGAACGAACCTTTATCGTATCTGCCTTTAATTCTCCACCAACTGGTATGGTTAGTCTCTTAGCTATGTAAACATCGTCGTTGAAATACCCGTTACCCCTTACAATAAGAACATCACCCGTAGTTGTTTCCTGTATACTCACGACCGTCCCGACCGATAACGTACTGGTAGGCGCGGTATTTGCGATCCCGTTACGTGCGCTTGTCGATGTATCTGACGTGATTAGATTACTCGTCGATAGTGTTCCCGTAGATGGTTTATAGTGTAAAGTACTTTGATCCGATTTTATAGTTTGAGCATTAACACCAGCTGCGAAAGTAATACCTTGACCAGTTGCTGAAAGGTTATCATTAGTAATTGAAATCCCTGATACGGAAGGGGATGTCCAAGCTAAATTACCACCATCATAACTACTAAGGAATTTTGCTGCACCAGACGATTCGGGTGCTATCGTGGTCATTGCCGATGTGCCGTTACCTAATAATATATGATTCGCACCAATCGTTGCTAATCCCGTACCTCCGTGGTCGACAGGAACTTTTCCACTGTTGTTACTTTCTTCAAAATTTAAGTGTGTTAATCCCGAACCATCACCAGAAAATTTAGTGGCCGTTACCGTACCGGTACTCGGTTGGTAGTGAAAAGTACCAGCTTTAGAATTTAAATCTGTACCGTTCACGTATGGTATAGCGAGTGTACTAGCATTAACATCACCATTATCATTATTAACTGTAACTTTTGCAGCCTTTCCTGAGTACGCCGTTTTTGATAACGTAGCGGGGTTTGAACTACCTATACTTATTATTTCGGTCGATGGGTTATACGTAAATCCCGCGTTAGTGTCTTTACCAATGGTATCTGTACCGGTTTCAAATATTATATTCTTAGACGTACTGTCTCCAGCAGTACCTATTGCAACTTTTGCAGCCGTTCCTGAGTACGCCGTTTTTGATAACGTAGCGGGGTTTGAACTACCTATACTTATTACTTCGGTCGATGGGTTATACGTAAATCCCACGTTAGTGTCTTTACCAATGGTATTTGCACCGGTTTCAAATATTATATTCTTAGACGTACTGTCTCCAGCAGTACCTATTGCAACTTTTGTGGCGGTTCCCGTGAACGTCGTTGCTGTTATGTTACTATGAGTACCACTAATTGTACCTATAGTTAGAGTACCTGGGTTTGGTGTCCAATTGAATTTATTACCTTGATCTTTGAATACCGCGTCACCTTCGTTAATTAGAACGGGTCTAGCATCTGACGAGTTATTTGCACCGATTGTAACTTTATCCGATTTACCCGACCATGTCGTATTCGTTAGAGTATTTGACGTACCGGACGATGGTCCTATAGTAATTTTATTTGCTTGTGGTGTCCATGTTAGTCTACTGTTTTGGTCCCTGACTATTTCATCGTTATTACTGTTTAGGAATGGTATATTACGCGCATTATTATCGTTGTTATTTGTAACGTTAACTTTTGCTGATTTACCGCTATATTCAGTTTCGGTTAATGTACCAGCCCCTAACGTAACTTTAGTAACGTTTATGTTTTTATTAGTATCACGAACAACAATATGACTGGCAGTATCTGTTGTCGACGCATCTAAATCTATGGTTTCGCCCGTCGATGTATTATAATCAGTTCCAGACGCGTATGACATGAATGATCCTAGTGATAGAACACCACTACCACCACCCCCTCCACCAGAAGATGTATTATCTGGACCCCAATATAACTCATTCGACCCGTTTATTTTTAAAATTTTATCGGTTGCGCTAGATGCAGGTATAGATAACGTAGCAAACGTACCACCACTCGTTCCGACTAACAGATCACTTTTAGACGCACTACTAAACGTATTACCTGTACCACCACGAGACGTACTTAGTGTTCCAGTACTTACGTTACTCGCATTAATAGTTGTTAACCTCGAACCATCGGTACCCCAAGAAACGTCCGTACCGTCACTTCGTAAAAACATACCCGACTCTGTACCTATAGAAAGTTTTGCGAGTGAATTATTTGCGTTCGAGTATATGATATCACCTCGCGTATACGATGTTTGTCCGGTACCTCCTTTATTATACGGAACTGTACCTAATCTATCGTTACTAAGTGTTCCAGTACTTACGTTACTCGCATTAAGTGACGATAACCCTGATCCGTTACCGGTATGTGTTCCCGAAAAGGTTCCACCTGTTATCGTTCCGGATAAGGTTGGATTCGTACTCATGACAATGTTCCCTGTACCTGTTTTTGTTGATAATCTATCGTTGTGAAGTGTTCCAGTACTTACGTTACTCGCGTTAAGAGTCGTTAATCCTGATCCATTACCGGTGTATGTTCCCGAAAAGGTTCCACCTGTGATCGTTCCGGATAAGGTTGGATTCGCACTCATGACGACATTTCCAGTACCTGTTTTGGACGGTAATCTATCACTGTGGAGTGTTCCGGAACTTATATTAGTCGCATTGAGAGTTGTTAATCCCGAACCGTTACCCGTATGTGTTCCCGAAAAGGTTCCACCCGTTATCGTTCCGGATAAGGTTGGATTCGCGCTCATGACAACATTTCCAGTACCGGTTTTTGAGGGTAATCTATCACTGGCAAGTGTCCCAGAACTTATGTTACTCGCATTGAGAGTTGTTAATCCTGAACCGTTACCGGTATGTGCTCCCGAAAAGGTTCCACCCGTTATCGTTCCGGATAAAGTTGGACCCGCACTCATGACAACATTTCCACTACCTGTTTTTGAGGGTAATCTATCACTGTGAAGTGTCCCAGTACTTATATTACTCGCATTAAGAGTTGTTAATCCCGAACCGTTACCGGTATGTGTTCCTGAAAAGGTTCCACCGGTAATTGTTCCAGATAAGGTTGGATTCGCACTCATGACGATATTTCCAGTACCGGTTTTTGTCGATAATCTATCGTTATGAATTGTACCCGAACTTACGTTACTCGCATTAAGTGATGATAACCCCGAACCGTTACCGTTAACGTTAGTTGCTTCGAGACTGGTTCCGACGACAATTTTACCGGTTGTTACTATAGATTCGGCGGCGTTCGTAAAACTTATTGTATTGTTTATGACATTCCCTTGGTTGGATGCCTGTTGTAACGTTACCGTACCTGCAGTATTCGATAATAGACCACCGTCCCCTAAAAAAAATTTACCCGAGTTAACTGTAACGTTACCCGATGCCTGTAAAGATTCGTTCGTATTTGTAAGAATGATTTTGTTCGATGTAGATGCACCCGAGGTTGTAACTTGTTGCATGTTACCTACACTACCACCAACACCCGCGATATTGGACAAACCACCACCATCGCCGATGAATACACCACTCGATTGTAGTTCGATAGCCAGTGTAGATATGTTTCCGTTTTCAAGGGCTTCCTGAAGTGTCGAAGCACCTCCACCTCCACCCCTATATTTTTGTACGTTACGACCAGTGTCACAACCAGGCATTCTTACAAATACGTATTATTAAAATTTAGATGTTTATGAAACAGGTTCCTTTTTTGAAACCAGATTCTGTTTCTTTTGGTAATCCCGATTGGGGTATATTAAATCCACCCTGCCTATAGACTTTGAGACGCTTATTATACATGGCATGACATATCGACCATTGGTCGAATATATCGTAAATGTGTGGATTATTCTTCTTACCGTACGTCTCACGCATTATTCTTCCTATAGATTGTACGATATCAGATTTTGGTGTCGCTAGAATAACGGTATCGAGTGATGGTATATCGAGTCCTTCATGCGCTTGACTAAACGTTGCGAATATGATTCGTTTTTTACTCGATTCTGCTAAATCGACCTCTTTCATACCACCCATGTAAAGTCCGGACGTTTTCTTAAAACTTTGGTGTAGAACTTCACAGTGATGGCGACGATCACTTAATACGAGAACTTGGCGTGTCGTTTTCAAAATATCCTTTATAATTTTTGCGATAACAATGTTCCTTTCTCTATCTTCCGTAAGTTCGGTGATCATGGTCGCGAGTGAAAGTTTTCCGAAACGTGTACACGGAGGCGGGTCTCTAAATCGTTGACACGAATACTGAATCGGGAAAACCTCGACTTGTTCTTGATTTTCACGTTCTACACTAAAAAATGTCGGACCCATAAACCAGTGTAAAACCTTTGTAAGACCGTCTTTACGAGTCGGTGTTGCTGATAACCCGAAAATATGCTTTGGACACATTTTAAAAAGTGATTGTGAAAAGACTTTGGCACATATATGGTGCGCTTCGTCTACAATAACTGTACCTATACTATCAAAATCACTAAACGAATATTCTTTGAGTGATAAAGATTGGAGCATTGCAATGACAAAATCACACTCCGTCTCTTTCTTATTCTGTTGAACTATACCTATAGATGCACCCGGACAAAATTGCTGGATACGCTCTTTCCATTGGTTCGCTAAAAATTCTTTATGAACAATGATCATGGTTCTGTACCCTAATTTACACGCTATGGCCAAGGATACCGTCGTTTTCCCAAAGCCGCAAGGAAGCGAAAGAACACCATGCCCGGCTTTAATTGCAGCAGACATGGCATCATTTTGATGGGTTTCATCACGTAGTTTTCCATTAAACTTTGTTGTTATTTTAATTGGCACGGGACGACGATCTTCTTTAGGCGGTCCGAACTTTTCTTCCCCGTAAAACCGAGGAACACATAGACCTAATTTTGCTTTTCTGAATACTTTAAAGGGAGGCGGAGGAAATCCAAACTCTGTGTTCACTACCGCGCGAACTGTGAGTTCCTTTTTAATTTCCTGTGTCTCTCCTGTAATATATCCCGAACGTGTAAGACTCATTTGCTAATATTAGTTTTTAAACTTTATGTACTTCAATATCCACGAATACCCGCTATGTTCGTGTGCATTCCAAACACCATTAAACTGTATTTCAGTAAGAACGGAATCACCTCTTTTTAACGATTGAACGGGTGTATCACCGTCGACGTTACACATAACGCGACGGTACCTAAACGGAACCTTAACTTTTAAAACATTACCGTCGAGTGGATCATCGAGTTTATCCGGAAATAAAACACTACCCGTTCTGTGTTGGTGTAATTCCCTGATATATTGACTAACTTTTTCTGGTAAACGGATTCTTAAGTATTTCTTATCGTTATAGTCGTACATTGGTTCATAGACGATTGCTTGAACAGGAAGTGTCATTTTGTCTTTTTATATATTAATGTAAGAATCAAAACTATAAGTATGAATAATAACAGATCGGTTACTAGAAGTGTCTTTAAAGGTCGTTTCGTGTTAAAATTTTCATTACAAAATTGCCTTCCTACTTCTATAGCTGCTTCTATACTTGAATAAGGTGTTTTTCTCTCAGACATCATACCACATAAAGCAACTTTAGAACACTTTCCGTAAAATGGAACTTGTCCGTATAAACTTAAAACACCCGACGATTGATCAGATACCCATTTTCCATTTTCCCAGTTACACCCCCACCCTATTCTAATATCTAATGGTTTAGGAACGTTAAGTTGTTCAAAAACTTTTGTTTTTAATGTATCTGGATCGGTGGTTAAAATTTCTTCGGTAAGATCGCATATAACACACGATACAGTTTTACGGTCGGAAAGAACGACGGGTTGTATTTTAAACTCGGTTTCCATCGCGTATTCGAGATCAGTTTTTGATAAATATATTTCCTCTTCGTAATCAAAAAGTATATTGATACATCCGTAAGTACTTGGACCTATTTTTTTCTGTATATCTTCTCCCCAGTTATTTTTAACAAGATTTATTGCTTTACCATTGTCTATAGCCATTATTAACATACCATCATTTATACGACTACCATCTTCGAAAATACCAACGTATTCATCTTTACCATATTCTACATTTATAAGTTCTGCGTTAAACTTGAATATGGCACCTTTTTTAACGAGTTCCTTTTTCATTTTATCGGACATTATTTTACCCGAAACTCTTTGTGTGTATTGTTTAGATAATCCAACATGATCGAAACTTTTCACAAACTCATACGCCGACATTATGTCCCATGTTACACCATCCATTATGAGTGTTAACGTGCTAATAGCACTTTTACCAGTTTCTGAAAGTTCCCCGATTGCATCTTTCAACGTTATACTTTTGTATTTGTTTTGATTCGATAAAACTCTAACTGCGAGTGAAGATAATGCCGCGTAATCTTTTGGGTTTAAGTATTTCAAAATTGTCGTGTAAACACGAGAATCAACTGGCTCAAACATTTCGTTCCACGATATACCCATTTGATTAAATAAATCGTTTGTATTTCTGTAAGCGTTACCAAAAACTATTCTGTGTGCATGAATATCTCTTTTATTTCCTTCCGGTTCCCACCATGACCCCCCTGCGTTTTTTTTACGATCGTATATAATAACTTCGTGTTCTTTTGTTTTCAAAAGTTCCCATGCGATTGACATACCCGTTGGGCCTGAACCAACTATATGAATTCTCATTTATATTACACTAGAGAATTATTATGTAATATAATATAAGATGGCGTTATGCGCGTTAAATATTAATCCTAAATTAAGTTTACCATCAAGACATAAGTCAAAGACATGGAAATTTGCAGGTGAATTTTTGATACGTAGACAGTTTCAAAAAGATCAAAAAGAATTAGGATCATGGACACGTGATCAACTAATTGAACTTGGTCCTACTTTCATAAAACTTGGCCAAATAGCATCATCACGCGTTGATTTGTACCCTTTAGAGTTTACACAAGAATTGGAATCTTTACAGGATAACGTACCTCCTATTGATCAAGATACAATTATAAACATGATCGAGTCTCACGTAAATTCAGGTACATTTTCATATTTTGACCATGAACCATTTAAATCGGCGAGTATAGGACAAGTTCACAAAGCTACTTTACAAACGGGTAAAACTGTAGTTGTTAAACTTAGACGTCCTAATATATACGAAACTATGAAAAGTGATACGGATAATATTAAAGATATAGTTAAATTTCTCGAGAAAATAGGTATAGATACAGGTACAAACACAGGTTATGTTCTCGATGAATCTATAGAATATTTATTAGCCGAAACTGATTACGAACAGGAAACTATGAATGCAAAAAAATTCAGAAAATCTTTAAATAAAGTGGATTGGATTAAAATACCTAAAGTACACGACGATTTGTGTACACAGGATATGATTGTTATGGAATTTATAGATTCTGAAAAACTTAACGATATATCTGACCCTAAAGTTAATAGGAAAAAGGTGTGCGAAGCTCTTATAAACTCATACGTTATTCAAACTATGGATAAAGGTTTTTTCCACGCCGATCCACATCCAGGTAATTTAGGCTTTACAAACGATGGAAAACTCGTTTTTTATGATTTCGGATTGGTTATATATATTTCGGATGAAATGCGTGAAGGTTTTAACGAGTTGTTTATACATATAATAAATAGGGATACGAAAGGTATTGTTGACGTGCTTATCCGTTTAGAGGTAATTTTACCAACAACATCCGATACGAGTGATATAGAACTCTTTTTCAAAACGACACTCAATTATCTCGAAACACTCGATGGTAAAAATCTTAAGGATGAGATACTAAACGATGATAATCTTTTAAAATTAGCACAAGAGAAACCCTTTATCATACCGACGGCATTTGTATACCTTGCTAAGACCTTTTCGACTATCGAAGGTACGTGTGTAAAACTTGATCCTAACTTTACGTATATAGAGTATCTTGAACCTATAATCCGAGAACAGGTCTCTGATGCTATAGACATAGGCAACATATTTTCAACCGCAACTGAAATGCCCAACCGAGTAAAGAATATAAGTACGGCTCTTCTGGGAATGGAAAAATCACGCGCGTCTATGAAAAGATCTATGGAAAAAACGCGAAAAGAAATGAGGTACGTACAATACAGTGTTTTATTAGCCGTATTTGCAGGTAACTTGCTGGAAAATTATAAAGAACTTTCTGCATTTTTAACCTTGATAAGTCTTGATTTAGCAGTTAGGGCTTTTCGTAAAAATCGATAGCGGTCGTTTCCGAAGAAGGTGTTTTTTGTGGCTTATTACCATTGAAAAATTCCTTATGTTTTTCAAATAAACTTTTTGTTTTTTCGACTTCATCTTTAGCGATATCTTTTAACTTTTCCTTAATGGAATCAACTTCACCGTCTCTTTGTTTACGAACTTTCTTACCAAACTTCTTAAACTTTTTCTGTGTCGAAGCAAATGTAGCGGTTATTGAGGAAAGTGAAAACATTATTATTTATTATTACTTAACATTTTTATTTTTTCTTGGATTAGTATAAGTATGTTAACGGATAGTGATATTCGTAAAAAGATTACACAGGTACGTAAAAACCATGGTCAAATATACGCACCTCTTAAATATTTCAGGGGACTTTCTTCCCTGAAAGAAGTTGAAACGCGGTATAAAAAGATGTTGAAAAAGGATTACAGACCATTTAAAACCGATAAAAAGGTTGAAACGAGAACGTCGAGTTATACATCAAAGTTCCGTAAAATGTACCCGGGTGTAACAAAACTAAAAGATGTATCCAAAGTGACTGGTATACCGTTAAAAACTTTAAAAATAGTGTACGATCGCGGGTTAGCCGCATGGCGAACGGGACACCGACCAGGTGCGAGTCCACAAGCGTGGGCGTATGCGCGCGTACACAGTTTTGTTGTTAAGGGGAAGACGTATTATACATCCGATAAGAATTTACGATAAAAAATTCTCACGTTATACAAATGGTTGTTAAATCTCAATTAACACAGAACATTAAAAATAACAAAAATAGATACGAGACTCGTCAGCGGCGTATAAAAAGTATAAAAGAAAAATTAAGAAAATTCGGAAAACCTGGTCAAAATATGACTAATCACTTTATAAAAAGAATTTCCGAGTTTACTAATACTAATATAAGGGAATTGGATAATAAAAATACGGTATTTGGAATGGTTAATGTTATTAAAAGGGTATTAAATTTCAAAAATGTAAAAAATAAACCAAATAATAATAGTAATAGCGGTAGTACTAGTTCTAAGTCTAGTCCTAGAAATATACCTATGAGAAGTCGTAGCTAAATTACTTTAATTCTTTAATTAAATCACTTATACTTTTATAGTACCGTTTAAGGTCTTTCATGAACCGTTTATTCTTTTCGAGATCTTCGTCGACCTTTCTGTTTTTATACACGTACGCTAAATTCGATTTCGAGTACCTCGTCCGTTTTTGGTTTTCGTTAGGTTTCCTCGGTACGAGTTTTTTATCCTTTTTCGCAACGCTTTGCATGGGTTCAATACGTTTCGTAAAACTAATAGCTTGCATGACCGTATCGGCAAGATCGTCTTTCTTTTTGGATGCGTTAAATATAGGTATCCAGTGTGCGTTAACCGTGTTATTCCATATAAATTCCCGACACCTTTCTACAGATGCCTTTTTCCGTTTATTATACATGACTTTACCGGGACCCGCAAAATCGGGTATTTTGAAACGCGCATCGTAAATGATCGTTTCGGCTTTAGGGTTACGTATTATATAATAGGCGTGTAAGAAATGTTCGACCATTTTCATTTTCCTATTTTTATCGGGTTGTTTCTCTATAAGAATTGTATCCGCTTGTAAAATCCACGGTTTTTCGTCTAAATGGTTTCTGAGTGAAACAAATAGTCCATCTTTATGTTCAGGGGGTACACCAGACACATCCCACTGAACAATAAGGTTCGACGTTTCGTCGAGCATACACATAGCTAAGTTACGTATACCGACGTCTATACTTAAAATCATTAATATAAAGGAAATTTTTATCTTTAAGTTACGTTTAGAAGCCACCACCCACTGATTTTGCACCAGCATTAGCTCCAGTCCTGATCGCATTTTGACCCGCGTCGGACATGGCAATCATGACAAAGCCTGCAATAACGACACACAAGAACGAGGAACTCGCCATGGAAACGTACATTCCTCCACCACCGAACATGTTACTGAACATTGTACCGATAGATTCAAAAACACCACCGAGACCACCACCTTTTGTTACCGACGATGTTTCGAGGTCAGCAACAATTCCATTAAGGACCGTACTATCCATTATAGATTTGGTTATAGTGTTCGTGATAGCTTTGGCGGTAACTTGCGCTGTTATATTTTGAGAAAAGTCAACTTCATCGTAACAGTTAACGATTGTAAGTTCACCCGATTGAATGTTCACCGAACTCGCAGCAACCGTGTTTACGTTTTCGGTCGTGATTGTTGTATCAACAATATTTTGGATTTCTTGATCGACTTTTGTACTCACATCCGATTGAACTTTAGCAGTTTGGAACATGTCACCTTTTGTTTCTATATCTTGAGCTGCTGCCTGTTTCAAATCGCTTGCGATTTCGTCTTTCATGTCGACGATATTTTCAGGTTTAAATTCACCTTCACACTCAACGGACGATTTAATAGTTTGTCCTGCTGTGATAGGACACCCTTTATGCGACGTACCAATCATTATTTTCATTTCTTGAATGTTAACGCCGGACGCATCACACGTTTGGATATTTGTTGTCGATTGTTTGAATATTTTTTGCGTGAGAGATTTCATGTTAAATACATTTTCGACGGTTTGTGTCGTACCACAATCGCCCATACCAAGGATACAGACCATGTTTTATTTTAAAGTAGTCTGAGAAAAAAATATGGTATATAACTAAATAAAGAATGGGTCTATCAGACATTTCAGAAACTGTTAAATCCCTCGATAGTTTTAAAAAAATTAGAAAACCTTGTGGAAAATGTATGAAAAACAACACTTGTGATTCTTCAAAAGAAATTGTCAAGTTGGGAGGTGATAAATTGGCGATGATGTACCCTATCAATACAGAAAATTGTGAAAAACAAATGAGTTATTGTGAGGAATGTCTTAAAGGTACTATCGACGATGATCATAAATGTGGCGAATCCGACGAGGATCGGTTAGATTGGGTACCCGAATGTAGAAAATATATGGAAAAGGCTGGAAAACCTGTACCATTTACACCAGAAGAAAACATGGTACTTTCTCTTGGAGGAGGTGGTTTATTTTCATGCTCATCATGTTGTTTGTGTTTTATTCTCATGATGGTTTTTATGAAAAAATAATAAAATATTCGCGTATATAAATGAAGTTTGATAAGCGAATTATCATAGTATTTGCAATTATATGTACGATTTTGTTCATGTTTTCGTCGAAAGAGAAAGAACTGTTACTTGGTTCAGGCGATAAATCTGAAATTAGAACGTATATTCGGGATAATAGAGATACCTTAGACGAAAAAGCGTTTCTCGTCTACGGTCATTTCAAGGTACTCACGATGGATAAAGATATCCACCGCCAGGTTTTAGAGGCGTCTAAAGCAAAAGACGTTTCCAAACTCGAATCAATTCTCGATAATTTGTAAAAAAATAAATAAATACTTTTCATTTATACGTATTTTTATCTCAGTACATATAAATGGGTTTTGCAGATGATATGGATAAAGTCTCGGCTGTTCTTAATTGTGCTTGGAAAAAACTTCAAGGAAAAGACTGCTGGAAACCCCAATATGACTTTAGTCCCGAACTATTGTTAGCCTATTACCTTGGATTTTTCAGGGGGAGGGCCTGTAAAGGTGGTTTATGTATGCCTATAAGTAATTATCCATCCGAATCGGATCAAATTGTTGTTAGAGACGCTCGGGGGAGTGGTCAAGCCCTACTTGATATGTATGCTGCAGGTGATATAATTATAAAAATAGATGGGAAACTTTGGGAACCCAAAACAGGGGAAGACGACGATGGTAATGACATTTGGAATCACTTAGAAGACGATATATGGCCTCTTGTTGATAATACTTTGGGACTTCCTGTATGGGATCCGGAACTGAAACGGTTTGTAAAGCCAAATAATTCATCAGTTTTAACTATAGAAATAGGAGATTTAGAGGAGGATAAGAAATTGGCAGCTATACAACAATATTACTCAAAGGTAAAACAGTACGGCGAGGATAACATCGCGTATAAGTTTTGGCGAGGGATGGGTGTTAATTGGTGTACTCACGAGGAAAACGATTATAAGCGTTTGGTCGATAAGATATCGTTACCGTTAGACGGTATAGATTGTAGATCCTTACCTGAAGTAGATTTCCCTAAATTATCGGATAAATGGTGTAGAGAAGAGACAAACATAAAAGACGATACGCAAGGAATATGTAACATGGACGAACCTGTACAGGGACTCGGTGAAACGAAGTACCGCGAAATTGCCGAATGGTACTGTGATAAAACACCCGAGGATTCGTGGTGTCGATGCTATAACGCAACGAACCCCGAAAAACAGTGTGGTGGTTTATACGACCAGGTTTCCGTTGTTAAACAAAAAGATTTGGGCGATACGTTTTGTACGGAGGAAGGGTCTATTCACCAAGATATATGTAGAGGTTTATGCTCATCACCAACGACAGTTTCTAGGAAACAACCCGCGAGTAGTGCCGCATGGGATACACCCGAAGCCGATGCGATTATAAAAGCGTGTTCTGGAGCAAAACTGAACGAAATATGGGAAAAGGACGGTGAAGGTAAACGTAAACTTACATCGAACACGTTTACAGGATCTGCGGGTACATGGAACGTGGGTGAATGGGCACCCCGCGTTAGTTTGAAAACACGAGACGGGGCTCGATGTGATTCCATAAAACATAGATTCGAGGCACTTACGTCGGCGTTCCAGTTCCCTAGAGACGATGTTGTTAATAGTTTGAGGTGTACACACAAAGCGTGTTGGGCCGAGGGTCAACAATACAAACCTACAAACTTCGAGGAAGGGTGTTCAGGTATGTTTGCGTGTGGTGAAGGACGCGCCTCTTTTAAACAGAGTAACGATGACGTTGTTTTATCATGTTGGCGCCACAGAGGTACGGGTGAGGACCCTGCCGAATTCCTTAAAAAACACGGGTTTGGTGCGGACGCACTCGATCCTAAGAATTTAGCGAATAGACAAGAGAAAGAAGAAAAAAAGAAACGAACTAAAAGTGATAAACTAGATAATTTAGCCAATAATACATCACTTCAGGTCGGTACATCGTTCTTTTCAGTTATATGTTCATCATGTCTCTGTATAGTATTCATGTTAAATTCTAGAAAAAAGTAAAAAGTATTTATACGTATTTTAATCTCAGTACATATAAATAGTTCATACAATGGGATTAACAGCTATACCGGAACAATGGTACCCAACAGAGGAATGCCCAGGTGGTGGTACTAGTCCAACATACTTATCGGACGGGAAGTCTTACACAGGGCCTACAGCCCATTTTATTAGAAGATATGGTACTGATTATACAATAAAATGTAAATATGATAAAACTAAAGATGCATACACTAGAGCTTTACAAGCATTGAGTAAAGCTATACACGATGACAAAGACAAATGGACAACTCGTTCAGACGATTCAAGACAAGAAATGTACGATAGAATGAGAACAGATTTTTGTGGTTTACCAGATCATCTTAATACAATAGTAACTCACGATTTAAAAACGTGTAAAGATTGGGATACGAGTCAAGCATTAGCAAAGGAATGGTGTCAACAAGACAACACCGCCACCGAAGAGGGGAATATCATAGACGATACGTTAAATTTGTGTACACCCGCGCATTTAGGAACTGATTTGTATAACACACTCGCTGAAGAGTATTGTAAAGAAAATCCCGATAAAGATTTTTGTAAGTGTTATAACGTCGTAAACTATAAAACGGTTTGTGCGAATCGAGAAACATCGGCGGGGTGTGCGGTGGCAAAAACTAAATTAGATTCCATCGAAGAAAAATTAGGTGTAGAAAATGCAACTGATTCCTTACCATGTGGAACAGTATGTGCGGGGGCAAACGTGTATAAACCCGATGGTTTTAAGTCGGGGTGCGATATTACTTATAACGCATGTATACAATCAATTGACGTTGGAGAATCAAACGCTGAAATCAATGCTGTGTGTGATATCGATTCGACGAGTGGTTTAACTGACGGTGGATCTGGCGATGCGAGTGGTTCTGATAGCTCCGGTGGTTCGGGTGGTTCGAGTACTGTTTCGACGAGTGCCGTCGAAGAATTGAAAAAAACTATCGCCGAAAAGGAAGAAAAAAAGGAAGAGGAAGACAAGAAAACGAATAAGAAACTCCTGATCGGTGGTGGTGGAGGTATTGTATCGAGTATATCGTGTTTGATATTAATAATAATAATTGTAATGGTAATGTCAAAAAAAGGGGGTGGTGGTAGAAGATAAAAAAGTATTTATACGCATTTTAATCTCAGTACATATAAATACTCAACATAATGGGTAAATGTGAAGCAACCGCTTTTAGAAATGAAGCGTACAGTGGATGGGCTAGAAAAGTTACCGATAATAGTACATCAGGTGGTTATCATAATATAGGATCGGGCGCAACTTCCTTTTTTGTTGACGCACACGATAAAAACTGTTTAATAACTGTATGGGCAGGTGAAGATTTCACTGGTCGTGGTCGTTTTATGAGAAATGCAGATCATATTGGTATAGATCAAAGAAGACGATGGAATGAACCTAATTGGAACGATGATACTGAATCGATACGTGTTGAAAGAATTCCAAGTGCTAATGCTAATGAGCTTGAGTACGATATTAATATATTAAGGTATACACCTGCTAAACCGGGTGATAATCATTGCGGTGGATGTAGATGGTGGCCAGAAGTTAAAAATACAGGAGACCCTAAAAATGCGGATCGTGACGATGTTCTTCTTGTTGATCTTGGACAGACTGGTACTTGGCAAGAAAACAAAGGTGACGAAAAATCAGGTAGACCGTGTCCGGGTGGTAAGGGATATTTTCAATCTAATACAGGTGTTAGATGTATATATAACAAAAACATTGGTAATTCTTTAGAAACATTAAGTAAACATATAAAAGATCAGGGAATAACAGGCGATCCTCGTCAACCAATGTATGATAGTCTGAAAAATGATATATGTTCTAAATCAGAAAATCTTAATAAAATAGTAACTCACGATGGAAAGACGTGTAAAGATTGGGATACGAGTAAAGCATTAGCAAAGGAATGGTGTGAAAAAGACGATAATATCGTAGACGATACGTTAAATTTGTGTACAACTGCGCATTTAGGAGCTGATTTGTATAATACACTCGCTGAACAGTACTGTGTATCTAATCCCGATAAAGATTTTTGTAAGTGTTATAACGTCGTAAACTATAAAACGGTTTGTGCGAATAGACCAACATCGGCGGGGTGTGCCGTGGCAAAAACTAAATTAGATTCAATCGAAGAAAAATTAGGTGTAGAAAACGCAACCGATGCCTTACCATGTGGAACAGCGTGCGCAGGAGCAAATGTGTATAAACCCGATGGTTTTATGTCGGGGTGTGATATTACTTATAACGCGTGTATACAACAAATCGATGTTGGAGCTTCATACGATGAAATCAATGCTGTGTGTAATATCGATTCGACGAGTGGTATAACTGACGGTGAATCAGGTGGATCGGGTGGATCGGGTGGATCGGGTGGTTCGGGTGGTTCGAGTACTGTTCCGACGAGTGTTTCGACGAGTGCCGTCGAAGAATTGAAAAAAACTATTGCTGAAGATAAAAAGAAAGAGGAAGAGGAAGCTAAGAAAACGAAAAAGAACCTTTTGATCGGTGGTGGTGGTGGAGGTGTTTTATCGAGTATATCGTGTTTGATATTATTAGTAATAATTGTAATGGTAATGTCAAAAAAAAGTGGTGGTGGTAGACGAAGGTAAAAAAAGTATTTATACGTATTTTAATCTCAGTACATATAAATACCCCATACAATGGTGTGTAAAGTAAAAGTGGGTAATTATCCTAATTTTACACAGCGTGTACAATGGGCACATCAGGGGGATGGTTTACACGTAATGAAATATGACAACGCTGTAGAAAGTTATGAGATTACAGGGTGTGATAATTCATCCGTTTCATTTTTCGAACACCATGATCCTAATCCGTCTCAACAAGCGATTGTACTTACAGATGGTAAATACCAGATGTATAACGATCCATTTTGGATAAACCAACATGGTCCGTATGCGAGTACTGTAAATGGTATAACTTCCGTGAAAATACAAAGTCCCGGTGGTGAATCATTAGTTAATGGTGGTAAAATCAATGCTACTATAGATGTACCCGACGGGAAAGGTCCGTTAGGTGAAGGTGACAAGCATGTAATGTGGAATAATTGGTCAAAATATTTAAAAGGTAACCAAGACAATAATTTATCCGACCATTGCCCGGGTGCGACATGGAAAGCATGGAAACACGCTAAAACAGCCAATAAACCTTCTCAAGCTCTTTGCCAATGGAAAATAGACGAAAATAACATGGCCTCTTTAGCTGCGAGTAATGAAACACACGTAAAAGGTAAGTATAATACTATAATAAACCGTGTGTGTAATGCCATAAAAAACGATAAACCAGACTTTAAAACGGGTAGAGCTAATAACGAAACGTGTTGGGATCTGGTAAATACACAAGATTTTATGAAGGATTATTGTTTCAAAGAGAATAGAATGTCTGATAATTCCCTGTGTAGTAAATCTAGTTTAGGTGATTCTTACGATATATTAGCAACAGAGTATTGCGTAGATAATCCCGATAAGGAGTTTTGTAAGTGTTATAACGTCGTAAACTACGAAACGGTTTGTGCCAATAGACCAACATCGGTGGGGTGTGCAAAGGCAAAAGAGGTTTACGATAAGTATGTTGGATTTAATATACCCGATCCAAACGTATATTTACCATGTGGGGATGCATGTAAAGGAGCAAATAATTACCAACCACCGGGACATGACGATGGGTGTAATGGTACAATTAATGCGTGTGTAATGTCGATAGAGATTGGAGAAGCAAACGATGAAGTTAACGCCGCGTGTAATATCGATTCGACGAGTGGTTTAACTACGAGTGAATCGGGTGGTTCGAGTGGATCTGATGGTTCGGGTGGTTCGAGTACTGTTCCGACGAGTGTTTCGACGAGTGCCGTCGAAGAATTGAAAAAAACTATTGCTGAAGATAAAAAGAAACAGGAAGAAAAAGAGGAAGAGGAAGCTAAGAAAACGAAAAAGAACCTTTTGATCGGTGGTGGTGGTGGAGGTATTGTATCGAGTATATCGTGTTTGATATTATTAGTAATAATTGCAATGGTAATGTCAAAAAAAGGTGGTGGTGGTGGAAGACGAAGATAAAAAAATATCAGTACATATAAATACTCCATACAATGGTATGTAAAGTAAAGATGGGTTCGTATCCTAATTTCACAGACGGTGTCCAATGGACAATTTCAGGTAATGGTGATCACGGAATGGAACATGACAACGCTGTAGAAAGTTGGGAGATTACAGGGTGTGAAAATTCATCCGTTGTATTTTACGAACACGGTGATCATAATCAGCGTCAACAAGCACACGTACTTACAAATGGTAAATACCAGATATATAACGCAGCGCAGTGGATAAACTCTCATGGTCCATATGCGGGCCCTTTAAGCGGTATATCTGCCGCGAAAATACAAAGTCCGGGTGGCGAATCCTTAACAAACGGCGGTAAAATCAATGCCATTATAGATATACCTGATGGACAAGGTCCACGCGCACAGGAATCGTCTACGGTTGACAATTGGGATAACTATTTAAAACCTAATCAAGACCATGGTTTATCCGAACATTGCCCGGGTGCGACATGGAAAGCATGGCAACATGCTAAAACAGCCGATAAACCCGCTAAAGCTCTTTGCCAATGGAAAATAACCGAAAATAACATGGCCTCTTTAGCTGCGAGTAATGAAACACACGTAAAAGGTAAGTATAATACTATAATAAACCGCGTGTGTAATGCCATAAAAAACGATAAACCAGACTTTAAAACGGGTAGAGCTAATAACGAAACGTGTTGGGATCTGGTAAGTACACAAGATTTTATGAAGGATTATTGTTTCAAAGAGAATAGAATGTCTGATAATCCCCTGTGTAGTAAATCTAGTTTAGGTGATTCTTACGATATATTAGCAACAGAGTATTGCGTAGCTAATCCCGATAAGGAGTTTTGTAAGTGTTATAACGTTGTAAACTACGAAACGGTTTGTGCCAATAGACCAACATCGGTGGGGTGTGCGTTGGCAAAAACTAAATTAGATTCAATCGAAGAAAAATTAGGTGTAAAAAACGCAACCGATTCCTTACCATGTGGAACATTGTGTTCAGGAGCAAATAATTATTTACCACCCGGGTATAAGTCGGGGTGTGATATTACTTATAACGCGTGTATAATGTCAATAGATATCGGTGAATCGAACGCTGAAGTTAACGCCGCATGTAATATTGATTCGACGAGTGGTATAACTGACGGTGAAACAGGTGGATCGGATGGTTCGGGTGGTTCCGGTAGTGTACCATTATCAACAACGCAAACATCCGATTTGGAAAAGACCGTAGCTGAAATGAAGAAACAAAAAGAAGAAGAGGATGAGGAAGCTAAGAAAACGAATAAGAAACTCTTGATCGGCGGTGGTGGAGGAGGTATTCTATCGAGTATATCGTGTTTGATATTATTAGTAATAATTGTAATGGTAATGTCAAAAAAAGGGGGTGGTGGTAGACGAAGATAAACTGAATAATACTTAAAGAAAAAACATTCCTTATGTTTATATGAATGTGTGGTGTTGGTGGTGCTGCCACCCATTCGAAAGTACGCCTTTACAAATGCCTTATAAACATGACGAACGTCGTAATAAATTTCATACATCCGGTAACTTTTGTTCATGGAGTTGTATGAAAATGTACGCTATAGACAAATACGGGTGTAACCGAGGAGGACTTATATGTGGTAATATTGTGATGATGCGTCGTAAGCTTTTCAATAAGATAGGAACTATAAAACGTGCACCCCATAGACAAAGATTAGACGTTTTCGGTGGAGATTTAACAATAGATCAATTTAGGGAGAATCAAATAGTTGATAATGAAGAACCTAAAGAAATAAAAACGGAACCCGTACCCGAAATAAATATACCTATAGCACCAAGTACTAAGAAACTGAGTGATATTAATAGTGCTACGGGTAAAAACGAGACGTTACGTTTGAAGCGCGCTAAGCCGCTCAAACGAAACGCGAATAATTTAGAATCAGTATTGGGTTTAGTTATCAAAACAAAAACCTAGAACACGTACTTGTTTATTTGTAGGACGTGATTTTGGAATATTAATTGATCGACACGAATGTACCCATCTTTCTCCATCGTGTGCGATCCATTTAAAATTATATTTCTCTATCATTTTTCTACATAAAACACACGGTAGCGATATACCGTCACCATAACTGGTTTCACGAGATATCACTAATGTACCATGTTTTCTATTCACCCATGACGAAAACTGATGATTCTTATACCCTCTTTTTAAAAAATCACGTTTTAAAGTTTTTATGAGTCGTCTTTCGGAACAGCATGTAGAATCACTTTTCGATTCGATGTTTAATTTGGTTGTATAAGTAGTCACGGTTGTGTATGACATTTGTTTATACAAGCGAATTATTTTTAATATCGTTACAGTTATTACATACTTTTCCACTATACACGAAAGAACAATGATCACACTCGTTAAGTATTCGAACTTTACGTCTAACGAGCTTATTCTCAGAGTACATTACCAAATCTCTTATTGTTGATATCCCATATATAACCATTGTTTCTAAAGTTGGGAATTTCATTATGTTTAGTATACGCGTAATAACTTTATGTTAATTGTTTAGGCACCCAAACATTTGAACATTTTTTTACACCCTGCACTCGTTTTCAACATGAGAGCAAAACTATCAATCATACTAGGAACCATGGCTTTTAAAAGTGTTTCAAATTCGGTATCGGTATCACCTTCGTCGATTTGTTCAATGACGGAAAAGATCAAATCTTGAACGAGTTCCTTCTTATCAGGACCAGAAATAGTTTTAAGATTATTTGCTTGGAGCATGAGCGTCGAAACCAGAATACAAACGTTTTCTTTCGTGATACGTTTACCTCGATACCTTTCAACAATTCTCTTCATTTCCGAGGCGACTTGTTTAGACTGTTTGGATTTCGAATCATAGTTTGCGACAATTTTTTCCGGGGTAGATGACATTATTATATACTAGTTTATAAAATAATTTCTTTAACTATTATAATGAACACTGACGATAATATCGCTTTTATTGCCATAACAATAGGTTTGGCACAAATGATGATGCTTACGAATAAACTCATAAATACCAAAGATATATCTTATTATAGTTTGGAGTACGTTTTAGCTGGTATTCTTGCCAGTACACTTTGGATAATATACCAGTATAGAAAAGGTGCTAACTTTTCCGTCATGTATTCAACAGCCGGTTTGTTTTTGGGGTTATACATATTAAAAAGGTTATTGAAGGAAAGAAAACCTAAAAAAGAAAAATCTTCTTCTATATAAATGCAAACCATTACTTCACCGCGATTAAATACCGTACCAATTACACCAAAACTATACAGAAAACGAGTTAATAAAACAGTAACGCGTGCATCTAAAGACGATACGGGTATTAATTGGAAATATGTAGAAGCTATTAATGGACGCGCAGCTATGTATGGTACTATTTTGGGCGCCGGTAATTGGGGACTCACGGGTTTAAACGTTATCGAACAAACACACTATTTACCATTTTCTATAATGGGTCTAGGTGCCTCTCTTATATCTATAGGTACAATGACGAATGCGATTAGTAAGTTATCCGACGAGGATTTCGAAACCTTTGCGTTAATTAATACGGGGCGTTTTGCAATGGTTTGTTTCACAGGTTTGGTCACCGCAGCTATCGCCGGTGTTTAATAGAGGTATATTAGTATTCTGTAGTATATACCCAACAAACTGAACCATTTTTATTTTTTCTTCTAAACTAAATGTTCCTGCCCCACGCATCACGTGGGCCAAGAGGATAAACATTAAATGAATAGACTCATGTAGTTCCATTTAATGTGTATTATTTTAAAAAAATTACGAAAATTTACTTGAAATTTGGGGCTGGAACTCCGTTTTTGATATTATTCATAACTACAGTCGTTGACGCATTTGATACGGATACACCGTTACTGTTACCCATATCTATCATTTTATATACCAAAAATGCGTTCACGAGTAAATAAGATACAAGTGCTACAGCACTCGTTCCGACGTATCCCTTGTCTTTACACTTACTATCGTTTGCCATTCCTAACGACATAGCAGCAGCGAGGAAACCAAATATAGCGTATAAGATGAACATGTTATCACCACTGAGAAAATCGGTATCTTTCAATTTTAATATGATTGGTACGATGATTGCAATCGTTAACGTGTGACTAAGAAACATCTTAATATTTTTCCATTTTTGACTCTCCTGAACATCGGTACAATTTTGAAACGTATTTATACCTAATCCTGCGATTATAACATATGATATTATGAGAGCGATTTTTAAAGAAGGGCGCAATTCCATTTTTTATACTATTGTCCTAGAAAATTAATGAGGTCCTCTCTTGTTTTCTTTTGTGACCATCCTAATGATTTAAGTTTATCCGATGATATGTAATACCGAGAATCATTGAAAGGACGATCATCTACGTACGTGATCCATCTATGGTACTCTTCTGTATTTTTGTTTAGCTTAATTATAAGTTTTGTAACATCTAATACGGATATTTCATCATCTGACGCAATATTATATATTTCTCCCGGACTACCACGTTTCCAAACAATTTCAACCGCGTCTACAACATCGTTAACATGCATAAATGCACGTTTAATATTAGCACTCTTAAAACCATGTATAGTACACATTTCACCGTTACGTAAAGCTTGTTTGAACTTGGGTATAAGTTTTTCCGGGTACTGGTTTGGTCCGTATACGTTATTACACCGTATCGTTTTGATATTCATTTTGTAAGAGTCGATATATGATTGAACTATCATTTCTGCGGCGGCTTTTGATGCCGAGTACGGATTTGTAGGTTTTAAAACCCCTACATCCTCTGTAAACGGGACATCTGTATTTGATTCACCATACACTTCATCTGTACTGAAGTGTATAAATTCTACATTTGGTTTGATTTCTCTAAACTTATCCAAAAGAACATGGGTTCCGTACGTGTTATTTAATGTAAAATTCTTTGGATCGTTGAATGAGTTATCTACATGACTCATTGCTGCAAAGTGAAAAACGGCATCAAAATCATATTGTTTGATTAGATACCCAATTAAATTATTGTCACGTATATCACCTTTAACGAATGTTGATACACCAGGGTTTACGTTATATAAATTCGAACAATAGTCAAGTTTGTCCAAATTTACAAATTTGATTTCGGGGTACCGTTCTTTCATAATATTTATGAAATTGGATCCTATAAATCCACAACCACCGGTAACTAGCACGTTTGTCATTTATTTACCTTTGGCAAAATTTTTAAGTAAATTACACACACGATCAACATCGTCAATCGTCATACCATGGTGTGCACCTAACAGAAACCCATTTTTCATAATTGTATCTGCAGTATCAAAATCCTGTTTGAATTCCCTGAAAGCTGGGTGTCTTGTAATATTACCTGCGAACGTAACACGTGTTTGAACATCGTTTTCCTCGAGATACTTTATAACACCGAGACGATCATCACATTGAAGGGGTATGGCGAGCCAATTTGGGGTTTTGGAATCGTCTGGTAATGTATAATACGAACACTCTTTTAAGTTTTCTAGGTACCTTTCTATTAATTGTCTCCTAAGTTTCAAAAACCCTCCGAGTTTATCGAGTTGTACGAGACCAAACGCGGCATTCATTTCACACGCTTTTAAATGATACCCAGCAACACCGTATAGAAACTTCCAATCATACGGAATACCATCAACCGAATGGTTAAACCTTTCTGAAGGTTCTTCTATGTTATCGCCTATACGTCCCCAATCTCGGAACATGAGTGCACGTTTATACTGTTCTACGTTATTGAACATGACCATACCACCAACACCACCTGCGGTAATAACATGACTCGCATAGAAACTCGTCGTACTTATGTGCGTACACTCGGTCCGCGTGATTGTATCTGCAGAGTCTTCAATAAGCGGTATACCGGGACAAACTGATCGAATACCTTCCCAATCGGGTACGTTACCTATAAGGTTTGGTATCAGAACACACTTGGTGCGGTGTGTTACGGCGGATACTACATGCCAAGGCGCTGGAACATACGTTTTTAGTTCAACATCGCAAAATTTCGGTACAAGACCGAGTTGTAAAATGGGTGCGACTGTCGTTGCAAAACCACACGCGGGTGTTACGACCTCTGATCCTTTTGGAAGATCAAGTGCGGCGAGTGCGAGTAAAATAGCACTACTCCCTGAGTTTACGAAAAGACCCATCTTTTTACCGAAGAGTATAGATGTTCTTTTTTCAAACTCTTCAGAACGTTTACCAAACCCGGCTAACCAACCGTCTCGGAGACACTCTTCTACGGCCTTTATTTCTTCTTCACCATACGACTCGAATTTATTAGGGGCATACCATACTTTTTTAGTCATTATATAAAGAATACAACTGTTTTCTTTATATAAATGATAGATGAAAGTTTCTATAATAGGTACTGGTAAAATCGGTACAGATTTGCTTTATAAGTTAATTAAAATACCTGAATATGAAATTGTAGCATTTGTTGGTCGACGTGATATTAATAAAAGTATACCCACGAATGTTACATATTATTCAAATGGTATTAATTTTTTTATAGATAATCCTAAATCTTGTGATATTGTATTTGACTGTACAGATGCGTATTCAGCGAGAGAAAACGCAAAAGTGTTTAGAAATCAGGGTATATATACAATAGATTTGACACCTTCTAAAATAGGTAGATTATGTGTCCCTAATATTAATTGTGATTGTTTACATAACATTGATAATGTTAATATGATTACTTGTGGTGGACAAGTTTCTTTACCATTATTGAAGTATCTTAAATCAAAATGTAATATATCATACGCAGAAGTTGTATCACAGATATCGTCGGATACTGCTGGTATGGCAACACGGATAAATATAGATAAATATATAGAGACTACCGAAAGTGCTATACAAACACTTATTGGTATAAATAATTGTAAAGTTATATTGAATGTTAACCCGTATCCAAAAACTGTAATGCAAACAACTATATTTATAAAGACGAATCAAAAAGTTATTTTCGAAGATTATGATTTGTTTATTAAAAAAACGCAAAATTATATTAATGGTTACACAAGTGATGTAAAACCTGTATATATAAAAGATAACATTGTTATGGTTTCAGTGAAAGTATATGGTTCCGAAGATTATTTATCTAAATACGCGGGGAACTTAGATGTTATTAATTGTGCAGCAATAGAGGTATCTAAAAAAATATTTGATATTCGTAATGATAAAGTAGACAATCATAAAAATGTATATGAAAGAATTCTAGACGTTTAAAGAAGTGATTTTATAATGAATTAATGGATATTAAAATTAGTGATGTTATTGTATCGTTTTTACACGATAAAAACATTAACACTGTATTTGGAATAATAGGTTCAGCTAATTCACATATTTATGATTCATGTGTTAAATCTGGTATTACCATTATAAACACGCATAATGAACAAGCTGCGTTATTGGCCGCCGGTGGGTATTATAGAACGTCTGGTAAATTAGCTGTTGCTCTTGTTACTGCTGGCGGTGGTGTGACAAATTCTATAACTGGTGTTGTTAGTTTATGGGCCGATTCTATACCAGCAATTATAATATCTGGTCAAGAAAAATTAGAATATGTGAAAAATCATACAAATAGGAGAATGTATGGAACTCAAGGACTTGATATTGTTCACATGGTTTCTAAAACGACAAAATACGCGAAACTTGTTGATTCTGATAGAATTCAAGATGAATTGGAAAATGCATATAAGATATCATTACAAGATAGAAAGGGTCCTGTTTGGTTGGATATACCATTTGACATACAATCTAAAAGAATTATTCAACGAGAGTGGAATTCTACTAATTTTGAAATATTTGAACCAAGTGATAAAGACATGAAAAATGTTTATAACCTTATTGAAAATGCAAAAAGACCTGTTATTTTAGGTGGTCATGGTATAAAACTTTCAAAATGTATAGATTTATTTAAGTCATGTATAGAGAAACTTAATATACCTGTATTACTTACATGGTCAGCTATAGATATACTAGATCATGGTCATAAATTATTTTTTGGAAGTCCTGGTATATACGGTCAACGTTCATCTAATTTTATTTTTCAAAAATGCGATCTTCTTATAACAATTGGTTCAAGAATGACTATACCACAAACCGGATACGATTTGAATGAAGTTGCGAGAAATGCGAAGATAGTAATGGTCGATGTAGATGAGACTGAATTCAAGGAGTTTGTTGATTTTCCAATAAAAGCAAACTGTGAAAGCTTTATTAAAAGAATGTTTGTAGTTGATAAGGTATTTAATAACGAATGGATAAATGAGTGTATAAATATCCGTAGAGAGTTTCCTATAGTGGATAATTATCACGTAGACGACATATTTCCAAATTCTTATAAATTAATTGATAGAATTTCCGATTATTTAAAAACGGACCAAATTATAGTCACTGATATGGGTACGGCTTTACTATCTGGTCACCAATCTATAAGACTTAAAGATGACATGACTATGTTTTCTTCCTATGGATTAGGTGAAATGGGATATGGACTACCGGGTGCTCTTGGCGCTGCAATAGCTGGAAATGGGAGAGAAGTTTTATGTTTAAATTGTGACGGTGGTATGATGATGAATATTCAAGAATTACAAACTATAATTCAACATAATTTACCCATAAAAATAGTTATATTTAACAACGATGGGTATCTTATGATTAAACATACACAAAAGATGTTATTCAATGGTAACTATAGCGCAGTTGATAAAAACACTGGTATAGTTTTACCAGATTATATAAAAGTCGCGACAGCATTTGGTTATGAAAATTTTAGAATAAAAACATGGAGCGAGTTTGATTTTTATTTCCCTCGTTTCATGAATCATAAAGGACCTTCTATATGTGAAATATATATGCCATCCGAACAAGAGTTTATACCTAAAGTAAAGGGTGTAGTTAAAAATGATGGGTGTGTGTTTGCACCACCTTTAGAAGAAATGTCACCAATATTACAAATGAATGATATTAAACGAATAATGAAAAATGATATATCTAAAAAATCTCAATTAATTATTCGGCCATCTGAGAAGCAATAACTCTAACAAGATCTTCTTGACCTGCTACAAGTTTTCTATTTCCTAGTTCTTTTACTAAATTTGGTATTTTTATATTATATTTTTCCGCTGAATATAAAATTTCCTTTTCGAATACTGAATGTAATTTATTTTTAGCAGTTAATATATTTATTAACTTTATTTTTGGGGATTTATATTCTAATTTATCGATGTGATCCATCACATTTATGTCATTAGATGAATGTATTGTAGTCATTATTTCTAAAGGTGTGTTTCCCGCACCGGCGCCAAAACCATTAACAGTAACATCTATTATAACAGCTCCATGTTGTATAGCTATTAATGAATTTGCCACGGCTAAAGATAAGTTGTTATGACCATGGAATCCTAATTTTATACCAACTTCTGATAATTTTATAAAACATTCTTTTACTTGCTCCGGTAAAAACGAACCCGTTGAATCCATTATAATTACTGCATCTGCACCATATGACTTTAATTTTTTAACTTCGATAAACAATGTATCTAAAGAGCACGTAGCACACATCATTAATGCACCGTACACTGTTTTGTTTTTACTTTTGATGTATTCTATATGAGATTTTGACATGGATGCTTCGGTACAATGTGATGCTATTCTAAAAATATCAACTCCGTTTTCTATCGCGGGAATTATATCCCTGTTTATAGTAGCTATACCTGGAATAACATGTACAGAGAGTTTTGTATTTTTAAGATAACTTTTTGCTAATGTTATCATTTCTATATCTGATAATGTAGATTCACCTATTGATATAGAGGACGCACCTAGACCGTTACCATGACCTATTTCCATAACAGGTATATTAGTTTTTTCTACAAACTCGCATTGTTTTTTTATCATATCGCGCGTAAGATTATGTGATATAGCATGACATCCATCTCTTATGGTAAGATCGTTATATTCGATCATTTATTAATATACTTAAAAAATCTTTAATTATATTATTAAAATGAAAGTCGGTGTTTTAGGATGTAATGGATTTCTAGGGAGATATTTTTTACAATATAATAAATGGATACCTATAACACGCGAAGAAGTTGATTTATTAAATCCAGTATCTGTAGAAAAGTTTTTTCATAGGTACAAATTTAGTGTTATAATACATTGTGCAGTTGTTGGTGGTAGTCGTTTAAAAGAAGATTCAAGTGACGTTTTAAAAGAGAATATACTCATGTTTGAAAATGTATCGCGTTTTTTTAACGGTAAACTCATATACTTTTCGAGTGGCGCAGTTTTCAACGGTAACCCACCTACAGATCCATACGGTCTCTCTAAATGGATAATAGATAAACGTATTACGCAAATACCCAATGCGTATAGTTTGAGAATATGGGGATGTTATGGACCGGGTGAATTGTCAACGCGTTTTAGTGCCATATGTAAAGATAAAGGACACGTCATTATAGAAAAAGATAAATACTTTGATTTTGTTAATATCGACGATGTGATGAAAGTCGTTAGAGAATATATAGACGGTTTTAGAATAGCTAAACAATGTAACTTGGTATACTCGGAATGTTTTAAATTATCTGAATGGGCTAAAAAATTTGGAGCGACGTACGAGATTATAAATAAAAAAGAACTCGGTGAACCTTATATATCTGATATTAGAAATGATTTATCTCAAATAGAAGAATCTGTAAGATATAACAGTGATAATTGGAGTTTATTCTGTTAAAGAAATGAAATGATAGTAAGTATATGAAGATTACTTATAGTATTCAAGTGTGTAATGAATCAAGAGAATTATATTCTCTTGTAAATTTTTTATTAAAGGTCATCGATGAAGAGGATAATGTCCAAGTTATTGTTGATAGTTTACACAAAACTGATAAGGTCGATAAGGTTATAGACCATTTTAAAGAAAAAATTTCAGTTTTTGAAAGACCTTTCGATACGTTTTATAAAAACGCCTGTTATCATAAGGAAGTCTCTACGGGTGAATATATATTTCAGATTGACGCCGATGAGATGCCACAAGAAAAATTGATAAGAAATCTTAAAAATATTATAACGGAAACTGAAGCCGAAATATTCTTCATACCGAGAATTAACATTCACCCAGGTATAACTCAGAGTTTTATCGATTATTATAAATTCAATATAAATGAAGCCGGGTGGATTAACTGGCCGGATTATCAAGGTCGACTATACAAAAATTGCGAAGGTATAACATGGACAGATGAATTACATTCTAAATTAACTGGGTCTAATAAGGTACAAGGTATAGTGGCTAAACCTGAACTTGCATTATGGCATATTAAATCTATGGAAAAACAGGAAAGTAGATGGCAAGACGACGGTGAAGATGGTAACGGTACTACTATATTTCCTCCATCAAAAGAAAATTTATACGATCAATTAATGTAAATAAAGTTTAAAGATATTAAAATGTATATAGTTAGATAATGAGTGAGAAATTTATTCATGTTAAAAGAATACACACCCTTAAAAATTCTATTTTTTATTCACTTATTCACTATAAAAATGAAATTTTGGGTTTTGGTAGAAGATATTACGGGGAAGAAAGAGTCGTTAAACAGGTTAAATTGAGTAACAACCTTGATATTATAGAAGATAAAAGTGTATTATTTAGGGGTGAAGATCCTAGGTGTTTTATTTATAAAGACAGGCTTTACATTCTAGATAATTATTTTAACGATATGCATTTGATAGATTACGAAACTAAAAAGAGTATTAAAATTAATGCGAGTGGTAAAAATCTATCTTTTATAGAACATAATGATAAATTATATTTTATACACTATATAAAACCATTTCATTTGTACACTTTTGATATAAATAATGGTGCTATAACAAAAGTTGATGTCATAGATGATAAACGCCACTATAACCTTGAATATAGAGGTGGTACACCTGCATATAAATTAAACGAAAATGAGTATTATGGATATGGACACAGAACATACACAGAAGACGATGGAGTCGTAAAACACGATATATTTAAATGGATAGTTAAATTTCAATATGGTAAACCATTGATAGTAATTGAAAATGTAGAACAACCGATTAACTCAAAGAATATATGTGATCCGACTAGCGTTATTGAAATAAACGGTAAGAAATACTTAATAACAGCAGAATCTGATAAAATATGGTTTTGTGATCAAGATTATGTAACGAATGCTTATGAAGTTTTAAAATAATAATATCACGATAATGTAATGCTCGGGACTGAAATAGAACACATTGATGGTCTTAGTACGTCTAATACTGATAATATGGCTGAACTTGAAGATATTTTAAAGTATTGTCAGTTGGGTCGAGAATGTTCGAAATCTATTATGGATGAATACACAGCATGTGATAAAATAAGTAAAGAGGTAATAGTATGGTATTCTCATAACAAAAAGGTACTGAAACAGATGAATGATTGGGCAGTACTTTATAAAGATGAATTTATTGAATATGAAAAAAAAATAAACGAAGTTCAGAAACGGATTAAAAATTTAAAAAACAGTGTTCTTAAATCTTAATACAATTTCAAAATCTCAGCAACCGCTGGGTGTCGCAAGATGTCTTCATCATCCATGATGACATGTTCGATATATTCTAAATCCAATCCCTTTATTCGTTTAACAAGGTCGGCGAGACCGTTTCTCGGACCCAAATCACTTTGTTTCAGGTCACCCATAACGATCATTTTTGAATTATCACCCAATCTCGTTAAAAGCATCTTCATTTGGTTAGGTGTACTATTTTGCATTTCATCCGCGATGATAAAAGAATCGTTGAATGTTCTACCACGCATAAACCCCAACGGTTCTATACATACATGTTTCTCAAGTTGGTTACGTGTAAGATAGTTTTCGAAAACATCCATCATAGGTCTTATCCATGGTTCCATCTTTCGTTCCATTTCGCCAGGTAAGTATCCCATATCTTCATCCGCTGCAACTATAGGACGTGTAAGTATGAGACGTTTACACTCTTTGTTTGCTAATTTTTCTGCCGCGACCTGGCACCCAAACATAGTTTTACCCGAACCTGCCGGACCAGTTGCGATTACAATAGGTTTTGGAGATTGTATAACCCTTAAATATTCGCATTGTCCCGGTGTTTTGGGAAAGTTCATCTGTATAAAATAAGTTAAGGTTTTTTTTCTATTTAGATAATAAGATGATAACACACCATGTAAAACCTGTATTTTTAATTAAACCTGTAAAAAAGTCTAAAAATCGTAATATATTAACTCTGTGTGTATCAGGTAATGATTATTCTGAACAAACATTTGATGACGTCGACACCGTACTTGTAAAATATTTTACGTTCAGATCTACACAATATACATTATCACAGGTATATGAAATGGATAGGTCACCCATGAAAAGTGAATTCAATTGGTTATGTGATTTTTCAAATGAACATAATCCAAGTTCTGGTGACGCTTTTATAGAGGCGTTATATGAAAACGGTAAATCAAACATTGCATCTCGTGTTATGGAAAATAGAGAAGGGTTATTAAAACGATGGTTATCACAGACGAGTGAAACGAATGGTGAAAAGTTGGGGTTAAAAATGCACAAGAAAAACATGGATATATCACGGAAAATGTTAATGAAGTCTCTAGAAATTACACCGGAGACAAGCAAATCTTTTGATGAAGTATAAAGATATATTGGTATACTATAATATGAAGTTTTATTTTATAGGTGTAATCAGAGGTGGATATACAACAATTACTGATCCTGATGGTAAACCACGTATAATTTGTTTTAGTAAAAAAAGGAATGCTAACGAATGTATAGACTACATAAGTAAATACCGTTCAAGCTACGGTGTATGGCCAGACATGAATTTGGAACAACCTGTTTCTCGAATAAACCCTAATATGAATTTTAAGAAAAGAACACCCGAAAACATATCAGAATATATTTTCACTGAAGAAATGGTAAAGAGTCAACTCGACGAAATGTCAACCGGAACGGGTGTTTGTTATTTTTATTGTCATACTTTCGGATATAAAGAAGATTTATTACAAATATCATTATCTGGTCAGAAAATAGATGGTGAAATAAACGAGAGATATTATAAATCAAGATTAGATACAAGGTTAAAGAATGTGTGAATATATAATATAAATGTCATTTGTAAAAGAATTCGATCCTAAAAGTGAAAAACACGTGACGTGGTTACAAAATATAGATAAAACTATGGTTGAAATGGGAGATCTTAGTAAATCTAAAGATTTAATGAAAACTGTAAATGAAAACCCATTTGGTATTAAAATGGACAATCCGATTGATTGGGCACAGTCACATTTCCAATTGTGTATGAAATACTCACAAGCCGTCCTCCGAGGAATAGCTTATATTCCTACTTAACGGTCTACTAATTAACATTGATGAAGAGCGCGTTCTTGGGTGAGTATACTTAGCCATTTTATGATATTCTTTTAATGTAAAATTTTGAGGGTCTGCGTTATCATCCATTCGAATTAACAGTATTCTTCCTAAAACTTCCATATTTGTAAACGGTCTAGGTAATCTATTTGAATTTAAATTTAATTCGGTAAAAGATTCGTCTGATTCAGTTTTTACGATAACAACCTGTTCTTCAGGCCATTGTCCTAAAAAGCTCGCTTTCCCTTTCAATAATTTGAAAATTTCGTTTTTAGACGGAGATATATCAATATCTATTTCATATATATCGTTACGTTTTTCATTTATTAAAACAGCACGTGTCATCCTATTTTACTGGAATAAAAAAATTGCTTTTAATAAATGAACAACTCTATCAAAATATTTATAGCTTTCATAATCGTTTATATTATATTAAAAGAAACTGAACTGTATCAAAATATAGTTCTTGATACACCTTGGGTACAAACCCGTAATAAACCAATCACTACTTCCGATCCATTTAACATGTGCTCCCCAGAATCATTTTCTGATTGTAAGAAACCTGAAATGGAACACCTAAGTAGAAAATAATAGACTATAAAGTAAAAGATGTTATCTAGGGAATATGCAAAAGAAAAATACTCAGAAATACTTGGGGTACCGATCGAACACGCTATAGTTCAAAACTTAGAAAAACATACATCAAATTGGGCGTATATAAGAACGAAAGAATGTGGAGATACACCTGCGTCTAATAATAGTAATCACGTTCAACGGTATAAACAAAAATTTTTAAGTATTATGTATAATCTAAAAAAATCACCTATGTTAAAATATAAAATTTTGGAAGGTGAACTTAAAACATCTACTGTTATTAATTTATCACCACAGGCTCTGTGGCCTGAAGGACCTCACGCGAAAATGTCAGAACAAATAGCGGTAACAGAAATGAAAAAACAACACGCGGCTAATTATATGCATGATAAAGATTACAAGGGTCTATTTAAATGTGGTAAATGTAGAGGGTATAAAACTACTTTTTACCAAATGCAAACTAGAAGTGCTGATGAACCCATGACTGTATTTGTGACGTGTCACACGTGTGATAGAAGATGGAAGACCTAACTTTCTATTTTTATGGCGTACTGGGAGTGTGTAAGATCTGTTGGTTGATCACCAACTGATAATATATAGTTTAAACCAGATTTAGCTTTTACATTACCTTTATTATGTGCAGGTGTTATTATAAGAATATGATAGGGTATACGATATCTTTTTAATTGCCATTTTGTAAATGCCGATGTAATTAGATTATTAGGTCTAGCTGTTATAATAACAATTTTATATCCTAAATCCATTGCGTAATATAATAACTTAATCATTGGTGTATTAGCCACACCATTTGTAAAAATAAGAGTATCATCTATATCAAACATAACTGCATCTTTTTCTCTTATAACCCGATCTTTTAGTATGTTATTCATTTAATATACTTTAAGAATTAAAACTTGTGTTTATAAAATGGAAAACCAGATTATTGACATTGAATTTGAAGATGGTATGATATGTATAGGAAAAATTATAAAAGATATGGACACTGAATTTCAAGTTGCTATACTTGAACACGTGGGTGATGGTTTATGGGATTTTGATCAGGAGTTAGAGTGTATACCTAAGGATAGCGTTTCTGGATTTTATGATACAAAAAACCTGGAACAAACTGGCTTATACGAAATGACAAAAACCGGTTTATACGAAATGATAGATCTATCGGATACAGAATATGTTTTACCGAGTGATGAAGACGATTACGATTCCGGGTCGGAAGTTAGTCTCGTAGATGAATTATAATATTGATTAATAATAAAATGAATTCACAAAGAATAATATTCGCTTCAATCATTGCCGTTGTCATTTACATGTATACGAGACCCAGAATCGTTCCGGAAAAGGAAAAATACTGTTCCATGTGTGCTGGTAAGTAAAATATCAGGAAAAAATTAAAATATTAAACAATCAATAATCTAATTACGAACTTGCCGTACTTATATTATTTATATATAGTATATGTCCAATTCCACGAAAAGAAAATTAAATTTTAAAAATGCAACTGGAAATAATATGACGAATGATCAAATGTACGCTAAAATTAAAAATAAAATATCGGGGTTAGAAAAAAAACGTCAAATTGGTATAGAAAAGCGTAAAAAATATAAATTTATTCTTAATAATATAAATACAAGAATTGAAGAACTAGATACAGAAATACAAGATGGTAAAATTGCATTGAAAGGACTTAATAATATTAAAAAATAATTCAAATCAAAATAAAAAATAAACACACCAATAATCTAATTACGAACTTTCCGTACTTATATTATTGAATACAAAACTAACTTAAGTAAATAGATTATGTATAATAAAATAGACAATAATGGGTGAAAGTATACAAAAACTTACACACGTCGAACATATACTAAAACGACCGGATTCATACGTCGGACCCGTATCACGTGTTGCCGAACCCTACTGGATTCACGAAAATGGTGTATTTGAGAAGAAAACGGCTGTCTATTCACCCGCACTTTTAAAAATATTCGATGAAATTTTAGTAAATGCTATCGATCGTAATTCAATGTATCCTAAAAGCGTAACGGCGTTAAGCGTTTCTATTGATAAATTGAGCGGTGAAATAAGTATTGAAAATAACGGACCACTTGGTGGTATAGCCGTTAAAATGCACGAAAAAGAAGAATTGTGGACTCCTGAACTAACATTTGGCCACTTACTCACGAGTACAAATTACGACGATACACAAAAACGCCTCGTTGGTGGACGTAATGGGTACGGTGCTAAACTCACGAATGTGTATTCATCTAAATTTTCAGTTAAGATAAAAGACGGTGAAAATAAATGTGTATATACACAGCAATGGAGTGACAATATGAAAAAATGTGTCCCACCCAAAATAAAAAAGTATTCTGGTACGTCGTCGAGTGTATCTGTGTCGTTTATTCCAGATTGGAAAAGATTCGGGATGACGAAAATGGACGATTCTATATACAAAATATTCGAAAAACGAGTTTTTGATGCAAATATATGCACATCACCAAACTGTAAAGTAAAGTTTCAAAACGAACCTCTACCGAAATGTACATTCAATTCGTATGCAAAAATGTATACCAAATCCGATGAAATGTGTACATTTGTAAGTGATAGATGGTCGGTATGTATTGCACCTTCAGATGATGGGTTCGAACAAGTATCGTTCGTAAATGGTATTTGTACAACAAAAGGAGGATCTCACGTTGACCACGTTTCAAATATACTCGCAAACGGTGTTATTGAGGATATGGCGAAGAAGATAAAACTGAGACCACAACAGGTTAAAAATGCCTTTTTCGTTTTTGTAAAAGCTACACTTGTTAATCCAAGTTTTAGTAGTCAAGTTAAATCCGAGTGTACCTTAAAATTACAGGATTTTGGGAGTAAGTTTGAACCACCAAAAACACTTATTAAAAATATTCTAAAAACGAGTATTCAATCGGAGTTATTGGCGTTATCAAAGTTTCGTGAAATGAAAGAATTAAAAAAAACGGACGGGGTTCGTAAATCAAAAATAACGGGTATACCAAAACTTGACGATGCAAATAAGGCCGGTACCGTACAATCTGGTAAGTGTACACTGATTGTTACCGAAGGTGATTCCGCAAAAACACTTGCAATTGCTGGTCTTTCTATTGTTGGCCGTGATCATTATGGCGTTTTCCCTTTACGTGGTAAATGTAAAAATGTAAGGGATGCGAGTGTAAAACAACTTACAGAAAATAAGGAATTTAATGATCTTAAAAAGATTTTGGGTCTTCAACAAGGCAAGGTGTACACATCACTCTCCGAACTCAGATACGGACGACTTATGATCATGACAGATGCAGATAACGATGGAAGTCATATCAAAGGGCTCATTCTTAACATGATTCATTATTTCTGGCCGAGTTTACTTGATTTAAAGTTCGTCGTGAGTATGGTTACACCTATTATCAAAGCCACAAAGGGGTCAGAAACGAAATCATTTTATACAGATTCTACGTTCAGACAATGGTATGGTAATGGTAAAGCTGGGTGGAAAATTAAATATTATAAGGGTCTTGGTACATCCACGTCTGCGGAGGCACGTGAATATTTCAAGAAGATCAAAGACCTCACCGTTCAATTTGATACAGATGATTCAATGGACGAGTCTATAATTCTTGCATTTGATAAATCAAAATCTGATTTACGTAAAAAATGGTTACTTGAGAGTACAGAAAAAGATGTATCGGAACTCGAGGTACCTTATGGAAACATTCAACGTCTCGGTATAACCGATTTTATTCATAAAGATCTTGTTAATTTCAGTCTCGCAGACTTGAAAAGATCTATTGCACACGTATCAGATGGTTTAAAACCATCACAAAGAAAAGTTGTATACGCATGTTTTTCTAAAAACCTCACATCTGAAATGAAGGTCGCTCAATTAGCAGCCTATGTATCGGAGAAAACATCATACCATCACGGTGAAGTGTCTTTGGCCGATACGATTGTAAAATTGGCACATGATTTTGTTGGTTCGAATAATATCAATTTACTCGAACCATGTGGTCAGTTTGGTACAAGACTGATGGGTGGTAAAGATGCGAGTCAAACGAGGTATATATTTACAAAACTTACAAAAAGTGCAAGAACACTCTTTGATCCAAAAGACGACCCCGTTTTAAAGTATATGGACGATGATGGTAAACAGATTGAACCCGAATATTATGTTCCTATTTTACCAACTGTTTTGGTAAACGGTACGGAAGGTATAGGTACGGGTTTTAGCTCGTATATACCACCATTTAACCCGGATGATATACGCACAAACATAAAACGTGTTATAGTCGGTGAAAACATCATTCCTATGAAACCTTGGTTTAATAATTTCAAAGGAACTGTTTTTAGTAACGATAATACTATTTGGGTTACTGAAGGTATTTGGAAACGTTACGGAGATACTATTAAAATTACAGAATTACCTCCATGTAGATGGACACAAGATTATAAAGAATACCTCGATACACTTATGGAAAAGAAGAAAATTACAAGCTACGTGAATAACAGTACAACAGATGATATTGATTTTGTTATTACGGGTTATACCGGTGACGATGTTATAAAAGATTTCAAATTACAAAAATCGTTTCATACGTCTAATATGCATTTATTTCACCCAACCAAAGGTATACATAAATACGAAACACCGGAAGATATTTTATTGGATTTCGTTGATATACGAACTAAAACGTATAAGAAAAGAAAAATACACTTAGTAACTACATTGAAAGAGAAAGTAAAAAAATTAAAAAATACGTATAAATTTGTTGAAATGGTTATACATGAAAAATTGAAAGTTTTTAAGAGGAAAAGATCCGAACTGGAAAGTGAAATGAGTACAATTTTCGATAAAATAGAGAATTCATACGATTACTTGTTAAACATTAAGACGTATCAGTACACTCACGAAGCTGTAGAAAGTCTCAAGGATGATACATTAAAAACGATGAAAGAACTCGAGGTATTGGAAAATACGAATTACATTGATATGTGGAAAAATGATTTGGTACACTCAGTTTAATAAAAAAATACCAGACTATATAAATGTCAAAACACCCGAGACCCGCAAATTCGTGTGGATCGTCCACAACACCTAAAATGTCAAATAACAAGACAGTGAAGAAAAAGGCCAAAGTAACTTTATCTTCCAACTTTATTAAATCCATGGCAAAGTTACAAAGAGGACTTTTTTTAACACCAAATGTTACACCTAAGTCTTCTAATAAAAAAAATAAAAAGTAATGTATGAAAGATCCCTTTAAGACCCGTGTCACTAAGAACGACAAGAAAGCTAAAAAAGGACTCTATACACAAAAACATATAAGGCTTAAACAAGAGACGCTTAATAAGAGTAAGACAAACCAAAAAGACCATGGCTCCATACAAACCACCAAGTGCTCATTATAGTCAGTTTGACGTATCCGGTTATAATGAGGATGATATTTTCAAGTTTATCGGTAAGAACGGTAAAAAGTTTTACTGGTTAACGCGTTACCTCGAGTTATCGTACATGTGGTATGATAAAAACCGTAAAGTTATTGAATTATGGGGCCCATTTGAGTCGCTCCAGAATTTTCAAGCCCATCACATTTTAGAGTGTGAATTAGACCTAAGTTGTAATAAAATAGAAGTATAAAGTAAGATAAAATGACTACTCAAACCCCCGACACATTTCAAAAAATAAAAACACCCGGTTGTTTTAGCTACGAAAAAGTTAATCATGTAATTAAACCACTACAGAAACAACTTTTACCCGGTTCTCTCGTTTATGATATTGTTAATGCTAAATATAAACCTGAACCCGATCGACAACCTTTTTACGTTCAAAATAAAAAAGATTATTTAGAAAGTTTGGAAAGAAACTGTAAAGAAATGGGTATTCCATTTAAAAAACCATACGTTGAACAAATACCTACACCAGAAAAGATAAACGTATACAAAGAAAATCACATTGAATATTTGGATACAATAAGTGTGAAACTAAACGTTTTGAAGAATGGTAAAGTCCGTGTTAAACTTTTACACGAAATGACACATCTGAATGAAATGTATTATTCAAAGTTTAAACCACCACCTATTAAAATATTATCGTCAACTTTAAAAAAGATTGGGTACTCTAAAGAATTTATAGATTCAATGAACGATAAATATAAAAAAAGACAAAAACTTATTGAAGTAAAATGGAAAAAACTAGAAAAGATGTTTGTTACACCTTCAGCGAGTTCCTTGAATAGAAAGAAAAAGAAGGAAAGGGCACTTGAAAAGGAAAAGGAAAAGGAAAAGGAAATAGAAAACGTGAAAGAAGACGAAGATGTACCCGAAGAAGATGTACCCGAAGAAGACGACGGCCTTGATATAGAACAAGACGAGGACGAGGACGAAAATGTAGAAGAAGAATACATTTCAGATGGAGGAGATGATTAAAACTTAAGTTACACAAATTTTAATAAAAAACAATTTACAAAATGAATATTTTCTTTTTATCTATGAACCCTGAAGAGCTTGCTTATATGTATTGTGATCAACACGTAATCAAGATTCTACTTGAAATATGTCAAATGATGTATACCGCATGGTTTTACTCCGATCAAACGGAATACATGGAATCAAATGCACCCTATACGGTAAATGGAGCACGCCGAGGGTATAAAGCTGCACACAAAAAACACCCAACAACGTTATGGATATCGTCAAACATAAACAATTATAATTTTGCGGGTGAAATTGGAATGTCACTCGCACTCGAATATACTAAACGGTTTGGTAAAGTACACGCGTGTTCTAAACATATACTTTGGTTATATAAAAACAAACCTTCACATTTCGAACTTCGTGAGAGTGAAACCGCGTATTACCCAATACACGACTTTAAACACGGATTAACACGAATACCAGCGTGTATGCCCGATAAATATAAAGTACCAAGTATTATTGAATCGTATAAGCTATATTATACAGGTGAAAAAGAGAGTTTTGCGAGATATACACGTGTTTAATTTAGAAATATACTATAAGATGAACTGGAAACAGTTCCGTAAACGTTTAAGAAAAAAACGTAAAAAATTACAAAAATTTATAGATAAACATCCTGTTATTGTAATTATATTCTTACAATTAAGTATAATGGTGACCATATCAACCGTATCAAAATTATTTAGTTCCCCACCCTTAAAAATAGAAAAGAAGCCTGAATATGAACATCGAATGTATAGTGATTTTATTAAAGGTGTTAAGAAAAACGAAATCGTTAAAGCGGAAATAAATCCTCAAAGTGATATCGTATACTTCGAAGAAAAGAATGGAACTATGGGTACGTCGTATTACACACCTTCGGAAGATTTTTGGAAAACAATGTCTGAAAGTCACGTTGATTTTGATTTAGTTAGAACACCGATCGGTGGAACTTTTAACGATTTTGTATCATTCATGTTCATTACTATAGGTTTTTTTGCGATTTTTAGAATGTTCACAGGTGGTGGTATTAGTCAGAGCCCATTTTCTATGATGAAACAGGATAATGATATTGAAAGTGAAATAACAACGCGTTTTGATGACGTCCAAGGTATAGATAGTGCGAAAGACGAACTTGAAGAAATCGTTGATTTTCTCAAGTCACCCGAAAAGTATTTCGGTACGGGTGCTAAAATACCAAAAGGTGCGTTATTAACAGGAAAACCGGGTACGGGTAAAACACTTTTGGCACGCGCGATCGCTGGCGAATCTTCCGTCCCTTTCATTCAGTGTTCAGGATCATCGTTTGTTGAAATGTTTGTGGGTGTAGGCGCAAAAAGAGTCCGAGATATATTTGAATTAGCGCGCGAAAACCAGCCATGTATTATATTTATAGACGAAATTGATGCGATTGGTAAGAAAAGAAGTATGAATGGATTTGCGACAAACGATGAGCGTGAACAAACGATTAATCAACTATTAACGGAAATGGACGGGTTTGAGAATGATACCGAAATTGTTGTTATAGGGGCAACAAACCGTTTAGATATTTTAGATGATGCGTTATTACGACCCGGTAGATTCGATCGTAAAATACAAGTTTCTTTACCTGATGTTCACGGACGTGAAGAAATACTCAAAGTACACTCTAAAGATAAACTGGTAGGTGTTGATGTAAGTCTTCATGACCTTGCAAAACAAACGACGGGGTTTTCTGGTGCCGATCTTGCAAATGTTATGAACGAGTGTGCTATACGAGCCGTTCGTGATGGTAAAGACGGTATAATAACACCTGATATTGTTGAAGACGTATATCAAAGAATAGTTGTCGGTGCTAAAGGAAATCGTTCCGTTTCTGGGGCGCGTAAATCAAGGGTCGCGTATCACGAAGCGGGACATGCTATTATTGGTGTACTCATGAGTGAATACGACGAAGTTCGTAAAGTGAGTATATTACCAAGAGGTGACGCGGGTGGTGTTACATATTTCCAACCATCGACGGATGATATAGGTATGTATACGAAAGATTATCTTTTATCACAAATTAAGGTCGCACTTGGTGGTCACGCCGCCGAAGAGATTGTTTATGGACGAGAACACGTTACTACGGGTGCATCCAGTGATTTTCAACAAACGTTTAACATTGCGCGTGAAATGGTGACTACGTACGGTATGAGTGAAACTATAGGTAAAATGAACATTAACCCCGATCTTATATCTCCCATTACAGCAAACCATATCGATATAGAAATACACGATATAGTTGAAAATTGTTATACTGAAGTAAAAGAATTACTTAACACATACCGCGTTAAACTCGAACACCTGAAAGAGATACTTGTCGAAGAAGAGATTGTCGATGGGAGTCTTGTATACGAAATGATCGCGTCATGTGATTTAAGAAGTCGCGTGAAACCGGTAGGTAGTTTACGAACGTTCAAAGATGCGTTTGATAGTTTTGACTCATATAGAGATGGTGATGATATTATTTTACCATGATATAGTATAAATGGATACTGAGGGTGAAATATTTTTTTTTAGTTTTGCTTGGTTTATTATAGGCCGGAGATTTTTAGAAAATTTTAGAAAATAATCTTTTATAATAAACCTAAGTGTACACGTTATACTTAAAGAAAACAAACTAAGTTTTTTATAATGAATTACATTGCTTGGGATACAGAGACCATAGGTCTTCCAACAACACGTTACGGCGAAAGAGCAACGCGTGAAAATATTCAAAAATTTGATAAATGTCGAATGTTAACGTTAGCATTTGTAAAATATAGTTCGGAAGGACGTGAACTCGGATCGTATCACGGTACAGTGTATCCAGATACATTTGATGTTGCGGCGACACACGTACACGGTATTACACAGGAGTACGCGAGAGAGAATGGACAACCGTTCGGGTATCTCTACGCATCATTAAAAGAAGCTACGAAAGATACAAAACTACTCGTCGCACACAATTCTGCTTTTGACGAAAACGTATTCTTTTCAGAATGTTACCGTCGAGGTTTTGATACGGAACCTTTCGATGACGTGACATTTGTTGATACTTTGGACATGGCGAGATCGATATATCCGACCTTGAAAAACCATAAATTGATTACCGTATACGATCACATTTTTGGTGAAGAGTTTGACGGTGCTCACGATGCACTGAACGATGCGCGCGCGTGTGGTGATGTTTACCCCGTTATGCGTGATAAGGAATGGAATCTTAAAGATATAGGTGTTAAACGAGTCGTACTCAAAGCGTCTGATATTGCAGCTATTACTGGTAAGAATAGGTTTAAGAAACCCACTGAAATCATTGATAACCTTTGGAGTAAATATAAACCCGAAACGTTTGAAGGTAAGACGAAGGATCAAATGGCGTACGAGGCCATTCAGAAATGCGATCTCGCAAAGAATCTGTTACAGGAAACTGAAACGTACAAATCTATAAATTCATCTGACGTTGAGCAAAAGTATAAAGCGGTATCTAACCAAGTTGATTTATATTCTAAACTACGTGGTGAAGATAAGAAGAATGCAATCGATTATTTACGTAAAAAACTGTATACGAACCACGGGACACGACACGAAGACACGACAGCTGATAATTATCAAGATTTTGACGTCGATGAAAAGTATTACACGTACACTGTGTGTTCACTTGAAGGTACCGATTACGAAATCGTGGGTCGAATAGACCGAATACATACAGATGTCGACGGTGATAAAACGATCGTGGAAATAAAGAATAGGACGCGTGGTTTATTCAAAACGGTACGTGATTACGAGGAGATTCAGTGTCAAACATATATGGAAATGTTGGATATCAATAAATGTCAATTGATCGAACAGTATAACGATTCACGCATGGGGTACCATATTATTCGTGATAAACAGAAATGGTTATCTGAATTGAATCCCAAACTGATAAATTTTTGCCGACACTTCCATAGTTTACTTTCTAAGTAATACTAAGAATGATATACATGTTACCATTTCTATTCGTGCCTAAACTTATTGATAAAAAACTAAACAAACCTAGCAAACCACCTATACAGGACACTAAAAACCGGTATTGTGGGTGTTGGTTATTTAATTAAAATGTAATGTAAATATAAAAGTAATAATGCCTCCTAAACTAAATAAAAAGGAAATAATGAAAATTATGAATAACGAAATGAAAAAAAAATCCCCTATAAAATCTCTGAAAACAACTCCCTGTGGATCGTACGTAGTAAATCGAAAGATAGGAGAAACTGCAAAAAAACCATCACCACCTAAAAAAAATAACAATAAATAAATTAAAGAAACGAGTGTATAAGATGTTATAACAAACATAACATGTCACTCGGTCTCCGAATTACCCCATTTACACCCAGATTACACAGGACTACCCGCTTAAAACGTTCTTCGAATAAAGATGATAATACGTTTATCGATACATCAAGCGACGAACCTAAATATGTAACGCGTGAAGATGTAGAGAGTTACCACGATTCATCCGATGCTAAAATGAAAACCTTATCTGCCGCATGGTTGAATAAGTACGCGACGCGCAACGGGTCACCAACACTTGAAACGTTTGCAAACCCAAAATCCGTCGAAATGATTAACGGCCGCGTTGCACAAATTGGTTGGATCATGGCACTGTATTACGAGTTTACTAAAAACGAAACCGTTTGGAATCAAGTATTTAAAACGAGGACGTTTACACTCTTAGACGGTACTAGCGATACTGTGACTTACCCAACAGTTGGATTTTTCATGTTACAGATTGTAGCCGGTTTGATCGTGACGGGATCCTTATTTTCTAAACTGAAATCTGTCGACGAAAACGAGGAGATTGGACCGTTTAATAAAGAGGCTGAATTAAACAACGGTAGATGGGCTATGATTGGTTTAGTATCTTTGGTCACAGTTGAACACTTTAACGACGGTATAGCCTTATTTGGACCACGATAAAAAATATAAAACATTAATAATAATGAAAAGAATTACATTTACACAGGGGTACCTGTCTTTTCTCGCCATAATAACATCATTTTCTGCTAATATGTATACGACTCGAACGAGTTATAAAGATAACGAAACCTGGTTAAAAACTAGGAATCTTTAAGAATAAAGAATGAAAGATCTATTCTTAAAAATTACTACAATGTCAATAGCATCTTTTTTAGGATCGTATATAGGAACTCAAAAATGGTTCAAGAGTCATGACGAACACGAATAAAAAAAATGAAAAACAATAGTATGTTGAGACCCCCTCTCTCATCTACCATTTTTCCCAGACTAACTACGTCTAGACGTATATGTACAAACGTTGTTTCTATGGAAAATGAGTCTACACGACTCCAAAATATAGAAACAACAATAGAAAGAACACGTGGTCGATGTTCATTAGCATACGGTCGTCAGGAGAAGGCGTACATAAAAGTTCTCAATCAGTTGGAGAAAGAACGTTCTGAAATTTTAAAGGGTACCCAGGAAAAAAGTTACGATAATACAAATGATAGTTGTAGCGAATAATCCGAGGGTAATGGTAGTTACGTGTAAAAAAAATAAAGGGGGTACACAAAAATTACCCAAATACGTGACGTATACTGAAACCGAGAAACTGAAAAAGTCTAGTAACAAAAAGAATATAAACCCTGTAAAGAAATTCTTAATTGGTATATTTGGTGAAGAGATTGATTACGATAAGTTCAATAAAGAGTCTAAATGGTCAATACGGAAAGAAGAAGAAGATGACGATCGTGAAACAAAAAAATAGTAAAATCGATTTTTTATATCAGTGTAATATAATAGAAATGGTTGATAACTTTGCAACTCCTACCGTTTCAGGATCGAAAAACAATTCAGGGTCGAACAACAATTCAGGATCGAACAACAATTCAGGATCGAACAACAATTCAGGGTCGAATAACAATTCGGGATCGAACAACAATTCGGGATCTAAGACCAAATCTTCATCTAAGACCAAATCTTCATCTAAGACCAAATCTGCATCTAAGACCAAATCTACATCTAAGACCAAATCTACATCTAAGCCCAAATCTGCATCTAAGCCCAAATCCGCATCTAAGACCAAATCTGCGTCTAAGACCAAATCTGCATCTAAGACCAAATCTGCGTCTAAGACTACTCCTAGTAAAAAAGCAAATTCTACGAATCGGTTAGCTAATGAGTTTAAAAACGTTGGTATAAGTCCAGTTAGTTCTACCGATATTCCTAGAGCCCCATCTTATATGAATACCAAATCCATATCATCCACCAATACCGGGTCAACCACCAAATCCAGGTCAGCTACTAAATCCGGGTCTAAAAAAAATAATCAAAGTTCCGCGAAAGAGTCGTCGTTCTCTATAATGAGTGCGAAAAATTATTCATTTAGATCAAATACTAATGAAAAACGTAGTAATCAAATGGATAAACTGAAAAAAAATATAGAAAAACTCGAATCGTTAAAAACCAAAATGCCATTATCTGTATACAAACGTGAAATAGCGAGACTACAAATCAGATTAAAACAATTACAAAATACCAAAGATTTGGAAAATGCCAAACCTAAAAGAGAAAGTCCGTTAAGAAGTTTTACGAGCGAGAATAGATCTGTTGAACAAGGGAGAAATAGACGAACATCAACTTCAACCCCAACACCTTCACCAGATTCGGGGTCACCACCTTCATATATGAACTATAATACCAGATCTCCATCTACAGGAGGGACCGCTGTTAACATGAGTCTTAATGGTAGTATGGTTGGTTCTACCAGTGGTTCTCCTTTTACTACACCAGTTAAGAAACAAAAATTAAGAAACCGAAACGCACAAAGTCAAAAACAAAACAAGGGAGCAAATAGAGATAGTGTGGGTGCTAGAGAAGGTAACAATAGTAATAGTAATAATAATGTATATTTTTCAAATAAAAATAACGGTAATAAGTAAATATGAAAACGAATACAATTTTACTTACGGGTGCCACGATACTCACACTATTGATACTTATGAACATTACCAAAGACGAACCAAAAAAGAAAGAAGGCGGGTGCGGATGCGGGTGTGCTAAATAACAATTCATTATAAAATAATCATTTCTATACACGATATCAAAACATTGTGAATAAAAATGTACATTTAATGTAAATGGCTCTCATAGCAGGCGCCGGTTTATGTCTATTGAGTACGATGTCGAGTTCACTTGCCGGACTTGTTTATTATTTACAAGACCCCGAACCAGCAACACCCACGTCAGGTGATGATGATATACCACAAACGCAAACCAAGATATATAGAAAGAATATGGAAATCATGTATTCGACCGATTGTGACGCAACGAGTAACGTTTCGGCAACCGAAGGTACGTTGAGTACATCTTTCGGTAAATCGATAAAATGGACGGCGCCTAATATCGAATCTACGGGAACACTCAAATCCGGAACCGGTGAGAAGATTAAAAAGTTACATTTGAGAAACATTATAATTTCGACCGGGAGTTATAAACAACACGACGAAAACACAGATTCTGAACCAGTCACGGTTCAAGTCACGGATGAGAAATATTGTGGTTTAAAATTACTTGATTTATGTGACGACGATAAAAAGTATATTACGGATTTGGATATAACGTATAAACCAATGGAGGACGACGGAAAAATAGAATATAAACCTTCGTATGCTTCATTATGGGCAAACAAATGTGTAACAGACGACCCCGATTCTAAGCAAGTACAAGATGAAACTATAAGTGGTGTATGTAGCACAGATAACCTTGATTTAAAATTTAATAACGATTACGAAAGCGAAGACCGATCTGAAGAATTTAAGAAATCTACACTTATGGAAATTGAAAATTTAAAACTCGTTTCGGGCTCGTATAAACGTGTTAAAAGTGACGGTACGGAAGAAGACGTAACAATGGAATCTAAGACGTACAGTGGTAAACATACGATCAATTTTTGTGGCGATGATGGTACAGAATGGGCGAAGGATTTGAAGGTTGACTTTGAAGCTATTCCCGAATCGAGTACGGAAACGTATAAAATTGAAGGGTATAGAATTTAAATATACATGATTGAATTAAAATATACACTACTAATAAATGTCAAAAGGACTTCTTTTAGGAGGAGGCGCATTAATGTTATGTATTTTATTAATAATTTTTATTGCGATTATATACTTTTTAACTCGCCCCGAAAAAGAAACCGAAAAAGAAACTGATGAATCTCCTACAATTACTGATGCGGGTGTAGATTTGGTTTTAAACCCAGGAAAAGAAACTGATAAAGTTGAAGAATATAGAATATTTAAAACAGAGTATGCATTAGGTGAAGCATCAGCTAAGAATATAGATATTAAACTTAAATGGACAAATGGACCAACTTTTACATCCGTTACATCTCTTATTTTTGTTCACGAATTGGGAACTAAAAAAGTACGCGACAATGTAACAACAACTGATAATATCGAATCGAATGCATCGAATGAATTGTTATTTAAGGGAACTGACTTAACGAGTGAAGAGGTTGTTGGTTCAAATACTATAAAAATATACTGGAATGAAGTAAAAGAAAGCAATATTCTAAAAACAATTTCTTTCACAATTACCCAAGAACATTTAGATACACCTTTTAATTTAACATCGGTTAAGAATATTACCATACCTGTCCAACTTTCATCATCTCAAACAGCCTCAGGCGATGTAGTATCTACATATACAAATTACTATATACTCCCTTATTTTACCGATACCCCTGTATATAATAGGAAAGTTCAAGGAGACACTAATGATGGGTTTAATATAATTAAAAATGGTTCTAAACAGAGTATTGACGGTGTTGATAAATTTTATATAGTACAAGCAATTGGTAAACAATTCTTATCTAAAGATCCAGATGGTAACAGTTTATTACGGTACGATAAAAAGTTTAAAAATCAAAACGAAATATTTGGGAATATGAACGCGGTAGTTAAATCCGCCATTTCTGTACGTGAAGCTAAACCATTTAAATACGAATTTATCGTTAAACACCTTGATTACATGGCAACACAACCTCAACACAATTTGGCTGCACACATACATAATGTAAAATTATACGATTTTAATTATACTTTAATAAAAACGGTTACAAATAACGATATTGAATTCGATGTACAACCTACTCATTCACTTAACCGTGATGACTATCTGGGTGCGTGGAAAAGTAATAAGTATAACGTGGGTGATAAACTGTTTACAATAACATCCGATAAACCTGTGCATATGATGAAGGTAAAGTATGCTAGACCTAGATACGCCCCTGGATGGACAATAAAAGAAAATGGTATTGTTCGATCTGAAGATACGAGAAATCACGGTACTGAAGAACTCCCAACCCCAGTTGACTATAGATATACACTTTCCAGGTTTGACGATATCGGTGATTTATCGTATTCCGGGTATTACGATATATCGGAAATGGAAGATATAGGTTTGGAGTATGGCATTATGATGCCTAATAATATACACGATTGGCAGTGGGATATAAATACATATGAAGATTGTAGACAAAGAGCTGGTGAAAAGGGATACAATGCATTTGGATTCCAGGCGACTGGTACAAAACATTGTTGGTTACGACAAGTTCCAGGTACTGGAGGATATACAGTGACTGGATTACAATCTACTGGTGAAGGTGGTAAGAAAGATGGACACGTTTCCGGGTGTGCTTTAAAAGGTAGAAAGGTTTCAAATAATTGTCAACAATTATTTCATTACGGCGGTGATAGTAACCTTGGAAGAGATGGTAGAAACGCATGTAATATGACAGATAATGATAAGAAATATGCGTGTGATAATGATTCTGAACTTTTTGGTATAGGATCGGGACCATCTTGTGGTCACAAATTCTATAATACGGATAAAGGAAAAGGTAGTACTATTTCAAGTACATCAGAATACGATAAATTTTATTCTTGTGAAACAAAAAATTATGTTTAGACTAAAGTAAATAATAAAAACGTTTTTATACACAAACTTAACTTTGTATATAAAAATGTCAATATACACTAAATGAGTAACAACAGTTCATTACCGATAATAGCAGTCGGAGCACTTGGATTATCATCGATTTCATGTGTTATAAGTTCATTCACAGGATTTTTAGTTTCGGGTGATTCTAATGTTGAATCTAATAACAGTACATCGAATACGAGTACAGATACGTCGAATACGACCACATCTAATACCAATACAGATACGTCCAATACGAGTACATCAAATACATCTACTATACCTCATCATATTTCACAAGGAACAGATGGATGGTGTATTGGTTGGGGTTCAATTCATCAGGACGTTCCAGGGTGTGGTCGAATATGTTCAAACGCTACTCATGTAGGATCAAAGAGAGATGGTACTTGGGGACCATGGGCGGATAATACTACCGTTGCAAGTACATGCGTTGGTGCCAAATTAGACGAAATCTGGGAAGTTCAAGGTGATGGTACACGAAAACTTGCCGACGGGTATACGTTAACAGATAAACCAAGCATTACTGGTTTTCAAACGAACGGGTCAGGAAAAGTTTATTATCTCGATAGACACCATGTAAATTGTAATAACGACGGTTTACGTAGATTTCAACTTAAAACAGTGAACCAACCCGATGGTGAAAATAACACCATTGCGTACGAGTTTGGATGTCTCACTGGTTTGGGTATAACTGAAACTACAGGAAAGGAAACAACACTCGATGTGGACGGTGATCCACCTCATACCGTTTATTTAGATAGGCACACTGTTGATTGTGATAACAAACCAATTACACAATTTAGATTACATAGAAACAGTGACGGAGATAAAATACATTACAAATATTCATGCGGTAATACTATTCCTTCCAATAGTTGTCGTGACGTAACTACTGAATATAATGACCAAGGTGCTGGGAATGTGATATATTTAAATAGACACAATGTCAAATGTGACGAAGGTGAATACTTGTCTAAGTTTAGATTGGATGCGGATGATAATGATACGACTGGTAAATATCGGTATGAATATAAATGCTGTAAACCTTAGATGATCGAATTAAACAAAAAAGATTACGTTTAGTTATTGTCCTACAAATTTAAAATATACACTACTAATAAATGTCAACCACACTTTTATTAGGAGGAGGCGCATTAATGCTATTTGTCTTTTTAATAATTATATTTGCGGTGGTTATATACTTTTTAACTCGCCCCGAAAAAGAATCCGAAAAAGAAAAAGAAACCGATGAATCTCCTACAATTAGTGGTGCGGGTGTAGAATTAGTTTTAAACCCAGACGAAGAAACTGATGAAGTAGAAAAGTATATGATAAAGGAATATGCGATTGGGGAAACAACTGCTAAGAACATAGATGTTAAACTTAAATGGAAAAACGGCCCTGGTTTTACAAGTGTAGAAAAACTTATTTTTGTACAAAAAGTAAACGGAACAACGGTACGTGCAGATGTAATAACAACTGATAATGTAAGTCCTAATACGGAATATGAAATTGTATTACTCGGTAAAAATTTAACATCTGATAATATCGTTGGTGAAAACACGATAGAAATGTATTGGAATACAAAGGGATTGAGTAATCTTCTCGAAACTATTAAATTTGATATTAAGGACGAGCATTTAGATTCAACGTTAGATATATCGCAGGCGCAGAATATTACTGTAGCAACACGACTTGCGTCTGGTTCGACTTCTACTGGTTCGGTTATAACTACATATACGAAGTATCACATACTACCATTTTTTCAGGAACCCGTATATATTAGAAAGGTTGGTAATGATGATGGGTTTAATATAATTAAGGGCGGTGTTAAAGAAACCATTGATGGTGTTGAAGTATTTTATATAAAAAAGGCTCTCGGTAGAACTTTCTTGTCTAAAGATACGGCCGGTAATTCTTTAATGAATGTGCAAGGGGGGTTCGTCAATAAGGATGAATTATTCAAAAGCGACGAACAAATGGATATGTCAAATATTTCGGTAAAGGAACTTTCACCAGACGAAGATTTTAAATACGAATTTACAGTTCAACACGCTGATAATCACACGAGTCACGATGCGCATATACATTTTGTAGAGCTGTATGATTACAACTATAATTTCATAAAGCGAGTTACAAATAACGATATTGAATTCCATAAACCCCCTGATCATGTCGGTAATGCAAATGATTATTTAGGGGCATGGAAACAAGGTAGTGCGCCTAAGGATACTAAACTATTTACCATTAAATCTACCAAATCTGTTGGTAGACTACACATTATGTATGGAAGACCCTGTTATGTTCCAGGTTGGATAATAAAAGAAAATGGGGAGAATATATGGGAGGATAAAGAAAATGGTGGTCCAGACTTAGAACCTAAACATCTCATATATTCATACGATATTAAGAAAGAAACACCACGTGAATTCTTTAAAATTGGAAACGCACCCTTAATTCCCGTTGGTTCATCTGTTAAGTGTAAGGCAAACGATATTGGGAACAACAATAATATTAATGTTTGGAGACTTGTAACTCCGAATCAACTTAATTGGTATCCAAATCCGACAATTGCCACGTCTTGGAATCCTAAATATGATGAAGATGTTAAAATGATAGAAGATTGTGAAGGGTACACAAGAGGTCCAGATATGGAGAATAAACTACCAACAGGACATTTTGAAGAAGGTGTTGATTATACAATAAAAGGTGGTAGAATGGATCCGGGTAAATATTGTTCAAATGACAATACCAAAGACATGATATGTGATAGGGACGTAGCAAGCTATTGGGAGAAGTTTCAATTTATATATCAAGGAGATGACAAATATGCGATAAAAAGTATGCGTACCGATAAACATTGTAAAGATAATAGGGACAATGTTATTAAATGCGACACAGATCATATTGCGGGACATGAGAAGTTTTTAATTGAAAAACACGGTGATAAATATTCAATAAAAGGTGGTTGGGGTGATAAATATTGTTCGGATCAGAGTGTTGGTTTGGTATGTAATACAGATCACTTACAAGGTTGGGAGAAATTTACAATTACAAAAGCTTAAATAAATAAACCAAATCATTTACTTTAAAAATATTAAAATATACATTTTTAAAATAGATATCATTTAGACATACTTTCTATATAACCACAAAACATAACGTAAAGTATATCAGTCAATATAAATTATTTTTTTAAGCAAAAGATTTGGTACTTCCCTCTTCCTTTCGTTTCTCCCTACACGCGTCGTTCTTTTCTTTCTTAGCCTCAGCCTTACTGGGATTGGCTTTTGCCTTATTCGCCTGCTTAATTTTTTTCTTTTCTGAATCAGTGAGTTTATCTTTCGTTGTTTTGTCAATCGCCATCTTTTATAAGATACATTTATTTTAAAAATCTAATATTCTTAGTATAATTTTCATAAGTATTATTGATTACAATGAAAATGATAACTCCAGGATAAACATTTTTATTATTCATTTTATTTATGAAAATATTTAGTCTTTTTTATTGAAAATTATTTTCTTAGCTATATATTGAGATAAGATAGTGAAAAATACCCTCTAAAACCTAATTTTATGGTCAAAATAGGCAAAAAATAGGCAAAAATGGTCCATTTTTAGCCCTAAAAAGACAAACCTAACCAATTTCAGACCAATTTTTTGGTACTACGTACCTGGCGCATAGCGCCAGTCTTGATTTATCAAGACAAAAAATTGGTCTGAAATTGGTTAGGTTTGTCTTTTTAGGGCTAAAAATGGCCTATTTTTGGTAAATATTTAGGGTTTAGATGACATTTTTCGTTTTTTCTCTCAATATATAGC